ATCAAGGATGGTATTGAAGTTTGTCGGTTTGAAAATAAGGCTACAGCTTCAAAAGAGTTAGGGATATGTCAGTCAAACATATCTTCCGTCTTAGCGGGCAGAAGAAAGTCTGCTGGCGGTTATGTCTTCAAATATATTTCCGAATCTAATGATCCTCAAACCGGAGGTCCAACATATGTCTCAAGCTCAGCCCAGCACAGTGACGAAGAAGGCCGCACTCCAGAAAGCGATCAAGGATGATGTGCCGGCGGACGTGATGCAGCAGTGCCTCAATACGGCTTTGTACGAGCTGACGCGACAGCATCCGTTTGTAGGGTCTACGCTTCAGATCATGAATATTATGTACTCGTACATGGTGCCGACTGCCGGTGTGACGTTCAATGCAGACATGAAACGCTATGAGATGTACATCAACCCGTCGTTCTTTTGTCGGTCCCTAAGCGACAAACAGCGCGTCGCCGTCTTGATCCACGAGATGTATCACATCCTCAACAAGCACCTCATCCGTGTTCCGTTCATGTCCGTGTCAGATCACAAGCGCATGCTACTCAACTTTGCAGGCGATCTTTCGATCAATCAGACAATCCAGAACCTTCCGCGCGGCTGCAGCCAATGCCCTCCTGTCGAACTTCAGAAACAAGGTGAAGCCTGCGAGAACCCTCAGTGCCCCGGCATGTGCCTCGACGTGTCCGACTACTACGACACGAGCGAGAGCACCGGCAAGAAAACGCCGTGGCCCAAGAACAAGCCCATGGAGTACTACTTCGAGAAGCTCATGGAACACTACGACGAGCCCGAGGAAGATCCAGACAACAAGAGCATCCTCGTGTCCGTCGCGACCACCGACAACCTCGACGTCGTGCCCAGTGGATCAAAGCGCGGCAAGACCCTGACGTTCAACGCAGACGGCGAGCAGACCATCGACGGCAGGACCTTAGGTGTCGGCCAGAACATCCTCGTCAAGGATCAGACCGATCTCAAGGACAACGGCATATACGTCGTGTCAGATCCGGGGTCGCAGACCTCGCCGGTCGTGTTGACTCGTCTCGAGGCCCACGACGGCCACGACGACGCCGGCATCGTGAAGCGCGGCGACGGTGCGGTCCCCCGCTACGGCACCGCGAACAAGGGCAAGGCCTGGGCCATCCAGGGCGAGGCCGGCAAGAAGCTCGACGTCGACGTCGACGACATGGAGTGGGTGCCCGCAAAAGGCAAGAGCAGCGGCAAGGGCAAGGGGCTCCCACGCCAGTTCGACGTGCACGACTGGCACGCCAACGCCGAGGAGAGCGAGATCCTAGACGCGACCGAGGAGCTGGTCAAGCGGGCCATGGTGAAGCAAGGCCTAAGCTACGACGATCTCCCCGGCTCGGTCAAAGAGCTTCTAGACTCGATCAAGACGAGGCGCGCCGAGCTCAACTACCGCGCGCTGATACTGTCCGCCATCAAGCGGTCGGCCTCCGGCCACGATCGCGCCCACACGTGGTCCAGAAGATCCCGCAGGTACGGCAATATGTCGCCGGGCACCCGCGAAGGCGAGCTCCCTAAGCTGAGCCTCTTCCTCGACACGTCGGGCTCGATCTCGATCGAGGAGCTGAACGTCTTCCTAGACATCGTCGACCAGTTCCTGAAGGTCGGCTCCAGGAAGTGCGAGATCAACCTCTTCAGCGACGTCAACTACCACACGGCAAAGTACAAGCTCGGAGACCGGTCTACGCAGGAGCAGATCAAGAAAGCCGTGAGCATGGGCGGCACGCACCTCGGCTCGTCACTCAAGCGCATACTCGAGACAAGCCCGGACCTCTCGCTGATAATAACGGACGGCTGCTACTCCGACGTCGATATCGAAGCCTCGATGAGGCCCGGTCAGAAGTTCCCACAGACCCTGTGGATCATATCCGAAGGCGGGCACGCCGACCACCCGCTCGCGAGGATCGGTAGCACCATCAAGATCCCTAAGAAAGGCTTAACATGACCAGACTAAAAGAGAAGATCAAGCTCGTTGTGTACAAGATATGCCAGATCCTTTACAGAACGTTTCCGTGAGGTGAGACGTGATTCTCAAGATAAGAAAATGGCCAGACCCTATGCTACGAACGCGCTGCCTAGCGGTGTCGGTGTTCGACGACGACCTCGAGCGGCTCGCTCGGGACATGATCGAGACGATGCGGGCCGAGGGCGGCATCGGCCTTTCGGCCAACCAGGTCGGCGACTCCAGGAGGGTGGCGGTCACCGAGGTCCCTAGGCTACTCGGCGACATGTCGGAGCCCTACCACAACATCCCGATCGTGCTCGTCAACCCGATCCTGCTGGAGGCAGAGGTCGACGTCATGTCCCGCGAGGGGTGCCTGTCGCTGCCGGACGTCATCGACGTCGTCAAGCGCTTCGACCAGGTCACGGTGCGATACCAGAACCTGTCCGGCGAGCACAAAGAGATCAGAGCCACAGGGCTGATGGCCGCGTGCCTCCAGCACGAGATCGACCACCTCGACGGCAAGACCCTGGTCGAGAAGGCCTCAAGGATCAAGAAAGACATGATAATGAGAAGACTCAAGAAGACGAGAAACGCATGAACGAGATCCGCAGCCTCGGGTCCTACAGGACCGTGCTACTCGCAGCATCCACGCTCATCCAGCTCAAGATCGTGTCTCGCCAGACGATGTACGACCTTCAGACAAGGATGATCGATTCCTTCTCTCCGACAGAGGTAAGCTGATGATCAGCGAGGACGTGCTCATCGGTGCGTCTAGGGTTCTCTTCAAGCTCAAGATCGCCGACGCAAACCTCATACGTAGGCTTCAGATCAGGCAGATTAAACTCTTGATACAAGAGATAAAAAGCATACAGACCATCTAGAGCACACTCTTGGGGTAAAATATTATAGCACCGATCTTGCCCGAGGGATAAAATGAGCGATCTAGACGAAAGAATATGGGACTTGGTAGAGGAACTCGTTAAGTCTAAGTGCGTCCGCTGCGGTACCGAAGTTTCCGGCGGATCTAAGGGCTCGCGCTGCAAGTCGTGCATGGACAAGCTCACAAGACTGCGCCACACTGCTGGTACAAAAGAGCGTGCCTGGCGTAAGGCCGACGACGCCACCCGACGCCAGAAGGGCAAGAACGGCACCGCACCTGGGACCTCCAAAGGAAACGGAGACTGGAGCGACATATCCGATCGCCACCAGAGGGCCGAGAAGAAGAACGGACAGAAACTTTCGCCGGACCGCAAGGACAACTCAGAGGGCTACAGCTGCAAGAACACTAGAGCCATTCCTGAGCACCTAAACAGAGGCCGCCACAACGCCGACGAGAAGAAGATCAAGGAATGGAAGAAGCGCCTGAAGAAGGCCGAGATCACCGAAGACGAGCTCGCAGCTCTGCTGTATGTAAGGTTTGAAGAAAACTCAAGCAACGGAGATTAACATGGAGTACGCAGGAGTCGCTTCTCTGATAGTGCTGACTATGTGCATCGGTGTTTCGGCCTACGTCGCCGGATATCTTATCGCAAGCATACGCGCCAGGAAGCAGATCGCCAAGATGTACGACGTCGCCATGAAGGAGATCGAGAAGACCCACCGCACGTACCTCGAGTACATCGCAGGCTCCGCAAAAGACTTCACCGTAGCGGGCTCGTCTGCCAAGAAGCATAAACGCTCCAACCTTAAGATCATCCGATCCGATAAAGATCAAGAAACTCCTCCAAAATAATCGAGGGACACATCGTGAAGTACGACAACAAAGCCATGCTCGGCATGGCCACCGAGTTCCTATTCTCCAAGAAGTACGGTATATGGATCCGCAAGATCGCCACCAAGGAAGCGAGATGTTTCTCGATCTTCAACGAGCGCGACGAAGTTCTCTATCCTGACCTTGAGTTCTGCACGATGCCTAGTGTCGTGTACCGAAACGAAGATTTCAAACGAAGCACGAGGATGACGCTCGATCAAGCGTTTCAGGTCGCGCATCTCTACGTCGAAAAGATCAACAGCAAAGGAGAGTGATATGTCACCGTTGCACGCTCAGCTTATTCTTCTGGACCGTCGGCGCGAAGAGATCAAGCGATTCTTCGACGACTACAAGACCGCTGTCGAGGCTTTGGTCAAGGAGTACGGCGTCAACCACGCTTTTCAGGACGATCAGGGCATCGTCTACCAGCTCGTCGAGCTAGATGGCAAGTGGGTGAACTTCGAGCGCTACGGCGTGGAGCGCACCAAGCGCCCAGGTGAGGCTCGCGGGTCGCTGTCGGTCAAGAAGGCCAAGGAGCTTGGCTTCAGCGTGCCGGAGTGAATCATGGAAATTAAAAAGATTCTATCTACTTGGAGTCAGATGGACTGCGTTAAGTTTGCGGTATGGTGCGCTAAGAGGGTACAGCATATAAACACTGACCCTAGGGTCGCAGCAGCTATACAAGCAGCAGAGAAGTGGATACTAGATCCTAGCGAGGCTGCTTATGCTGCTAATGCTGCTAATGCTGCTAATGCTGCTTATGCTGCTTATGCTGATGCTTATGCTGCTGCTGCTGCTTATGCTGCTGCTGATGCTGCTGCTGATGCTGCTGATGATGCTGCTGCTGATGATGCTGTTGCTGATGCTGCTTATGCTGCTTATGCTTATGCTGATGCTGCTGCTGCTGCTTATGCTGCTTATGCTGCAAAATATGACCTCACACCTTACGATCTACTCAACATCTATCTCAGCGAGATGATCATCGACGCGACTGTTAGTGTGTAAACGACACCGCGAACCCTAGATAAGGCAAGACCATGAATCCCAACTTATCAGAGATCTGTTGGATAGTCAACAAGCGAAACATCTGGGCCTCCAGAAGAGGAAAGATACGCAGCAAGATCTACTATTACGAGACCTTAAAGGGGTGGAGCCCCTGGTCAAGCAGGATCAGACTCCTCAAGGAGCAGTTTCGCGCCGTCAACTCCGAGAAGGAAGCGCTCAATGTCTACACCAAAAGACTGAGACAGCTCCTAAAGCTAGAGAACGCCCGCCTGATCAGCGACAAGAATGCAGGCTACGACTTGATAGTGGTGGCCCTCAAAGACAGGCACTTTCTGATGATCAACAAACATGACATCACTCTGATGGCCGAGACGCACGAGGCCGATATCGCGATCCAAGCGCTGATAAGCGGCGATATCACTGCCTGACTCTCGGTCAATCCCGATCCTATTCGATGATGCAGCCTATACGTCATAATGACCAATATAGTGATCATAAGCGTGCATTTTGTCCATCGCAATGGACAAAATAGCGATCGTGTCACTTTCACCCGATCCACGGAGGAGCCATGGTTGCCTTGTTCGCCGACGAGACATACGACAGTCTAGACCCAATATCGCAGATGGTCGAGCCGTTCCAGTGCCCGGTGTTAGACGAGCTCTCTAAACTCGACCAGTCGTTCGTCCTGACCAGAGACCAGGTAAGACCCTTCATGACCAAGATGTGTAAATCCGGCTCATTCTACTTAGGCCTAGACAAGCTGATAGCACACGTGATGTACGGTCGAAACGAGATCTTCGAGGAAGATAGTACGACAATTTGCTCTGCCTACAGGTCCATGTTCAACAGATCCCTGAAGGTCGATCTCAGCGACGGATGCTTCTCGTACAACACGAACAAAGGCGCAGTGGTCAAAGAGTCCGACATCTTGATCTCCAAGCTCGACACAAGCGAGTCCAAGATCATCGACTACGTCTTAGAAAAAGCGTGCGATAACATATACACACCGTCTGAGCTGGACACAGAAGATATTCAGCGATTATCAGACCTTGCAGATCTCCTGGACGTACCGTGCGAGCGACGCCGCAAGGGCCAAAAGTACTGGCGAGATCTTATCTGTGGGGCCCTAGAGACCAAGATCAGGTCGAACCAGTGGCGCATCCGATCCTCGGAAGCGATGTTCGACGTGGCGAGCCTGGTGTCGCAGGTCGCGTCCGGCAGCGGGTCGAACTACCATCTCGCCAAGATAAATCTCATACACATCAAAGCCATAGCCAGAAGCAACAAACCCATATACAAGATATCGAGGTTGTGACATGGTATCGTCTATGATCGAGGCAATCAGGTACGTAGAGAGCCAAACGCTCGAGCAGGAAAATATCGCGACCATCATCTTCCACGAATACTTCGGCGATCTGCGCTTGTCTCACTCTTACACGCCGTGGCTCAAAGAGTTCAGCGAGGTCGACGACGGGTCCCTCTACGTGAAGGTGATCTACGATCATTTCGCCTCCAACTCCGAGGTCAAGACATCTATGTACGATCTGGTCAAGTTCTTCGTGGAGCTGGCCGGAGATCGCATCCTCATGAGATGGATGGACCTCAAGAGAAGCTCAAGCAAGACAAAGAAGGTCAAGGAACAGAAACAGGCGTTCAAGAACCTCCTGAGACGCGATAACGTGTTCAGGATCGCGACATCGGACGAGAGGCTCTCCGAGCTCATACTGCGCGCCGGTCTGATCGATCCTGACAAGCTCAACGAAGAGACCATAAACGTAGTCTTCGGCAAGATCGCCGCCTTCGAGGCGAAGAAGACATGACCAGGTGCCTCTACTGCGACCGGGTCGAGTCGTCGAGATGGTACAAGAACAAGACCCAGTGCGCCGGATGCAACAAGAAAGAGTGGTACGCCAAGAACAAAGAAAAAGCCAAGCAAAGCTCTGCGGAGTGGCATGCAAAAAACAGCGACAGGGTCGCAGAGACCAAGGCGAGATGGTTCCAGAGAAACAAGCAGGACCTCTACGAGAAGCGGCGCCAGAAGCTCGAGTCGGACCTAAGCTTCAAGATCTCCTGCAACCTCAGGAGCAGGCTCGCCAACGCGATCAGAAACCGATCCAAAGACGGATCTGCCGTAGCCGATCTTGGGTGCTCGATCGAGGAGCTCAGGTCTCATCTAGAGAAACTGTGGGAACCAGGCATGTCCTGGGAGAACTACGGCAAAGGCAAAGACAGATGGAACATAGACCACGCCGTGCCGCTGTGCAGCTTCGATCTCTCGGTGCATGAGCAGCTCAGGCAAGCGTGTCACTACACGAACCTTCGACCGTTGTGGGAAAAAGACAACCTCTTAAAGGTGAAGCATGACAAAGATAAAAAGAACTCTAACTGACGAAGACATCAAGAAGTACATGCCGATGGTCGACTCGTACATACGAAAGTCGGTGCTCAAAAACTGGAACGAGGCCTCGCTCTCACCCCACAAGCAGGACGTGGCCCTCGGCAACACCGGTATGAGCATACGCGACATCCGCCAGTACCTCCTCATGGAGGTCTGCGTCGCGCTCAGCAACTACAACCCAGACTACCGCACCGAGGACGGTCGCTCGGTGAAAGAGTCCACCTTCATATTCACGCACATCTACAACCGCGGCGGTCAGATCTTAAAGAAACTCACGAAGCGCCGCTACGGGTACGGCGTCTGGACCTCCCAGATCGAGCAAGCCGTAGGCGACCTAAGCGATGAATAAAGCTTGCGCAGTGTGCGGCCTTAGCTTTATCGCAAAGCAGTCTAACTACAAGACATGCTCAGAGCTGTGTAGGATGCAGCGCTATAAGCAGAGTATGCGTAGTTTTTACGAAAACATAAAGAAGGGAGGAAGACTGTGAAGGTCATAGTGCTCTTTATAGCGATAAATCTGCCCAAGAGACCCGACGACGAGGCCAAGTATCGTGTCGCGGTGGTCGATCTCAAGACGCTTAAGAAATCGCTGATACTCAGCAACGACCACGCGATGAGAGGTGTGGACGTAGGCGACTGCCTGATCCTCGTGCCGAAAGACGGCAACGACAGGATGAAGATCGTGGGTCGATGCAACTAGACGAGGTTAGAGATGCTGCTGAGAAAGAAGACCGCAGAGGCAAAAGCATGGCACAGACTGATGTGCATGTCGCTCGGAATCGCTCCTGCAGAGGTCGTGGTCGTCGACCGCTGGCCGAGCTGGTGCAAGCGAAGCCTCGACACGACCGGGGTAATATTCTTCGACAAGGAGCTGATCGTTGTAAAACTGGGTCCCCATACGACGGATCGCGAGCTTGTAAAGACAGTCGCGCACGAGACGTACCACCTCTACCAGGTCCGCAGCGGGGCCATACGCCGCACCAGCTCCGGGTGGACCTACAAGAACAAGAAGCTGAGCAGCATAAACAAGATGCCCTGGAGCCGAAGGCCGCACGAGAGAGCGGCCATAAGATACTCAAACAAGATCGCAGACTCACTTGATGGAGCACAGCATGACAAGCGAATCCCTGGTGTCAAAGGTGAACCTGATCGCGAACCGACTGAACCACAAGCTCTACGTGCAGCCGTCGGAGGACAACGGGGCCAACGTCTTTCACAGTGAGTACGGCTACGTGCTCACGCTGTACGCCGAAGACGCAGGAAACGAGCTCTCGTACATCCGAGAGGCGCTGACCTTCATAAGCGAGAAACACGGCAACAACGCCATCTAACAGAGGCAAACATGACACTCAGAGACATCGGCAAGGTCCAGGAAATGCTCAGCGAGATCATCCCGGCGATCAAGGACCACATCGAGCGAGACGACATCGACAGCATGATGCTGATAATCAACGGCAAGAACGACAGCGGTATACATCAGTACAAGTTCATCCCTGCGGGCACCAACTACCTCGAGTGGATCGGCATACTCGAGTTCCTGAAGCAGGAGATGATGATGCGGGCCGACGACGAACTATACGAGTGAGGATAAAGCGATGTCTGACTCTGAGAGCAAGATCAACATCCCGTACTCGCCGGGCTACACCTGGTACCTGGACGAGCTGGACCGCGACACCGGCCACGGCAGCTCCCCCATGGACCAGTACTTCTCCAAGTACTGGAAAGAAGGCGACGCCGAGGTCTGCAAGCACGAGTGGGTGAACGTCTCCTTCAACTTTGTTAAAGAAGCCTGCAAGCACTGCGGGATCGACAGGAAGGAGTGAGCGATGAAGATCTACGGCAACATCCATGAAGCGTACCTAGGCACCATAGAAGACGTGCTCGAGAACCCAGACTTCGTGTGTGCCCCGCGCGGGCAGAAGATCCTCGAGAAGACCGACTACACGTTCAGGGTCACGTCTCCTGTCTCAGAGCCCGTCGTCACCAGAGACCCAGAGCGCAACCGAGTGATCGCCGAGTACACGGCAAAAGAGATGGATCTGTACGATTCCTGCTCTAACTCGGTCGAGGACTTCGCCAAGGCTTCTAAGTTCTGGGAGAAGATCGCTAACCCAGACGGGACGATCAACTCTGCTTACGGGTACCTGATCTGGAAGAACGCCAGTCAAGGCAACGCACTCTACGAGTTCGGCGATCCGTATGACGGGAAGTTTCCGCTGTTCAGCGAAGCGCACCGTACTCCCTGGGAATGGGCCAAGCAGGCCCTCATCGCCGACAAAGACACGCGGCAAGCCGTTATGGCATTCGCTCTACCTGAGCACCGCTGGGTGGGCAACAAGGACCAGGTCTGCACGCTCCACGGCAACTGGCTTATTCGCGAAGATCGCCTGAGTTTATCGATAGTTATGAGGAGTAACGATTTGTCCAAGGGGTTGGTGTATGACCTGTCGTGGTTCGTCGGCCTGATGGATCGACTGGTTCAAGAGCTCAAACCAACGTACCCTAACTTAACCAAAGGCACCTACACCCACACTGCGCACTCCATGCACATCTACGAGCGCGATCTTCCTCAGATGAAGAAGATGCTTGGCATTTAGGTCTAATGATCTGATATAATATCATTAGATCTCATGGAGAAAATCTAATGATATTATATGAAAAGACAGTAGAAGTAAAAGGATATGATGTCAAGGAAGCTAGAGCTTATGACAAGATATGTGTTAAATGCGATGAATGCGACAAAGAATACGAAAAGATAAGTCGCGATCTTCCTGCCTGGAACGGAAGATGCGCGTCGTGTATAGGTAAGATTCGCGGCAAGATGATGGGCGATAAGTTCGGTAAGACCCAGAAGGTAAAGGGCAAATGCGCCTCATGCGGAGATCCGGTAAGAACTTCATTAAAATACTGCAGCAAAGATTCGTGCCAGATCCTCAAGGCTGAGCGTATGTCAGCTAGATCTAGAGGCTCTTCTAATCCTGCTTGGACCGGTAAGCATGTATGCGAATGCGGCAAAAAGAAATCACATGGCGCAAAGATGTGCAGATCATGCTCCTTTAGTTCAGGCCTACGTAGCAGTGTCAAAAACGGCAGGTTCATAAGCAACGATAGGGATTTTTATTTAGAATGCGTCAAGGCTAGAAAGATGCTCTCTGGCATTATGGCCAATGTATGTAAGTCAGGCGGCATCACTAAGAATAAAAATAAAACCACAGAGATGCTCGGATACTCTTGGAAAGAGTTTAAAGAGCACATAGAGGCCCAGTTCAATGAAGACATGTCTTGGAGCAACTATGGACGTGAAGGTTGGTCGATAGACCATATCCTGCCTGTTGACTGGTTTATAAAAAACAAAGTATTTGATGTAAAAATAGTGAACAGTCTTAGAAACTTACGCCCTTTGAATCATAAAGTCAACATGCGTAAAAGCAATCAAATTGAGATTGAAGATCCTTGGCTGCTGTACGAAGAGCTTAAAAGCGCGATCTTCCTCAGATGAAGAAGATGCTTGGTTGGCCTTGAGCAAAGTTAAATAAAGCGAGTATAACCATCCTTTAGGTGCTTTTACTAAAGGATGGAGAAGTCATGAAGAAATTAAGATTGTTTGTAATGCTTGTGGCCAGTCTTGTGGCTTCTTCGGCGCTTGCCGATAAGCACAAGGGACCGACGTACCTCAAGGTGCCTAGCGGAGAAAGAACCGTAGCCGTCATCGGTGCGATAGGCGGCAACGCTATAGATCTGGCTCACAAGATCGAGCGTCTTTCGGCAAAGTCTAAGGACCCGATCTACGTGATCATCAACTCGCCCGGTGGATCCGTCTTCGCGGGATATCAGCTGACTCAAGCGCTTGATATCGCAAGAGCAAGAGACGTTCCGGTGATCTGCGCCGTAGGCACGATGGCGGCTTCCATGGCCTTCCAGCTTCTGCCGCACTGCACCGAGCGGTACGCCATGCCGAACTCGCTGCTTCTGTTTCACCCGTCGAGGGTGTTCGTGATGCAGGCAGTTATCACCGCAGACATGGCAGAGATCCTGGCCAGAGAGATGCGCAAGATCGACCGCAGAGGACTGGACGAGATCTCTGTGATGATCGCAGGAAGAAGGTTCGATGCCCTAAGCGAAAACGGAAAGAAGTGGTTTAAGCTCCATTTCGACCAGGAGACCATGTGGATCGCCTCCGATCTCGTTTCCGAAACGAACGATGGGTGGCTCAAGATCGTCGACGTGATCGATGCACCAGACGGGATCTTCAGCGAAGAAGTCAGCAGACAGAGCATCAAGGCAAGCAAAGAGAAGCAGGCAGAGCTGGATCTTAAGGAAAGACCCGACAAAGCTGACTACATCATAATCAACTGACAAGAGGCTGCACGTGGGCACAGACGTACATTTCTTCCTGGAGAAACGCACGAACAAAGGTCCATGGCAGCTCGAGGACGGCAAGAAAAGCCCAGAAAGCGATCACTACGGCTCGGTCATCTCCCTCGAAGGAAGATCTTACGTCTTCTTCGGTCTCCTTTCCGGCGTAAGATCCTACCACAGCCCCATATATCCAGCAAGAGGCATACCTGAAGGCACGTGCGAGTTCGTGAGCGAGCTGTGGGCCGACTCCCACGAGTGCGGCTTCCACAGCTCGTCGTGGCTGACGCCTAAGGAGCTTAAGCGCGTGCTCGACCGATACTTCAAGATCGTCAAAAAAGATCCCGAGTGGTCTGACACCGTACCGCTTGACATCGGCCCCTTCGACCAACCCTGGAGGATCGACTACTCGGCCATCGACTACGTCAACAAGCTCATCGACTGGGAGAAGGCAGAGAACCTTCTTCTGGGCTGCAGCAACAAGACCGAGTTCAGGTTCGTGTTCTGGTTCGACTCCTAGATCCACCACATCTCCGTATCAAGACATCAACGTTTTGTATATAACGTTAGACCAATCGCAAACGATCAAGAGGTCAAGATGAACGACTCGTCAGAACGCACTTTTGTACCTCAGGTAGAGAGCATGGACCTACGAGGTCTGTACGACAAGACCTTCATCGTCGCCGTGTCTACCGGTGCCAGGGACGACGGCAGGCTGTTGGCCAAGACCATACACGGCCCATACGACTTCGACGAGATGATCGGCGAAGTCAGCAGGATGTGGATAGAGGACCAGAACAACGCGAAGGTCTACGTCCTAGACAAGAACCCCAAGAACAAGCCGAAGTGGCTAGACAGCAACACGATCGACTACATACAGATCCGCTGCGCTGACATCGTGATGGACCGTATCCTCTCTAAAGAGCAGGAGTACACATGCGAGGCGGGTCTACTTGATCAAGAGAAGGAGTGGACATGAACCGAGAGTACGTAGAGGGCATCCCGTGCAAAGGCGGACAAGACGACGGAGACTCGCTTCTGTGGGGTGCGCTGATGTACGCCTCAGGCGAAGACGTCTCTAGCGGCATCTTGGGCTGCGAGGGCAAGGACGGTGCTTTCTTCAGGTCTCCGCTCAAGCGAGAGCAGGCCGACAAAGGCATGCGCCATATCAACTCGTTCAGCCGAGACATGGCCACCGGCCTCAGCCTTGCGGCAGTAAAAGCGAACACGACCCAGTTCGGCTCCAGCGTTCTTGGCGCTTACCATCGCTGGGTCCAGCACACGCTCGACAACGGCTGCAAAGCCTGCAACGACGACACGGACGGTCGCTGCGTCATGACGCCCGGCGTCTACTGGATGGCCATCGAGGCAGGCGTGCGGATCGTGCCGCTCGTCTACAGACTCACCAAGTTCCTACACGTCCCGTACGTGTACGTCTCTGCGAGATTCAACCCGCTGGGATACACGCTTCACCTGGTGGGTGTGACGCTCTTGTCGCTTGTGATCGCTAGAAGAGGCCGGTCGAAGATCTCGTGGCTCGCAAAGAAAGCAGCCAAGAAGCTCACTTCTCGTCAGCCCGAGAACGCCTTCTTTGCATGGCTTGCCGGAGACGACGCGAGGGCCTCTGCGCTACTTGCCATCGTAAAAGGCCACATCGCCGTCAGCGGTCAGGGCAGCATGCGGCAGTGGGCGTGGGAGCGCGAGGACGCAGAGCATGCATGGAAAGACTCGTGCGGCCACGACGTGGCTTTCATGGAAAACCTTCTCAAGAGCGATCTATGAGACCTACAGGAATGTTCAAGCACGTCAACAACAAAGACGTCGCGCTGAAGGTCTTGAAGTGCTTCTACGCGAAAGAGAAGCGACTCCTGAAGATGAAGGTGGAGTGGTGGAACATCGGCGAACGCCACAGACCATGGCCGATGGACATCACTCAGAGCGTGAGAATCCCGGTAGACGACTGGATCGCTTACTGGAAACCCTACGAGTACAAGGAGCCGAGCGATGATGGTGCCGGCGATAAAGTGCCTGAAGTGTAACGACATAGTGTGGTCTCGGCATCGCCACGACTGTCGCTGGTGCAAGTGTAAGTCGTGCTTCATCGACGGCGGGGGAGACTACGCGAGATACGGCGTCTCTGGCAGCGAGTACGAGATGCTTGATATAGAGGTCGAAAATGGCAACATGGATAATGGAAGATGAGGAAGAAGATCTTGAGGCTCTGGAGCTCTTCAAGGAAGCTCGCCGACAGATCGACGACGATGTCCCGCGAGGAGACCGCCAGGAGTGGCTTCTGTCTAGGATACAGTCGGACACTAGGCAGGCCCAAAGATGGTTCGTCGCGCACATGATCATGTTCGAGCTTGAACGTAATCTGGACTACGGAGATCAACAGTGAGAATCGTAATGGCACTCATGCTCATCGCCGGATCGGCACGCGCCGAGAACTTCAAGGAACCCGCCTGTCTCGCCAAGGCGGTAGACTTCTGGTACGACGTCTACACGAAGTACGACGAGGACAAGGGCATCGTCTTCGAGAAAGAGACGCTCGAGATCATGGAGATCGTGGATCTTCCAGATGACGACAAGAAGAGGACAGAACTCGTTAAGGCCATAAAGGCAAAGTACGAGAAAAAAGGCGTCAAGATCCGCGTCCAGAAGGGCGTGAAATCGATGTTCGAGGAAGGGATCACGCGCTACAAGACCCACAAGAAGATGGTCGTCAAGAACATAAAGGCCAAAGGCATCCCGCTCGAGATCAAGGTCTTGCCGCACGTCGAGTCCGGATACAATCCCAAGGCACGGTCCAAGGTCGGTGCAGTGGGCATGTGGCAGGTCATGCCCGGTACCGCAAAGATGTACGGCTTTGACCCCAAGAAGCTCAAAGATCCCGAGTACAACACCAAGGTCGGCATCCACGTCCTCGTAGAGAAATACAGAGTGCTGAAGTCTTGGCCGCTTGCCATAACGGCATACAACCACGGCCTAAGGGGCGTGCAGCGAGCGGTAGAGGAGACGGGCAGCCGCGACATATGTACCATCATAGAGCAGTATGACGGCCCACGGTTCGGCGTCGCCAGCAGAAACTTCTACGCCAACTTTCTCACCGTGCTCAAGATCCTAAGAGAACGAGGACTCATCGATGAGCGAAAGAACAAAGCTAAATAGACTGCCTGTTCTAGACCACGGCTACGTGTCGCTGATGTCGTGCTCGCCGTCCTACAGCGACCATCTAGAGATAAGATCCTCGATGTTCAGGAACAGGCTCACGTCGCAGGCCATAGACATGATATACGTCCACCTACAGGTAAAGTGCCCGTACTTCATCCTTATCCCGATGGTGTCGTCCGGCATACGGTGCACGTCGTCCGTGAGCCAGGCCAGCGACGCTTTCTGCCCCACCGTGGACATGATCGCGTCAGGGTCTACTGCTAACGATCGCGACATCTCGGAGTCGATGAAGATGACGGTCGAGTCGCTGATGCTTAATCAGAAATCTTACGTACACGACGGCTGCAACGCTTTTGTGGCGTCCGTCACTACGCCTGTTTCCGCTTACTGGGAAGGCGTGATGTACGCGAGCATGGGCGAGTGGTCCAGGTTCATGTTTGCCAAGGACCTTCATCCGATAGTCAAGCAATATCAAAGAGCCGTGCACGACGCGGTCTCGATAGAATACAAGAATCTTGAAGACATAAAGAGGTTCATACAGAGATGAGAAGAAAGAAGGAAGAACCGAAGAAAGACGAAGTCGAGTCTACGTACTACGAAGACATATCGTACGTGTGCCCTAAGCGAGGCAAAGTAACAGAGCGCGTCAAGGTCAAGAGACTCAAGACACAGAAAGCGCCTGATAAAACTTCAGCTTACGAACTAGAGATCTTAAAGACGGAATCATCAGATGAACTATCTTGAGGAGATGTTCGAGAGGTACGGGATAGACTGGGTCGACATCCAGTTCCTCAACGCTAGGGATTTTGACTTCGTGCGACGGTGCGTGATGTTCGGCATCCCAAACACAAACACCACGGGCTTCAGCAAAGGCGACTACGTCGTAAGAAGACTGAAGCAATCTAACTCTATAGAAAAGAACGCCTTAGGCATAAACGTGCGCTACAAGGTCGAGTCGGTCATGTTCAACATGATACTCGCCAGACGGGTGAGGGGGCGCAACAAGTACGGGGTCCTAAGGTCTATAAACTCGCTATCGTACATCGCCATAGAGATGGACCAGCATTATCTGGATTCTCTGATAATCGGCAGGGAATTCTTCGACGAGTATCCTGCGCAAAGAAAACCCAAGGAAAAGAAATGAAGCCTTCTAAGATAGAGACCTACATGATGATGGCCGAAGCTGCCTCTCAGAGATCACACGACTCAGAGACAAAGGTGGGATCCGTCCTGATCAAAGAATCGACGGGTGCAATACTTGCGACCGGCTGCAACGGCTTCGTACGAGGGGCAGACGACGACTCTCTTCCGAGCACTCGTCCAGACAAGTACGACTACATCGTTCACAGTGAGATGAACCTGATCGCCAACTGCGCCCGCCACGGCATCTCGATGGAGAACTGCTTCGTTGTGTGCACGATGACGCCGTGCAAGGTGTGCATGAGGCTTCTGTGGCAGAGCGGCGTGACGCGCGTAGTGGCTAAGACAAGGTACCGGGACTTCGACGACATACTCGCCATGAGGGACCTAAAGATCGATATCCGAAACGAGGGTCAATACATAGACCTCATATACAAGGTGAAGCATGATTGATACCATTATGATAGACATATGCGGCAGGATTCTGGTCATCGCCATGAACCCGGTGTACGTCTGCAGACCCGAGATATCGGACAGCAGATGCCACGCAAAGATCACGTGCGACACCGGAAGATCCAACTTCGACCGAGACAGCGGGACAATAAGCCCGTATATAGAGTCCATAGAGCTTGTGTGCAGTGAAAAAACACCGTCCGGTCAAGTTTCGTTCAGCCACGGCGGGGAGCTGTGGATGAGCCTCACGTGCAGGAGATGATCATATGTCCTTGTCTCTGATGTTTTTCAAAGGCTGGTTCGTCATACAGAGCGCGACCCCGTCTGCTGCGGGTATCGAGTATCTTCTGCTCGAGCCCAGAAGAAACGTATACGTGACCGTGTCTCTTCCGGGCGACAGGGCTCTCGGGCTCGTGAGCACAGGCGAGATCTACGGCGAGAACCAGCAGGTGAAGATCCAGGTCTGGGCAAGGTGCGATCAGAATCAGACCGAAACAAGAGTATTTATCTGCGACGCCGAACCAGACAAGCTCAGGGAGCTGCCGTGCAGACCCAACGAGGGAATTTGGATCAACGGCGTTCAGTACTGCTGAGGCTAACATGAAGACTTACAGACTCTCACCACGAATAGTGATCACGTACGCGCATTACCTTTTGACGCCTTCGATCGACATATGGCGACCCAGACACATAAAGTCCGCGTGCGGGTGCAAGATCTTCACCGCAGGCCCGTTCATGCTAGAGATCGTAAGCAAAAAATGCCTCCTTAACCAAGGAGAATAAGATGAGCACAGTGAACGTAGTGAACGTAGTGTTCGTAGGCTCGAACCCCAGCTCGTCTAGTCCAGACTCCTCTCCTTTCCACGTCTCAGTCAGATCAAGAAAAACGCTCGAAAGCTGGATCGAGAACTTAAACGCCAACTTCACGTTCATCAACGTCTGCGACGACAAGACCGAAGGAAACAAACCTTTGTCCGTAGCTCAGATAAGAGAGGCCAGAGACTCCCTTATCGCAAAGCTCGCGCAGCATCCAGACGCCAAGATGGTCTCGCTGGGCAAGACCGCAGCCAGAGCTTTAGCAGAAGCAGGCGTAAGCGTCTTTCTGGCACTTCCGCATCCCAGCGGGATGAACCGAAAGCTCAACGATCCTGATACTGTGCGCAACACCAAGGAATCACTGACGAAATATATAAACGAGGGTATAATATGATCACAGGCGCAACATGTACCTGCAAGTTCATGTATATACCGGGCTCTCCGTCTTTGCAGAGATGTCGGACCTGGTTGAGGCTGAAAAAGGGGATGGAGATCGACCGGCGTCCCCACCACAACATCCACAACGCCGAAAGGCAATAAAAGGAGCATCTATGACCCTGTCTACAGTAACCTCAGTCGTATCCGTCAAGTTCACGAAGAAGTCCGCCAACGACAAGTACCCAACCGTAACGCTCGCTCGTCTGACCGAGAAGTTCGGCAAGGTCTCAGTCAAGAACGGATACGTAACACTGTTCATCTCCAGCAAGAGCAACATCAACACGACCTACCAAGTCAAGTTCCGCCAGAACCGCACAGGATCAGGCCCTACGCTGATCGCCACCGAATGGCCGCAGGGTCTGCGTAAGCCGAGCGTAGGCCGATCGATCGAGTTCGTGGTAAAGAACGTGATCTAACGTAAAAGGAGTTTCGTCGTGAACATCTTCTTCACATCAAACGATCCGGTAGAATGTGCTAGAGCGCTGGACGACAAGCGCCTGGTAAAGATGCCGATCGAGTCCGTGCAGATGCTGTCGTCCGCGATCGCCCGCCACGGCGGAACTCCCGTGTATCGAGTCGCCTGGACCAAGCATCCTTGCACGCTCTGGTCCGGCGACTCCCTCGAGAACTTCGAGTGGCACCTCGAGCACCTAAAGGCGATGAACGATGAGTTTGTGCACAGGTACAAGAAAGATCACGCGTCGTTTCTTGCAGGCTACGCATCGCTTAAGGCTCAGGTGCACATACTCCCGAGCCTGGGACTTCAGCAGTTTCCCAACTGCTCGCTAAGAAAGGACATAAGCGATGTCATCGAAGCTTACCGACTCGGCTTCCACATCAAGTGGGCAAACGACAAGCGAGAGCCAAAGTGGACAAACCGTGGCCACCCAGCTTGGTTCTCTGCAGTCGTCGCTGCTGTATGAGTTCATGGAACTTCTCCGTGTACTCAAGCTTCAGGACATGCCTGACAATCACATAAACGGCTACGAGATCGCCTGCTTCAACGGCTACAGCGTAAAGGTCACGTGCTGCGGCATGCTGGAGCCTTCAGACAACGAAGACATCTGCTGCGGCGTGTTTGTCCTTAGATGGCAAGGATGTGGATCATGCGCGAAAAGATAATCAACAAGATAAACATGCTCAGCTCTGAGGCTTGGGCGATATCAGAGAAGATCGAGGTTCTGAAGGGCGAGATCTCAAGCTTCGAGACGAGACTCTCGCAGATCACGGGGGCTATTCAGGCTCTAGACGAGATCTTAAAAGAAGAGGGCGCAGAAGACGCCCTCCCGGTCGATTAGACCAGACGAAGAGCGATGTAGAGGTCGCCTATCACTGCAGCAGCAGGAGCGGTTCCGTCTGCTACGCAGACATCGAACAGAGCGCCGCCGGTTGCGCCAGCCTTGATGCGAACCAAGAAATCACCGACCTTGAGGGCGCCGAAGTCTACGGTCGTAGAGGTGCTGGTCGCTACAACGCAGAGAACGACTGCGTGCGAGCCGAAGGCAGAGACCATCTCGTTCTTGGCAACGCGGTTTGCGAGGGCAACTTCCAGGATTCTTTTTGTCTTAGAGGACATGAGTGACATAGTGTATCTCCATGATTCTTCAGGGCGCGGCATTATTACCGCGTCACTATATGCTTATATTATCATCTGCTACAGCTTCAAGACGTAGATCTCGTACAAGAATTTTGCAAACCCTGCCAACGCTGCAACCACGGCGGCAATCTTAGCAATGAGAATCATCATCGTTTTACGCTGCGTGTATGAACTTTCAAGCGGCTGCAATCTTTGATCTAATCTTAGACTGATGTTCTTGAGCTCGCTGATGCTCATCTCGTTTATGTCTGTGCGACGCATGTGCTCGACCAGGGAGTCGGTGTTCTTCTCTAGGATGCGGCCTATGCGTGCGATCTCTACGTTCATCTGACGGTCTGTGGCTATGTGCTCGTGAAAGTCCCTAGAGAACTGGCCAGTAGCCTCCTCTAGGCTAGAGACGCGACGGCTAGTGTCTTGAACGATGTCCTTGACAAACTCGATGTCTTTACTGATCAAATCGATCTTATCGTCGCGCATATAGGCCCTCTCACTCGGAGTCTACATCCATTATATCCTAATCGACGTCTATGTTCCAGTTGTTAGCGTTCATTATGAACGATGCCGGAACCGTGACGAAGTTGTTGTTGGCGTCTTCTACGATGACCTTGTGCACAGCGAAAATCTCAGCGTTTTTGGCTCTGAAGGTCCCCAGCATCTGAGAGAAGTCCGTGATCGAGACGACGACACGCTTGGCCGACGTGGTTGATTTGTAGATGATGTGGACCTTTGCCCAGTTACGCGGCTTAGACAGCGTAGGGTTTGACACAACCTGAGGCAGAGTCTTGATCTTGTCTATGGAGCTCTCGACCACTACGGCCTGGTTTACGGCAACCGGAGTGCTCGGGACCTCGACGACGTCGTTTCTGGTTCTCTGGGTCTTGGTCGCGTATATGGACTTGTTGCCTTTGGCGTCTTTTACTATGACGTTGAAGTAGTAGGTCTCGCCTGAGTTTAGCCCGCTCACCGTAGCGTACGTGAGAGACGAGTACGCGCTCACGATGGTCCCGTTTGCCTCCGCGCTCACCACGGTCGAGATGTTGTTCAGCGAAGATATCCTGACCTGGTACTGAAGGTTAGGCGGCGACGAGGCGTTGTCTACGGCAGGGTTCCAGCTGAGTATCATCCCTGTCAGGCCTACGTTGCTTGCGGTTATTACGCCGGATCCGCCCGGAACAGGAGCTTCGATGTCCTCGAGCGTCGTGGCCTGAACCGTGCTGTAGCAAGACCTGTTACCGGCAGAGTCTCTGATCATCACGTTGAAGTAGTACGTCTCGTCTGAGTCTAGGCCCGTTACGGTCTGTACCGCTATGTCTCTTGAGAAAGGTCTCGCAAGCGTGCCGTTGGCGTCGATGTCTGCGATGGTGGAGATGTTGTTGAGCTTGGAGTAGTATACGCCGTACATCAGGAAGCCTGCGTCCGTTACGTTGTCGGTTCCCTTTGTCCAAGATACGGTCACGGTGCTAGGCGTAACGAGACTTGCACCCAGTACGCCGGATCCGCCCGGAGAAGGTACGGACGTGTCGGAGACCGTTGTCACTTTTGCTGTAGAGTACGCTGCCTTGTTTCCGGCCTCGTCCCTTGCTAGGACATTGAAGTAGTACGTGTAAGACGGAGTAAGATCCGAGATCTCAAGCTCCAGAACGTCTGCCGCCCAGTCCATTATCTTGGTGCCGTTCGTCTCTGTCTGGTTGACGGTGGTCATGTTGTTGGACATAGATCTGTACACAGCGTACATCATGTCCTGCTCTTCTGTTACGTTGTCTACGGCCTTGAACCATCTCAGCGTCACGCTGCTGGTGGTGGTGTCGTTCGGCAGTATGGTTCCGGAGTTGTCTGGAACCGGTGCCGTGACGTCTGGAAGCATAGACACGTTAGACATCGAGTACGCAGACTTGTTGCCCTGCTCGTCTCGCGCGATGACGTTGAAGTAGTACGTCGTGCCCGGTGTCAGGTCCGTCATAGGATACGGGCTCGCGTAGAGATCGTAGTCCATCACCAGCGTACCGTTCGTCTCTGCACCGGCTACGGTTGAGATGTTGGGAGAAGTGCTATAATATAGCGCGTACTCGAGATCCTCGAAGTATGTCGCCTCGTCTGATGCTCTTGCCCAGCTGACGACAGTTTCTTGAAGAGTGGTTCCGGTGAAGCTGATGAGACCAGAGTTTCCAGGAGTCGGTCCTTGTGCGTCGACCAGCGTCGTTGCGTTGGCCATCGAGTATACGGCCCTGTTTCCGAAAGCGTCCATGACCAGCACGTTGAAGTAGTACTGAGTGTTCGGCAGAAGGCCTTCTACAGACACGGTGTTTATGTCGGTCGTGAAAGCTCTGACAACCGTACCGTTCCTGAAGGTGGCGACCGTTCCTATGTTGTTGGACGTCGACCTTCTGACCTCGTACCTTAGACCAGACTGAGCGGTGTGGTTGTCGACCGCTTTTGTCCACGAAAGTACGAGACTTGATTTAGTAACGTAGCTTACTGATATTGTTCCAGAAGATCCCGGAACCGGTGGCGTGATGTCTGCCTGAGTCATGGCGCTGGAAGGAACGTAAGCTGACTTGTTGCCGGTCGCGTCGCGTACGACAACGTTGAAGAAGTAAGACGTAGCAGGAACTAGACCGGATGCTGTGAAGCTGGTCGTGTTGGCGGTGTAGTTCATGACGACAACGCCGTTCGTCTCTGCGTCTGCCACGGTCGAGATGTTGTTGGAAGTAGATCTGTAGAGAGCGTACTGAAGGCTGGCTGTCGCAGTGATGTTGTCAGAGGCTGCTGCCCAAGACACGTTGATGCTCGATACGGTGATGCCAGACGTAGACACATTGCCCGAACCACCAGGAGTTGGTGCTTGGGCGTCGGTTGCGGTCGTTGCGTTCACCGACGAGTACAGCGACTTGTTGCCCGACGAGTCCGACACGATCACGTTGAAGTAGTACGTGGTCGCCGGCGTAAGTCCGGTAACGTTGAAGGTCTCTATGTTTATGCCGGTTCCTATCAGTGTACCGTTGGTCTCTGTCTGGTTGATCGACGTAAGAACGTTGCTGGTGGATCTGTAGACCTTGTAGACCAGCGCGGTAGAGATGTCGTAGTTGTCGCTCGACCTGTTCCAGCTTAGCGTGAGCGAGATGTCGGCAAGGTTCGTGACGGCGATGCTGGTCGGCGAGCCGAGGACCGGTACGGTCGTATCTGCCTGCGTGGTCGCGTTGGTCATCGAGTACGCTGCCTTGTTTCCGGCCACGTCGCGCACCATAACGTTGAAGTAGTACTGTGTGTCTTTTGTGAGACTGCCGACCATCTTGTACGTGGTGTCGGCAGTGAAGTCCATCACCTTGGTTCCGTTAGACTCCATGTTGGCGACGGTCGAGATGTTGTTGGAGCTTGACAGATACACAGCATACTCTAGCGCAGAAGCAGCAACAAGGTTGTCTGTAGCTGCGGTCCACGAGAGATCGATGCGACGCTCGGACATCGGCGTTGCGGCTATCGTTCCCGAGTTGCCTGGAACAGGCGAACCGGAGTCGCCCAAGGTAGACTCGCTAGCTGAAGTGTAGACTGCTTTGTTTCCGTACTGATCCTTGACTATCACGTTGAAGTAGTACTGCGTGTTGTACGACAAACCCGTCGCCGAGTAGGTGGTGGTGTTCGCGGTGTAGCCCATTATAAGCGTACCGTTCGTCTCCGCGTTTGCCACGGTCGAGATGTTGTTGGATGTCGAGCGGTACACAGCGTACGTCACGTTGCTGCCGGTAGAGTAGTTGTCTGTCGCTGCTGTCCACGAAACCTCGATCTCGGTCTCTGACACTGCTACGGCAGATATTATGCCAGAGTTTCCAGGAACAGGCGCCGAAGTGTCTGCGATCGTCTTCTGGCTTATCGCAGAGTAGGCGACCTTGTTGCCGTACTCGTCTTTGGCCACCACGTTGAAGTAGTAGGTCGTGTCTGGCACAAGGCCGGTAAGCTGGTAGGTTCTAGGAGTGTTCGCGTAGTCTCTGATCAGCGTGCCGTTCGTCTCTGCGTCTGCTACGGTAGAGATGTTGTCGGAGGTCGAGTAGTAGACCGCGTAGGATATGTTCAGCGATGTGCTGTAGTTGTCTGTCGCGGCGGTCCACGACACGGAGATCTGCGTGAGATTTAAAGCAGAGACCGACAGGACGCCCGGCGAAGGAGCGGATGTGTCTGCCTGAGTAGAGGTGCTGGACGAAACGTACGCGGCCTTTACTGCGAACTCGTCCTGGGCCACCACGTTGAAGTAGTATGTCGTATCTGGCACAAGGTCGTTTATGGTGTGGCTGCTTATGTCTGCCGTAAAATTGAGCGCTCGCGTACCGTTGGCCGCGGCGTTGGCAGCGGTGCCGATGTTGTTGGATGTAGAGTAGTAGACCGCGTAGGATATGAGGTCGCCTGTGCTGTAGTTGTCGGTGGCTTTCTGCCAGTTTACTGTCACAGACGATACGCCGACGTTCGAGAAACTGAGGGCACCAGATCCGCCTGGAACAGGAGCGGTTGTGTCTGCCTGAGCGCCGGTGTTCCTGGTCGTGTACAGCGTCTTGTTTCCTGCGGCGTCTTTTACGGCCACGTTTATGTGGTACTGACGACCTGGGTAGAGGTTCGTTATGGTGTACGAGCTTACGTCGGCCGTGTAAGCCATGGCGATCGTGCCGTTTGCCTCAAAGTCTTCTACGGTCGAAACGTTGGCGAGGGTCGAGTAGCGCACCTCGTACTGAAGGCCAGAAGGAAGACTGATGTTGTCGATGGCTTTTTCCCAGGACACGGAGATCGACGTCATGGTTGATGCTGTGACGGTTATGGTCTTGCTCGAGATCACGAGCGGACTGTACACGTCAGAAGCGGTCAGAGCAACCGAGTACGAGTAGATGTTTCCGGCGTTCGACGAAGGGACGTCGCTGCTGTAAGGTGCGGTCACGACCATGCTCGAAAGGTTCGAAGCGAGCGCGACCGAGTAGCCGAAGTATGTCGCAAGATCTGCATCAGAAGGAACGATCCTCTGCGCCTGAGACCATGTGCCTGATGATCTTCTGAAAACGTAGGCCGAACCAGACTCCGCCGATGCGACCGTGTCGCCTTCCCACACGCCTACTAGGACCGTGTCGCCGTCGAAGGACGTGGACACTGCGTGCGCCATGTACTCGGCAGTAGAGCCAGAAGAGGACTTAAGGAGACCTCCCTCTACCGACCACGTGGTCGACGTGCGCTTCAGCACACAGAGCGCAGAGAGATTTGCGGTGTTGCTGTCGTCGGCCGACGAGGCTCCGACGGCCAGAGTGGTGCCGTCAGATGACATCGACACCGAGTAGCCAAAGTAGTTTCCTGAAGAAGCCTGAACCGCCGTTATCTTCTGCTGCTGAGCCCATGTCCCAGAGGACCTGAGATAAACATACACAGCGCCCTGAGGGTTTGAGCCCGTGAACTCGCCTATCGCTCCCACCGCTATGTAGTTTCCGTCGTACGACATCGATATAGAGTGACCGAAGACGTCGCCGAAAGATGAGTCGGATCCGTTCAGTTTCTGAGCGTAAGCATACGAGGTGCCGTTGTGCACGTACGTGTAGACCGTGCCCGAGTCTGGGTTTACGCCGGACTTGTCGCCCCTGGTCGCGCCGACAGCGATAATGTCGCCTGTGCCAGATACGGCAACGCTGATGCCGAAGTTGTCGTCTGCGCCTTCGTCAGGATTAGAGATTGCCTGCACGAGCGACCATGTTCCGCCTGAGAGCTTGTAGACGTAAGCCGCGCCTTGGTCCGCAGCGGCGCCGTCGACAGACATAACACCTACGACCAGCGTGGTTCCGTCGTATGACAGAGCGACCGCGTAGTCTAGGTAATCGTCGTTGCTGCTGCTTGGGGTGATTATGGACGCGCTCTGGGACCATGCTCCACCAGACTTGGTGAGTATCCTTACTGCGCCGTTTGCTTGGTTTGAGGAACTTGAAACGTACGATACGGCCGCAGCCATCGTGTTTCCGTCTGCAGATATCGCGACCGAGCTTCCGTAATGGTTTCCGCCGACAGAGTTTGAAGCCGATATCTTCTCGAGGTAGGTGGCCGTGAAGCTCATCTCAGGTTCCTTTTATTTATAAGCCATGGAACTGGCAGATGCAACAATCCACGGCGTATAGTTCTGTTTAACGCGTGCGGTCTTTAAACTGGTGTAAAAATGGGGCACCCCGCGCAGGGGTACCCCACTAAGGGTTACGAGTAGCGGTACATCACGCGAACGACGTCGCCTGCGACCAGCTCTTCTTCTTCACCTACGACAAGGCTTCCTGCGAAGGTGATGCGAGTTACGCCACCTACAACCGATACTGTGTAGTCGTCACCTGCGTGAGCGACCAGACGATCAACGGTCATCAGGATGGATTTCTCGATCGCCTGATGAGAGAGGTTGATGTATCCGTTGGTGATGTTTGTCGAGCTGAGGACGAACTTCTCTTTCTCGTGTACGATCGCTTCGAGTGCGTCGATCGCGCTCTGGAGAGCGGCGTCGGCGGTCGAGCGGGTCGAAGCTTCGGCTGCAACTTCTGAATCGGTGTATGCTTTAGCATCTTTGAGTGCTTTAGCAACCGAACCAGCGACGTTGTCTGCACCTTCGAGGACGTCTAAACGGCCATCAAGAGCGTTGTCAGCAGCGATACGGGCAGATTCTTCGGCGGTGACTTCTGAATCGGTGTAAGCCTTAGCATCTTTGAGTGCCTTAGCAACCGAGCCAGCGACAGTGTCTGCGCCTTCGAGGATGTCTAAGCGGCCGTCGAGGGCGTCGATGTTGCTCTGAAGCACGCCGTCAGCAGCGATGCGGGCGGTCTCTTCTGCGGAGACTTCCTGATCGGTGTAGGCTTTGGCATCTTTGAGCGCTTTGGCTACGGAGCCAACGACGTTGTCTGCGCCTTCGAGGACATCAAGTCTTCCGTCGAGGGCGTTATCTGCAGCGATACGAGCAGATTCTTCTGCGTCGATGTTGCCTTGCAGCGTGCCGTCTGCCGCGATGCGAGCAGATTCTTCAGCAGAAACCTCAGAGTCGGTGTATGCTTTGGCATCTTTCAATGCTTTGGCTACAGAACCAACTACTGTATCAGCGCCTTCGAGGACGTCAAGTCTTCCATCGAGTGCGTTATCGGCGGCGATGCGAGCAGATTCTTCAGCGGAGACAGCGGCGATACGTGCAGAGGTCTCTACGTCGGTGTAGTCTTTGGCGTCTTTGAGTGCCTTAGCAACGGAACCAACTACTGTATCAGCGCCTTCGAGGACGTCTAAGCGACCGTCGAGAGCGTTGTCGGCGGCGATACGTGCGGATTCTTCTGCGGAGACTGCAGCGATACGAGCAGATTCTTCTGCGTCGATGTCACCCTGAAGGGCATTGTCGGCAGCGATTCGTGCGGACTCTTCTGCGGTGACTTCCTGGTCAGTGTAAGCTTTGGCGTCTTTCAAGGCCTTAGCTACGGAACCGACTACGGTATCAGCGCCTTCGAGGACGTCTAAGCGACCATCGAGGGCATTGTCAGCCGCGATACGAGCAGATTCTTCGGCGTCGATGTCACCCTGAAGGGCATTGTCGGCAGCGATACGGGCGGACTGCTCGCTGGCGATGTTGTTTGCAACGGTGACTGCAAAGTTCTCGTCTTCGTTGATGGCGTCAGCGAGTTCTTTGAGTGTGTCGAGCAGAGCAGGAGCACCGTTTACTAGAGCTGAAACTTCAGAGTCAGTGTAAGCCTTAGCATCTTTCAGTGCTTTGGCTACGGAACCGACTACGGTGTCTGCACCTTCAAGGACGTCGAGGCGGCCATCAAGAGCGTTGTCGGCAGCGATACGTGCGGACTCTTCTGCAGAGACAGCTGCGATACGTGCGGATTCTTCTGCGGAAACCTCAGAGTCGGTGTAGTCTTTGGCATCTTTGAGGGCTTTGGCTACGGAACCTGCTACGGTATCGGCACCTTCAAGGATGTCTAAGCGGCCATCGAGGGCATTGTCAGCAGCGATGCGGGCGCTTTCTTCTGCGTCTACTTCCTGGTCTGTGTAAGCCTTAGCATCCTTGAGGGCCTTAGCTACGGAACCAACTACAGTATCGGCACCTTCAAGGGTGTCAAGACGACCGTCGAGGGCGTTATCGGCTGCGATACGAGCAGATTCTTCAGCAGAGACTGCAGCGATGCGGTCGCTGATCTCTTGGTCGAGGTCGCCGCGGAGGTCGAGGGTGTAGCCGTCCAAGGAGTCGATCTGACCCTGAAGGTCGGTGTCGATGGCGTCTGCGTATGCTTTGGCATCTTTCAGTGCTTTGGCGATAGAGCCAACTACCGTGTCGGCACCTTCGATGATGTCGAGGCGGCCGTCGAGGGAGTTATCAGCTGCGATACGGGCAGATTCTTCAGCAGAGACTGCAGCGATACGGGCGGACTCTTCTGCGGAAACCTCAGAGTCGGTGTAGTCTTTGGCATCTTTCAAGGCCTTAGCTACGGAGCCGGCTACGGTATCAGCGCCTTCGAGGATGTCAAGTCTTCCGTCGAGGGCGTTGTCGGCTGCGATACGGGCAGATTCTTCGGCAGTGACTTCTTGATCGGTGTAGTCTTTGGCATCTTTCAATGCCTTAGCTACGGAACCAGCAGTACTGTCGTTGCCTTCGAGGATGTCTAGGCGTCCGTCAAGGGCGTTGTCTGCGGCGATACGAGCGCTTTGCTCGGCGTCGTCGGCTGCGACACGTGCAGATTCTTCGGCAGAGACCTCAGAGTCGGTATAAGCCTTAGCGTCTTTCAGCGCTTTGGCTACAGAACCTACTACAGTATCAGCACCTTCAAGGATGTCTAAGCGACCGTCAAGGGCGTTGTCAGCGGCGATACGGGCTGATTCTTCTGCGTCGAGGTCTAAGCCGCTTGCGTTTTGAAGGGCGGTGATGTCGCCGCTTAGTCCTGCGATCTGGTTAGCAATCGAAGTTGCGAAGCTCTCGTCGTCGCCGATAGCTGCAGCCAGCTCGTTCAGCGTGTCGAGGAGGCCTGGGGCTCCATCAACGAGGTCTGAGATCTTTTGGTCAGCGTAGGCTTTGGCATCTTTAAGCGCTTTGGCTACGGAACCAGAAGTACTGTCGTTGCCTTCGAGGACGTCTAAGCGACCATCAAGTGCATTGTCGGCTGCGATACGGGCAGATTCTTCTGCGGCGATCGCTGCTGCACGAGCAGATTCTTCGGCGTTGATCTCGTCGTCTACGTACTTCTTGCGAACGAGGTCGTTCTGTGCGCTTGGGTCAACAGACAACTTAGGAGCGATGCTGAACTGCCACTCGTTGCTGCTGTTGAAATGAAAAAGGGTACGGTCTGAACCGTCAGTGTTCTTTACTCTAAACCCCTGACCGTTCAACAGTTGAAGCTTAAGGCCGTCTATGGCATTATCTTCAATAAACTTCTTTTTAATTTGTGACATATCGGAGACTCTCCCAGTGAGGTTGTGCACTAGGAGTATTCTATCACGAGACTATCGCCTTCCTCTAAAAGACCGTCTAATCCCATTCCGCCCCATGTTATGGTCGCGGGAGATACTACTGTGAAATCTTGAGCGTAGATCTGGGCTGGTCCGCCCTGAGGAAAAATCTTAGTTCTTGAAGGGTACTGGATCATCTTTGAAACTGTTAGAGTTTTTGTAAGAAGATTTGCTGCAGTAACGACAACAGTCTCTGAGAAAGACGTATCGTTCAAGCGTATGATCCCGCCTGTTCTAGCGATGTTTATTGAGTTGGTGTTTACATTGATCCACAGCTGGTTCTCAGCAGGAGAAGATGGATCTGTTGTGCGGATCTGTAGGGCCTTCTCAGACACGCCGTCTTCTTGCTTTGTTAAATGTACTTTCCTAGTCATGATATGACCAACCCGCCAGTGCTAAAGTATCTCCAAGCGGTACCGTCGTAGAAAGCCGGCTGACTGGTTTCGCCGTCTTTAACGAAGACCCACGGTAACGTATTATTTATACTCACAGGGCTCGTAGGTAAGCTGTTCTTCTCGTACACTGACATATAACTAAGCGAACCTGAGTCCTGCTGCTGAACAGTGCTGAAAAGTACGTCGTCCTGCTGGTTGACGATCTTGAACGCTGGAAACGGTGTTGAAGCCGTTTCGGTGTAGAACTCGCCAGCGTCGGTTACGCCCAGACCAAACATATACCCGCTGTCGCTTGCCACGAAGATCTTGCTTATGTCTACGCCTTCGGAGCTGGGTGGACTTACCATGATCAGCTCTCCGTCGGAGTTCACCTCTATAGATGCTATGGAGTCGTCTGGCCTGGTGAACTGCCAGTACGTCACTATGCCTGACTCTTCTTCGTCCATGAGCCTAGTGTAGAGCTCGCCTTCGTCGGTCGCCTTAACCTCCCAGCGCCCTACGGGACTAGACAGTATCACCGAGGTCGGTGAGGCGCCGATCCTTAGGACGATGTCTCCGTCCTGGTTCAGAAGGTTAGACGCCTGCGTCAGGAACGCGAGCTTCTTTAACGCGTCTAGCACGTTCAATGAACCAAGACCGCTTCCGGATACCGGAATAGACTCAGCGGTCGGTGTAAAGAACGTGTTAAACATTAACCGACCTCCCAGATCCTAGCTTCAGCACTTCCTGAGTGGTTGTGCACGAGCCATATGCTCATCTGAGCGGTGGCAGGGATATAGATCATCTGGTTTATGAAGATCGGCATGCCGTTGACGACAGTCACAGCGTTGCTGAATCCCATGTACATGTTCTTGTCTATGGGCATGATGAAGAGGCCCTTGCGAGTGGCAAGCGCGGTAGCGCCGCCTTTAGCCTCTATGGGGCTGTTGCCTACGCTTATAGCCTGCCCCTGAGCGTTGCCCTGCAGCGAGTCTGATACCCTTGCCTCGTTGAACGTGGTGAAGGTAAGGTTGTCTACGTTTACCGCCATGCTCTTAGCCTGGCCCGGTGCAGATCTCACGAACTTCAGGATATTGCCCGCTTCGTCGACGGGTATGGTCCTGCGAGCAACGGTCGGCTCTTCCTCGTAGGTCCAGCGATCGATCTCCTGGATGGGGATCGACGGCCTAGGCTGCTCCGGCGCACTTATGGTCGAGCTGGTTCCGTAGGAAGAGAAATCTATGCGCATGTTGGGGTTTGGCCCCTGAGGCCCGATGGCAATCTGCGTCTCGGACAGTATCGCCTTTATCTCGCCGACTATGGACGGAAGACTCGGGTTAAGCACGACCACGAACTGCTTGATCTTGAACGGTGAGGTCGCAGCAACGGTCACAACGCCGTCCGATGTTCCGGTGGCGGTAAAGAACTGCGATGGCACCTCTTTCCAGAATTTCTCTAGCATATCAGTATCCGAACTCTTCCTCTGGTTGTTTGACTTGAGCTTGCTGTGCTTGCTCGATTCTTCTATGGTTGTACTCAAGCAGCATGGCGATCTCGCTGTCGGACGGCTGACGCATAGACACATGGCGCATAAGATCTGCAGCCTCTGCATCTGTGAGAGTCTTGTGCAGCTCTGCCTTGGAAGCGTACTTTGCCTTTATAGACTCCAGTTCCTCAGAAGTCATGTCTTTCATGGTCTTGACGGGGTTTTCCTTGGAGCGCTTCTTGTCTGCTTTTGCCTGGGCGGACGCCTGCTGGCTAGCGGTACCCTGCAGAGCAGAAGTGTACTCGCGGACGCCTTTGTTCTGCCCTACGTGCTCCAGCTCTTCGCCGGTCCTGGTCTGCTTGCGCTTGATGTTGTCTACAGGGTTGTAGAGACCCATGTCCTTGGGGCCGTAGTTGGATTTAACAAGAGACCATTGGCCATTTGGCGATGTGATTATTTTTTCATTAGACATATTTATTACTCTTTATAAGATTGTCTTTCGCCCACATTGGTTGCAAATTAGTATAATGACATGCTTTTCTTAGTTGATCTGAATCGGTTAGATCAAATTTACTTAATGGAACTATATGATCTATGTGCCAGCCAGTTAGCGACCAATTTTCCCATGTCATGCCAGGTTGAAATTTAGACTCCAAATAAGTCTTTAATTCCTCAATTGTACACCCAACATCTCTAACAGCAGAGCCTGATTTAGCTTTGTTCTTTATGGCGCTATTTAATCTTTTTCTTAACAATTTAGTCAACTTATATTGTATATCAGAGCGCCTTCTTTCAAGAGATCTTAACCTACATGCCTCTTGGTGTTTGAGCTTATTTTCTAAATAATACTGTTTGTTTTTAAGTAAATGATTTTCTCTATTTGCTTTATAATGCTCTTTTGCATATTCTGATCTTTTGTCTTTGTTCGCAGCATGATATGCTTTTTGATATTCAGAAAAACAAGCTTTACATTTAGTTAAACTATAACTATAGAAACAATCTATAGATTTTGTATTTTTACAATTGTTGCAAACAATTACCTGCATATTTAGAAATCCTTAAGCCACTATTAGCTCTTAATAAGACAATATTATTTATATCTTAATTTAGACTTACCCAACGACCACTGGCCGTTTGTCTCTACCTTGAGGACCTCGTCGTCTTTCTTGATCGGCTGACATGAGCCCTTCTCGTAAGGCTTCTTACCTGGGGTGGGCTCGTAGCCTTCCCAGCAGCGCTCTTTCTTGGCCATCATCTCTTTAAGTTCTTTTAGCTGACGCTTGGCTTCGTCGATCTGCTCTTTTTTAGAGCCAGAACGAAGTACGCCGACCAGTCGCTTATGCTCTTCGATAAGCTCCGGCTTTGCCTTGTAAAGGGCCATCAACTCTTCCTTAACGGTCAGCATCGCCATCTCCTAAGTGCTAGAGCTTTGCGGGTCGGTCTACCTTTTTTGTCCTTCATCGGCCCCGGCATGCCGGACATCCTGGCGCAGAAAGATCTCCTGCGCTTGGCCCGCTTGCCCTTTGGGTTCTTCTCTGAGACCGCGGTCTGAAGCTTTGATCCTGGATTCTCGCGGCGGTAAGCCTTTACTCCAGCAGCGGTCATGCCGCCTTTGGGGCTCTTGTGCTCTGCCTTAAGGCCTTTGTCCAGTATCTCCTCGTAACCTTGAGACCTTATATATTCTACAGCGGACTTTTCTAAGACTTCTGAAACGTCAGGACCGAACTCTAGATCCACGGTACCGTCTGAGTAAGCTATTATGTTTATTGAAGAATCGTCTAAGGACTTGTTCATGGGTCTGTCTTTGGCGTGGTCCCCGCCGCCTGTGAGGTACCGATCGCTTAGCTGCCCAGCGTCCTGTATGTTACCCGAGCCGATCAGAAAGTTTACGTGAGAGACCATCGCCGCGTGATCGGGATGATCTTTTGGTATGGTGTCTTTCCATTTGGTGCCCATCTGCTGCAGCTGGCCTTGGCTCAAGCTCTTCCACTGAGAAGGAGTAGGCTTGCGGACGTTAGGCTGGTCGCTCCTAAGCATCGCTTTCAGTAGATCCGCTATCTTTTCGACTTCTGACATGTTGCTGTCCTTACTTCTTCGCGGCTTTCTCGCCCTGGATGTAGTGCGCGACGTCTGACAACTGCTTGGCCGCTTCTGTGATCTTGGCATCAACCCAGTCCGGAGCATCTTCCTCAGGAGACATCGCTTCTCTTATTTCTTTGATATGGTGCATGATCGCCTCGAGCTGTGAGAAGAGCATCTTCGAGTCGTGGTCTTCTTCCTTTGCCATAGCAGCGGTGCAGACAGCATGCGGGCTCTCTACTTTACCTTCTGCCTTGACGTCTTCTACGCAGCGATCCCATTTTTCTTTGTTTACGCCCTTTGGTGCCGCTTTTACCAGCGCCCACTGGCCGTTGTCTGACTTGATAAGCTTTTCCATATCACTCACCTTTAGATCTGTTCTTGAGGTTCTCAACTTTTGATTTGAGCTCTTCCTCTAGATATTTAAGTCTCATCTCTTTCTCGCGCTTGGCGTGGTCGTGCTCCAGGTCTGCCATGCGCTTTGCGTGGTCGAGCTTTAAGTCGCTCTCGCTGCGGCTGTGATCCATCTTGTGGTCATGCTTCTCCTGCTCGCGCGCCTGCTCAAGATCCATCTGCTGCGCGGCTGGGTCTTGCACCGGTGTGTGGCCGTGGACGATGTGGGCAATCTCTGCTGGAGAGTACCCTTCCTGCTCTAGGAGCTGGGCGAGTTCCTCTTCACCGAGTAGGTCTGAACCGGCATCTTGGTCCACTTCGGACCCGCCACTATCCTGAGCGACGCCAGCACCATCCTGAACAGCATCGCCTTGGAGCTGCTGTCCATCATCGCTTCCTCCCGATACCAGACCATCTTGTCCTCCTAGTTGGCTGGCGTCCACCGCATCTGACGCGTCGTCCACGTCTGGGCCCTTTATGCCAGCCTGCGTAGGTTGGTCTTGATCTTCCTGAGGCTGCTGATCTTCGTCTTGATCTTCCATGGGCATGAAAGCTTGCTCGTGGCTTATCATCGCCTTTATCATCTCCCACCGCTCGTGGATGGATTTCTTCATCGGCTTCATGAGCGGTTCTTTGCCAGGGCCTCTCGTGATGGATCCGTCTGGGTTCTTGATCTCGTGCATCTCAGCTTTAGACATCTTCACGTCGTCGATGTCTTTGGCGTAAACTTTGCCGTCGATGCCTTCGAGCTGGTATCTGAAGCCGTCTTCGCACTTCTCGATGTCTGAGATATTGTGCCATTTCTTTTTATGCAGTGCTTTCGGCATACGTCGATCCTTGGTGTTTCAGATATGGTCGATCAGGAACTTCTTTAAATAGTAGTTTTTAGCCGCATCGGTCTCTTCTTGAATCTGCTGTTGCAGTTGCTGCAGTCTGGCTGCTAGAAACTGCGGGCCGGGAAGGCCCACATTTTGCCCGGTCCCGTCTAGTGATATCCCTACCGAACTGTATGGAAACAGTAGATGCCCTATCGTGCTCAAAACCATGTACGCTGCCATCTTCTCTATCAAGCCCGATATCATCGCTGGGACTTTGTTTGGCTCGAATCCAGCGCGATATTTAACAAGCACCGCACCAGGAAAGTTCCAGATCCCCATGGCGATCAAAGCCATGAACTGCGCGCCCGCGAAAGAAGACAGAACAAAACCAGACGTAGGCGTTCCTAAAACAGGAACTAAACGAATCGCACCTTCTTGACCGTTGACGTACACGAATTCCAAAGGAAATTCTACCAGCGGAGGAAGCGGGGTTCCGTTGCCGAAGCTGAGCTGGACCGACTGCACGTCGAGTATGGGCGAGTTGTTCAGTTTAACCCAGGCGTACTGCTGCGTCCAGATCTCGCGATCGTAGTCGTGTCTCTCCTCGAAGTGCACAGGAGTTATGAACATATTGAGGGTGTGCTCTAGGCTCGAGATCGCTTTAATGATGTACTTATCGAGCGTGTCGTCTGACAAGGTCTGCCCGGTGAGCGCAGACTTCAGCGGTATGCCGAACAGACTAGTATCCGGAAGCGACAGGTAGCGGGTCACACTCCCTGGTTCTTTCTCTTCGCCCTCCATGAACGGAAACGGAGGATTGTTCGGCGAGTTGCTGATTGCCATGTCTTACCCCTTCTTCTCTGCCATCTTGGCTGCGTCTATGCGGGACATTCGCTCGACCTGCTCTGGCGAGGCTCGGCGTCTTATGACTGCTTTCGCTGGCTCAGCCGGCGCTGCGGGTTTCGGCTCTGCCGACACTGCTACGGGCGCTGCGGGTGCTTGCTGTGCCTGCTTTGCGCGAACCTGAGGAGCAAGCTGGCTCTCGATGAACTTCTTGTGGGCACCGGCAAACTGCATCGCAGGATCTTTTGTCGTAGCGTACTGCATGCCGCCTTCCTCGTCCTGCTTTAGGCCCATGTGCTCGGCCACCGCGCGACCGGTCATCGGTGCAGATTCGAACTCCTCGCCAGACGCAGACTCGACCGGCATGCCGCCGTGAACGAGATGCGCCTTGATCTCGTCGACGTGTTGACGACGAGCGGCCTCAGATTCCTTGAACTGCTTTCCGGCCTGGTTTACGTCGACTATCGAGGCGTCGTGCTCTGGGTTCTTGGAGCGCCAGTCGGTTTTCCAGGCTTGGACCGCTTTGTGTCGCTCCATGGGAGATTTTCCCTTGAGCTCGTCCGAAGCAAGGAAATCTGAGAACTCTTTGTCGAACTTTGCCGATCTGCCCTGGTGAGCTGCCTTCATCTGCGCCGAAGCGTGCTTGATGGGATTCTTCTCTGGCTCGAGGTATTTTGCCGTCTTGGTGTGGTAGTTGTCGAGCCACTGTCTGGCGACGTCGCGCATCTCGCCCATCATCTTGTCTGACATCATGGTTGGCTTTACACCGCTGGTCAGAGCACGCATGAAGTCGCGAGGCTCGCCGCGGCCGCCTAGTCCCTTAGACACAAGATGCGCTGCCTCGCGAGGATGGTATCCCTCCTGGATCAGCTTGTTCATCTCGGCCATCTCCTGAGGAGTGTGGTTCTTGCTCATCTCCCACTCGCGAGACGATGACTTCTTGCTGTCTTTGCGCAGGTCTTCTGCGATCACCTGACGAAGCGCGCTAAGTGCACCATACAGGCCCTCTAGCTCGCGCGCCTTAGCGAGCTTCAAGTTAGGCTTTGGCTTGTTCTTTGCGGTCTTGATGTCCGCTAAAGCCTGATGCTGCTCATGTGTGAGCTTCTTTGCATTGTTGTCGTTCCACCACGAGTGAAGAACCTGATGAACCTCGTCTGGCATGACGGTCTTTTTTCCTTGGCGCTCAAGGGCGCGCTCGATGAGCACGTTCCTGTCCTCGCCCTCGACCTTTGACATGCCTCCAAGTTCCTTGAAGATGTGCATTATCAAGGGCCACCGCTTTCCTTTGCCCTGCTTCTCTGCGATGTCTTTTGCTCGCTCCCACTTCTTCTCTTGGGCTTGAGTCTCTACGACACCTTTTGGCATATCATTTACCTCCGAGCAACGCGCGTGCGGCGGGTGAAAGCTTGGACATATCGACGTCGCCGGACGGAGTCACGGCTGAACCGGCGGATCTGCGAACGACAGGCGCCTGGGCTGGAGCCGGTTGCGCTGGTGCTGGAACCGGTTGTGCTGGCGCCGGTGTTTTTTCACCGTGGACCGGTGCGCCGAACGTACGGCCTCTTCCCTCGAGCTGACCAGAGCCGTGAAGATCTTCTTGGTGCTGAAGATGGCGTCCGACATGCTCAGAGTCCATATACGCGTCTCTTTGAGAGACATACTGAGAGTCTCGCTCAGGAGAGCGGCTCTTGCTAGACTCGTTGTAGTGAGACATTATAGGGTGATGGTCGAACGGATGGTTGAAATTTCCGTCGTGAATCTCTGACACGTCTTCTATGGGAATGTGTTTTCCGTTGATCTTGGTCCGCTCCATCGGGTATGCGCCGGTGTGGCCTGTCTTGAGCGTCTCGCCTGCGTACGCCTCGTGAGGGTTGCCCTGAAGGAAGGACCAGTCGTTTCCTTTAGGCTTGAAGGAGAAGCCTTCTGTGTCGTTGACGAACTGGTGCGGTTTTTTCTTGCCGCGAGTGACCGGGTTGTCTTTGGCGTACTCAGGATCGCGTGCTATGCGCTGCGCGAAAGTCTCGGACTTAGAGGAATGCGTTCGCTCCCACGGCTTTATGTCTACAGCGTCGGCGTGAAGTTTTCCGCCAGAGTGAGGCTGAAGCTTGTGCACCATGTCCAGTAGTTTAAAGAACTGCTCGGCGTGCTTGTTTGCCATGCCCTGATTTTCGCCCTGCAGCGCAGCTTTGTAGCGAGACGCGTGGTGCCCGAGCGCTTCGCGTATCATCGCTGGCTCGAGCTCTGGGTCCATCTGCGAACCCAGATCCCGGATCGCGGCGTTCGCGTGAGATCCGGCGCTCTTGTTCGTCGCCATCTTCTCGAGCGACTCGAGAACATGATCCGCTATGACTTCGTCTGCGGCCGTCTTTATCAGATACCGTAAATCGTTGTCGTCTGTTTTCCTGAGCAGAAGCTCGCGAAACGAAGCAAGAGTGCGCATGTTATGCCCTGTCTACTTCTATGCCTAGTTGGATAAAGCAGTTGCCGCTGACCGTAAGGGTGACGGTGTCTTTCGTGTCGGAGTTCAATCCGCGACCGCTGTTGAAGATCAGGACCTCTGTGTCCGCCATCGTCGCCGAAAGAACAGAGTCGAACGAGACCGTAAGGCTCGCGATGGCAGACCGCACGCGAACGGCGCAGTACTTTGGAACCTCGAAGGTGGTCGATCCACCGCCGGACTTGATCTCTTGCCAAACCAGCCCAACGTCTGCGATCCTGCTCGCTCCGGTTGGTAAATTTATAGCGCGTGCCATCTAGGCTCTCCTTATCAAAGCTATATCAATTATACTATCAACCGAAGTTAATGACATCGGTAAAAAGCAAAAAGGTCCGACCTAAAGGCCGAACCCAAAAGGAGGATCTCACTGCGTTCACTCGCCTACGCTTATGTCCAGCGATGAGATGGTAGGTATGGCGGTGGCGAGCGCGGGTCTGCCTAAGGTGAAGGTCGCGCCGTCGTAGTCGATAAGGGTTATCAGGTCCAGCTGAAACTCGTCGTCCGCCGACAGCGAGAAGAATACATCGGCCTCTGGCTGGGCGTCTTCTACGTGAAAAGTCAAGATCTTGCGCTGCTTGTTTGCAGCAGACGCGTAGTGGACGAGCACGCGGTCGACGTTGAAGTCGTCCGACCAGTACGGGTCGCCGGAAACGGGCGATAGTCCAAAAAGTGTAGTCTTGTCCAGGGTCACGACCACGGAACCGCCTTTTGATGCCGATGCTGATAAGGTAACGAGCGCCATACGATCCTCACGTTGCGTTACTACGATCTTATACTTTGTACAAACACGATGTGCACAAACGACGCACATCACCAGGAGACGATGAATGTTCGCCAACAAGACCGTATACGCACTAAACAGCGCCGCGGTGGGCGATCTCGTGGCGGCCGCACCGACGCTGAAGTACACCATAGACAACTACCACGCCAAGACACCGTACCTGGTGGGGATATACGACGACTTCAAGGACCTGTTTCCGTTCGTGCCGGCGGACAGGTTCGTGGCCATAACGCCAGACTATCCCAGCGATTACTCGGTCCGCTTCCTGAACCCGCCCAGAGACAAAAGCAACGTCTGCAAGATTACGCCGTCCAGGATGAAGCTCGCGCACTACGGGTCGATAAACTTAATGGCCAAGGTCCTGAACGACGTCGAGCTGCAGTACGTGCCGCTGGAGCCGGTGGACGTCTCGCGCTACGGCGTAGACTTCGATAAAGCAGTAGTCATAATAACGACTTACCGCGACAGACAGCGGAGCATCTTGCCGGACGAGATCCTCAAGATCTCGCAGTACGTCGCCTCGAAGGGACTGACGCCGGTGTACGTCGGAAAAACCGGTGCGATAAGCATATGGAAGAAGAACCTGGCCATATCGGACTTCGAGTATCCAGGATTCGGCGTTGACCTACGGAATCAGACCACGTTCCGCGAGCTGGCCTCGGTGATGGCAAGGTCGAAAGCCGTCGTCGGCATGGACAGCGGGCCCATACACATCGCCTTCACGACCCAGACCCCGGTGGTGTGCGGATTTACGACGGTTCGGCCTGAGTATCGCGTACCGTTCAGGGGCAACGCAAAGACAATAGCGGTGGTGCCGAACATTCACTGTAACTTCTGCGAGTCAGACTGGAACCTTAACTTCTGGAACTTCAACAACTGCCCGAGGAAGATGGATCTTGCGGAGTGTGTGACCAAGATGACCGCTGCGAGGTTCATAGACGGACTAGACTCGCTTGGGATATACTGAGCGAAGGTATGCGAGTACTTCGTCGGAGGTGCTTTTTAAATTAAACACAATACATAACATACTTTGCCTGACCTGCGTCATATAGCCTTGTCCATCCAAGTTCTTCTGCGTGTTGTTTCTCTGACAGCAGCCTGTCGTCCATATTTGCGCGACAACGCAGTCTATTAAACGTATTATGATTGTCTGTCCACTGCCATCCTAAGGTCACAGACATCAAATTAAAACCTACAGCCTTTAAGCTGGAACCGTCAGCGTAGCGCAGATCTACAAACGACTGAATGAATCGTGGTTTAGATAACGTTTCTATACGCTTCAGAAGACGAGACAATCCGCCCTGAATCTGAAAACCAATCTTTGTTGCGACTCTGACCAAGTCTATGCCATCCTTGTGACGACGATACGTTATAACCATCATTGGTTCTGAGTTAAGGACCAAAGCAATAGCAGTCGAGCATCTTGCTGAGCCCATAAGATGGTTGCTTTGCATAAAGGCAGCGGCATCGTCGACCGAGATGCTTTTAACTTCAAGTTTTCTAGCTCCTATCTTTTTGCTTAAACCCAATACATTGGCGACCATAGAACAGACTATGTCAGGAGTATTCTTTATTTCGTCCTGGCGAAACTGAAGTAGACGCACGTTGTTTTCTTTATATGTATATGCCTTTTTAATGTGGTATTGTTTGTCGCGCATCGAGTGTGAATATAGTCCGTCTACATCTACATATATAGTTTTATTGTCGTGCTTCAATATGATATCTGGCCTATATCTAATACCTTTTTCCAGCATCTCTGGGACGCCAAGATTGTAAGCCTCTGCATCTAACCCGCTGTTCTTAAACATGTTTATTGACAGAAGCTCCAAAGAAGAACGATGTTTATGATAATTATCCAACCAGTCTTGCGCAGCGTCCCATCCAAGCTCTCTAGCGACATTGCGAAGCGAAGTAGGCCTTACTCCTTTTTCTTTACAGGAATCGACGACTATCCTGCCATCTGGAAAAGATTGAATTCCCTTTTCTCTTAGAGTTTGAGATATAGAACTTGCAACCTTCATTGCTACGTCTTTGTTGAGCATAGCATTTTCTACACCGTAGCGTTCTAAGTTTGTCATAGACATCTTTGCGAACACTTCTTTATTTTGACTTGGAGCAGAAGTTCCGTAGCGGTCAATATTGGTAGACTTGATCTTATCCTTGATATCAGGGCTGCATGCAGGAGCTGCTCCGCCGTATTTGAGCTGATTAGTGGACTTTCTTTTGTTTTTGGTCTGTTGAGACTTGGAGGCTTCGACTGCCCTTTTTAAGATCTCTGGTCTGTTAGGATCAGACTTCATAGATTGTCTTACTTTTTCAACAATATCTTCTCTGTACATTGGATTGTTTTCAGAAAAGAACTCTGATTTGTAGCAGCCACAAGACTGAGACTTACCGTGAAGAATAGTGTTGGGCGTCTTTATCAATCGCTCTGTTCCACAGTCACACCTACAGATCCATCCAACCTGGCGACCGTCGTCTCCAAGTTTCTTTTCTACGAAAGTCCATCTATTGTATTTATCGTTTGCTTTTGCTGTAAGTCTAGACATATCTCACCTCTGGTATTATTATACACAGAAGATGAATTAAGCAGTGGGAGAAATGGAGATCTTATATGGCACGCTGTTCGTATACTGATAAAGAAAAAGGGTACCGTATAAACGGTACCCTAAAGATCATTTAGTCAACAATCTTAAGAACTTATTTGCCAACGTTTCTCATGACGCCTTGGAAGCGAGGAGCATACACGAAAAGCGCTCCGTACATCAAGAGCAAGAATTCCAAAGCAGTAGTGACTACCGCTAGGTTCATCTTAGCCAATGGGGCAAGTTGCTTAAACTTCATCGACTCAGCGCCGAGATCCAGCAAGAATGCTTCGCCGAGGCCTGGACGCTTACGACCAGCATCAACGATAGCCGAGATGCCTACGCGGTAGTTACCGATGAACTGAGCCGTGCTAGCAGCGGCGCCGTTAGCCGAGCGGTACAGCTTGTAGTACTTGGCGGTAGACGGAACCGAGCCGGTGATGGCGATGGTCACGCGTTGGCCAGCCGTTGGGCTGACAGCCGATGCAGTCAACACTGGAGCAGACTCACCGAAGTCGTTGACGAGGGTCAACGCGTAGTTGTAAGCACCAGCGGCGAGATCAGATCCTGAACCAGCAGCAGTACCAGCGATGCTGAGGCCTGCGATGCTTGGTGCGCTTGCGTTTACTGCGCTCGAGCGAACCTGCTGACGAGGACGGAGGAAGAGGTTCGGCTTGAGGTCGATCGCGCCCGCCGTGGTCGTAACCTTAGAAACGTCGTAACCTACGGTCTGACCGGAGAGACCTGGCTCGCTACGGAACTGAGGATAGAACTGGCGTACGAAGGTCGAGATCGCGAGCGGCTCGGCGTGGAACTGGGTCGGTGCACCGAAGTTCTCGAGTGCTTTTACTGCGAGGTCTTCTACGTCGTCCTGCGCGAAGCTTGCGCCGGCGAGGTCTTTGACGATCGAGGTCGACTCAGCGCCCCAGCCTTCAAAGTCTTTAGAGATGAACTGGCTGTCGCGGTCACCTTTCAGGATCTGCTGGAGAAGGCCGGACATCGCGATGCTGTTTACTGGAAGATCGGCGGTTGCACCGGTCTGGTCGCCGTTGGCGTCGGTGAAGTGTGCGTGGCCCCAGTAGAGTTCGCGCTCGACGTTCTTCAGAAGGTCCATCGTTCCTTCTTTTGCCTGCTGAGCAACTACGTCGCCTACGGAGGTGCGAACGAGTGTCATCTGGTGCGAGACCTTACGACGCTTGCTGAAGAAAGCGATCCGTTGGCCGTCGCGTACGTATGTTGAATCTTCTTCTTGTCCGCTGCCGCCTTCGCCGATGTACGGAGAAGCGTCGGAGCCGTAGCCTACCAAGCGGTTGTACTGCTCGAACAGGTTGTAGGCTTTGTCGATGCTGAGGGCAGGCCACAGCTTCAGGTTCTTCATGTCGAAGGTCACTACTTTGAGAGTAGATTCCAGCGATTCAGTTTGGATAACGCCACCGTAGGTGAGGTCGGTCGGACGACCAGCGTAGCCGTAGCCAGCGCTGAGGGCCTTGTTGAGGTTCTCGATCTCAGCCTGGGAGACGAGACCCTGCTCCAAGCCTTGCATAATCTGATTCATTGCGTCTTGATACATCTCTCATATCTCCCTTAGTTACTTGATGCCGTACTTGTTAGCGATGTCTTGAAGCTCGCCGGCTCCGCCGATCTCAGCCTTCAGGACGTCCTCGATAGAAACTTCTTTTCCAGATTTCTTGAGTGTGATCAGTTCGTTCAGGACCTGGGCCTTGTTGAGCGGCTCTTCTTCTACTGCACCTTTAGCCAAGGCTTGAACGTGCTTGTAGGTTGCGCCGCGAGCAGGAACAGGCGCTTCCGCCAGCTGCTTTACCGCGCTAAGAAGCTCAGAGATCTGACTTTGGATAGGAGCGATCTTGGCGTCGATCGACTTGGAAAGCTCGTCCTTGTCTTCTTTCTTGTCTTCTTTGTCGTCCTTGTCGTCCTTGTCTTCTTTCTTGCCCATGTATTTGTCGCACTCAGCCTTGCACATCTCGCGCTTCTTCATAGCTTCTTTGTAAGCGTGCTCGGCTTTTTCGCACTCTTCTTCTGCTTTAGAATAAGCTTTTTCAGCTTTCTTGGCTTCGTCTTCGTGCTCTTCTTCGTCTTCGTGCTCTTCTTCTTTTTCGTCTTCGTCTTCTGCTTTTGCTGCAACTTCTTCAGTGCGCATGTCGCCGTCTGCGTCGTGGCCCATCTCGATCTCTTCTGCTGCGAAGCGATCGCTCTTCTTAAGGGCCTCGATCTCAGCCAGCGTCTCGTCGATCAGATCGGTGAGACTTTTAGCGAGATTGTTTTCCATCGGTTTGTTCCTCTTTAACCTTATTGGCCCATCATCTTCATATCTGGGTGACCAGCAAGACGAGCGAGTTCGGTCGTCGTGTCACCGGCTTCGAGGACTACGTCGTTAGTGAAGCGGGTGCAGCAAGCGAGTACTGCAAGGTCTGAGGCGTTCACAAAGATGGCTGCGATGCTGTTTTCGCCGGCTGCACCTTTGATCTTGATCGTCCCTGGGTTGCCGATGCCGATACCTAGGAAAGGAGATGTTGTGTCGTTGATGCCGCCCATCGGGGACTGGATCGACGCGTCTGTGTAGCTGATGGTCAAACCAGCTGCTGTAACTGAGGTAGCATTTCGAGTAGCCGCAACGCCTACTGCGTCGAGGTTTCTCTTAATTTTGTCGAGTACTTGAACTGGATTGCTCATTTTTCACTCCTTTAAGTGAATGCATTTAAACATTCGTAATTTACTATATCACGCTGCTGTAGTTAAGCAGCAAACCTATAACCTCAAGATTATACTATCGCTAGTAGTATGCTTTATTTTAAATTAGTCTGTCTTTCTTGGAAAGATTGTCAAACTCCCACAGCGGTTGTAAGTTTTTATAATTGCAGGCTTTGTTGAATTCGTCAGGATTCGACAGGTCGAACGAGCTCAATGGAATGATGTGGTCTATGTTCCATTTTCCATCGCCTTTGCCCCAGTTGTCCCACGACATACCAGGCTGGAACATCTCGGCCAGGTGCGACTTGAGCTCCTCTATCGAGCAGCCAAGCGAGGACACCGCCGATCCGGTCTTGGCGCAGTTTTTTATCGCGGAGTTTAAGCGAGACCTTATCACCTTCAACATCCTGAAGTTTAGATCATTTTCATAGCGGTCTTTATAGTACTGCTTGCCGTTCTTCTCGTACCAGGCGCGATTCAGCCCTTTTATTGTATCTTTGTTCTCTGATCTCCACTTGGCATGTTTGGCCAGCAGCATATCTTTGTTGTCTTTGTAGTAGTCTGATCTTATCTTGCGCTTCTCTTCTTCGGTCATCGGCGTCGGTATGTCGCCCTTGCTGTAGTTTTGCTTATAGAAAGCCCTATTGCACTGCTTGCAGGAAGGGCGCTTTCCGTCGGATCTTTTGTTGTCTCCTGCAAAACTATCTAAACTCTTAGACTCTTTACACTTACTGCACGTCTTCATGCTATGATCACTTGTGCGATATAAAGAACTTTGCCAATGTGTCGAACGGCAGACTCTTGCCGCAGGATCGGCATTTCACTTGGTATTTCATGTACGGCTGCTCTTTTCCGCAAGCCGGGCAGTCGATATACTTGAAAGTCCTTGATCCTTCTACGCTCTCGGTCTGAAACACTCCGCCCCCGGTGAGGCTGGTGGGCGATCCTGCTCCGCCGTAACCAGCGGTTAGGGCTTTATCTAATCTACTGTTTTTTTTTAAGCCATCAACTATGTCGTGGATCTTCTCGATGTTGCCGCGGATCTTGGCGATCGAGGACCTCTGGGAAAGGTCGATAAGGGCCGGGACGTTGACTGTAGCATACGGCGCGTAGGATTTGATCAGGTCGATCTCGTCGAGCGTTGGGGCAGACTTAGCGAGGTCTAGGCCTTCGACTAGGGTGGCGTTGTTTGCCGGCGTAAACGTAAGCGCTAGCCCCCTGATCTTTGTCCTGGCCAGTATACGTTCGTCCTTCTTGCCGCGTTCGACGATGCCGCCTTCGACCGAGCATTTCATCTTAAGCGGAGAATCAGTTCTGAACTGGTGCTTGATTATAGCGGCAGCGGCTTTGGCAGAGCGATGGTCTTCGTCGTCGAAGAGTAGACCTTCTGTGTAGATATACGGTGCCTTTATCTTGTTCCAGTAGTATCTGTGACGATCGGTATCGCAGTCTTCTAAACCAAAGATCTTCTTTACACCAGTAATACGACCGATTACATCAGGTAACTTATTAGAATGGTTATCATTTATTATGCCACGACCAGCTTCAAGTTCTGAAATATCAGCGCCTCCAACATCAAGGATCTCGCCTTGTGTATCTCGTAGCTGGGATCCAGCAACTGCATCAAATTTTGTGGCCACTATAGATCTCCCTACCTTACTATCTTTATAGATTGTACCACTTAGGTTTATCTATCCACTCTCGCCCCAGAAGTTTTTGGCATATGTCTTCTCCCTCTGGGGTTTTAAAATCATTCTTAGTCCTGTTATCGATCGCCCACATCGGCCTCAAGTTTGTGTAATGCTGTAACTTTATTAGCTCTTCTTCGTTCTGCGCTTGAGAGCAAGGACATATATGATCGATGTCCCAGCCATCTGGTCCACGTTTGCCTTTATTTTTCCAACTCATGCCAGGCTGCCACAGCGACTCTATGTGCTTAAGCACTTCGTCTATAGGCATACCAAGCATATCCGCGGATTTTTGAGTTTTCTTATATTGCTTGCCTATAGCCATGCCGATGCACGTCCGCAGCGATCTTTTGTAATAGACATGATTCCTAGAGACCGGTCTACAACACGACGATATGCCGCCGCACTTAAAGGATGACTCGTTGAAGCTTTTCTCGCTGCCGCAAACTTCGCAGCGACAATTGTACGTGCGACCAGAATAAGAGAAAACCACCCATGAACCGTTAGCAAGACCGACTACAGTAGAGCCGCGGGTTGAGTTGTGTCGTTCTATTGTTTCTCTTATTTTTAAGCAGCCGCAAGATTTAGACTTGCCGTATCGCAGGCAGGCATAGCTTGTTTCGTGTTCTTTTCCGCAGTCGCATAAGCATTTAAAGCGTCTATTTTGACGATCGGTACTTGTTTCTTCTACGACAACCAGTTGACCAAATCTAGTGCCAGCTTCTATCTCTACGTAGTTCCAAGCTTTCCTCATATACACCTCAATAATAAAAATAGCCTAAATAGGCATCTTTATTATACCATATCAAAGCCTTACGCTGACACTGCTACTCGCAGTATATGCTGTCGTCGCTTATCGATGAGTCCTCTATGACGCTCTCGTCGTTGAACAATGACTTCAGCTCTGCCACGCTGGTCTTGTCTTGAAGCTTAGCGATTGATTTCTCTGATGTTTTCTTGACGGTGTCTACGGAGATCTGCAGGAGCGCGGCGATGTCGAGGTCGGACGAGGGTGAGTCGTACATGAAGTGGGCCTCGTACTTGAACCAGCAGTATCCTGAAAGTTGGTGCGCGATGGCCCAGGGGCAGCCCGGCATCCTTGCCTCTTCGTCTTCTGTGGGTTCACGACCAAGTGCCTTTATGGTCTTCAGCCTAAGCACGGCCAAAGGGCACCACGTGTCCGGCAGCGCCTTAAGCTGCCTCGGGCATCTGGCCTTGAATCTTTTGTCCAGATCACCCACTTTAAGTTCCCTCTCTTTTGTTTTCTTGTGAGGTTTTTAATAAGTGGTCGTTTTCCCAAATAGGCTGAGTATTCTTATAGTTATGCAAATCTAAATTACTATAATCTGTACTTAATGGAATTATATGATCTATGTGCCATCCATTTATACCATAGTTTTCCCAAGTCATGCCGGGTAAGAATTTAGATTCTAAGTATTTTATATAAAAATCCATAGAGCAACCTAAGTATTCAACAATAGACATAGACTTATTGCTTTTTAATGCTCTTTTGAGTCTACTTTTAATATTTTCACGAATCTTTGAGGGTGTGTGAGTTTTCTTTCTATTGTTTTGATATTTTATTTTCTTAGTTCTTCTATTTTCTTTCGAGCAGGTTTCACACAATACACGCCTAGATCCTTTTAGAGCAACGTTTCCGCATGCACATTTTTTAGGCACTTTAGGTCTAAGGACCTTAAGTTCTTTATATTTATTTGATTTTGCTTCCGATATTTTGCGAACTCTATCTGGATCATTTGCTCTACGAATTTGTTCGTTTATTTTCCAATCTTGTTTTCTTTTATCTTTATAGCAATTGCTACACAGCCTATATCTTTTATGAGATACAGGCTGTCCGCATGTGCATTGCTGATTAAATTCTAGATCGCCCACTGAATCCTCACTTTACGTCTGCTTTTTTGCGCAGTCAGCAAAGTTATACTCACGAAAGGTCTATCGGACCCCCGCAGCACGGGCACTCCAGCGTCTTTGTTCCTGTTTTCCATATTGTTATCTGCTGATGGCGGCAGGATCGGCATTCGAGAAAACCGACGCACCATATGCGTCGGTAGTCGTCTAGGTTGAAGAGGTTCTCTTCGTCAGACATCTTTGAAGCCTATCAGGGAAAGAGCTGGTGGCACTTCATCTCGATCAGCGGCAGGGCTTCTGCACCCATGGTCTGAACGTGCATGTCTACGCAGCGGTCGCGGTAGACGTGGCGGTCTAATCGGTTAAGGACCTCGTCTCCTAGCAGGAACCCGACCACCAGGGCCAGGATCGTCGCCGACGCGTATCGCAGTAAAACTTTTAGATCTACTTTCATCACTGTGCCTCTGCTTGCTGGGTTGTTGCCTTAGGTGCCGACCTGACACCGATAAGCTCTACGATGTGGCGTGATCCGTTGATGCTCGTCTCGACCGTGTGGCCGACGGACTTGCCCAGGAAACCGTCCACGATGTCCTTGTTAGAGATCTCGCTCAGCGCGGTCTTTGACCTGAAGATGCCTCTGTCTTCGGGCTCGTCGGGCGTCGTCGACGTGATGATGACGATGTCCTCAGGAGAGGACACGACCGTGGCGGCTTCCAGTCCGCGAGCGGTGTCGTCTCGGTCCGACGCCGACTGCCAGTCCTCGAGCTTGAACCTGTCTGCCTCTTTTGCTAGTAGGGTCTTGTCTACGTTCAGCGTAGAGACGATCGCGTTTAGCTTGTACTGGGTGTCGTTCAGCGCCCCGTAGAAGCGGGTAAGATCGTCCTGCATCGGGCGGAGCTGCTCCATCAGCTGCTTCATCAGCGCCTGATTTACTCTGATGGCCAAGGAAAGGTTCGTGGCCTCTTTCTCGAGGGCTTCGAGTCTCTCCGAGGTGCTCACTACTCGTTTCTTGTTCTTGTGGTCCATAATTCTCATCATGCCTCCCGGTTTATGTTGATCAAGCTCGCTTCTCGCGGACTCGGTCTGCTAGTGCCTTAAGTATGGCGATGTCTTCTGTAGACAGCTGAGGAACGGATCTGCCGGTACCCAGCAGCTGGGCCAGCTCTACGTTCAAGAACTCTCTGATCTTGTTCTCGATGATCTCGTACTCGTTGCCCTTGCGCTTGATGATCCTTGACGACAGGATATCGTTGATCGCGTTGGCTTGCTGCAGCTTGAGCTGCTCTGGCGTTAGCTTGGATGTAGTGTCTATCTTCACGACGTTTGACTCTGGAAGTTTTTCCTGTGCCTGTGCCATATCTTCTACCTTCTCGGGTGTTGACGTCTTGGCTTCATTGAGTATCGGGGCGATGTCTTGCTTAGTCAGTTTTACGAAACCGTACTTATAGGCAAGCGCATCGTAGAGCTGAATGGCAGAATCAAAGTCTGTTCGCGTCAGGGGCTCGTTGTTGTCGACGCACCTTTTCCAGTGCGCCTCGATGTTGTCATCGTACATCAGGATGCGGGTGACGTCGTTCTGCTGCTCGATCTCGCGAAGGATCTCTAGATCGTCGTCTGAGAGTAGCGGATTTCGCCGGTATACGTAAGGCCACACGCACTCACCGTAGTGCGATCTGTCTAGTACGACATCTTGCCCAGACAATGACACTAGGGTATCGATCATATCGTCAAGATATGATGGCCCAGTGTAGCCTGGCTGGTAGTATTTTTTATCAGGAGCGGAGAAATGAATGTAGCGGTAGCCTTGGGCCTCATATGCTTTCGCAAGCGTACTCTTGCCCGAACGATCGATGCCTTCGATTATGATCAGAGCCATATAGACCTCCATGCATCATATTATACACATGGGATCTATATGTTTGAGATGTCACTCTTTTTCGGCTTCTGCGGCGGCGTTTATCGGGTTGCGCATGACCTGGCCTTCTACGCTTCCAGCTCGAGTTGCGCCGTACTGCTTAGCGGATTCCTGAAGCTGCTGTACAGGAGACTCTTGCTTGCTGTGCCGAACCGCTGCCTGAGCATCTGCTTGTTTTTGTTTTTCCGCTTGGCCGTCAGCTGCCTGTTGTTGGGATTCTAACTGTTGCTGCTGCATTTCCATCTGTTGCTGCTGTTGATCTTTTGCTTCTTTATGGGCCTGCTTTGTCATAAGCAGATTTTGAAATTGAAGGAACATAGGATCGCCTGGTAGATATTTTAATTCATTTCTATTTGTTGCTCCAGTATCACCCAGAAAGAACTCACGTTGCTCTCCCTTGGTCATCATCTTGTCTACAAGAGTCCAGAACGACTGATTAAGAGGAAGATCTGCAATTGGATGACTAAGGGGTTTTTTGTCTTCATTTTTCAGAAGATCGTTCATAGAAGCAAAAACTGTCTGCTGCGCTTGTCTGAGCGATATATCTGTCTGAGGTGTATCGTCCGTGTAGCCTACGAACTTGAACTTATAGCGCTCTGCCAGCGTTTTGTCCAGCGCAGGAACGACATCTTGGTTTATCAGGTCCTCGATGAAGAACAGTATCGGCAGCAGACCACGCTCGCGAGAGTACGTGATCTTGAACTGGCCTGACTCTTTGGCCTGAGAGGCCGCGCGACCGTTCGCCGTGGTAAGGTAGTCGAGGCCGACCTCGATGGGGTCGATCTGGAACTGCGCGCATATGCTTCGCATGATGTGGGAGTTGAAGTTGATGTACTCCATCTCCTTGGCCGAACCAGACATCGGTATCCACTGCACGTCGTCTAGGCCGGCGACTATAGGCGTCCGCCAAGCATTGTTGGATCCTGATATAGTGTTGTAGAACTGACGACGGAAAGATGCAAGAGTGTTCTGAGTAACCGTGCCCTTAAGGTGTAGTATTCCTCGTGCAGCGTAGCCATGGGTGAAGTAGTTCGCATTGTATGATTCCACGTTAAGGTGGTTCGTGATCATTATCACCGACTGCTCGACCATGGATATGGCGTAACCGTTCGAGTCTGCAAAGTTCTTGGGATTGAACAGCTTGAAGATCATGTCCTCGTCGCCGAAGACGTTGAGGACTCGGTTGTCGACCGACTGCTGGACGTACTTGAAGTACTCGATCTCGGGCGTGTTTACGTGGCCGCGGTTAGACGAGTCGTTGTCGGATCTTTTCTTGTGATACAGGTCTACGGCGACCTTGGCCTGGCCCTCTACCGTGGCTCGGTTGATGTTGGGGTTTACCTTGTAGACCGTCTCCGCGGGCAGGGGACGGAACCTGTGAAGGCCGCCTTTCCTGGTCAGGACCTTCTCGCACGCGATGTGGCCGAAGCAGAGCGCGTCCCACACGATGAGCTTGACGAACTCGCCGAAGAGCATCTCCTCGCCGCGAGGCGTTCCGTCTATGCGACCGCAGTGGTAGACGAAGTCTTCCAGCATGCGGATGTTGTCGATGTCTTCCTGAGACATGGCCGAGTGGTCTGTCTTGACGAACTTGTATCCCATGTCGAAGCGCTTGTGCTGGGGGCGAGAGAACCTCAGGACCGTATCGCAGCGGATCTGAAGGATCGTGTTCACGAGCCAGTCGCGCATCGATATCTCGCGCAGGGTTCTGTTAGATATGCGAGAGACCCTGCTCTTTGAGAGAAAGTAGTTGTGGACCGCGTGGTCGTAGAACGGGTCGGTCAGTATGGCCTTGGCGCCTACGAGCTCGCCGGTGCCCGGCTGACTTTGGGATTTGTCTGGCGCGTCGTCTGCGTCGACTTTTGTTAAGTCCTCTATGTCCTTGCGAATCGAGTCGGTAACCGCTTTCTTGATATCTTCAATCCAAGACATAAAGTCTCCAATAATATGCGCTTTTATTTATTATACTTATCAAAACGTCCAAAGAAATCCACCGTCTACAGACTTATCGTCTTCCTCGTCATCGATCTCAGACAGCCTTCCTATTTTACCAAGCTTATCGGCATTAACCTCTGGATTAAACGGCAGGTTGTTGAGTTTCGCGTACTCTTCTGGAGTGGGCGCCTTGAAGAAATTTCCATTGTTATCAACCAGTTTTGCCATATCGACGTCCAAACCGGCAGATGAAAGCACGATCTGGTTCTTGCCGAAAAGGTTCGTCAGCGGGTATCGTAAAGCATCCAGCCAGTGATCGTGCTCGCTGTCTGGAGTGTCTGATATCTGGCCAGCGGCATCGGTTTTGTAGTGGTAGAGCTGGAACTCCCTTATCAGAGCCTGACATGTCTCCTGAGCAATGAAAAGCTTAGACTCGGCAGTGCCTGGAATCTTGAGCCACTTCTTTATGATCTGTATGCCGGTGTTGATGTTTCCCTTGTCTGTGTTTGTCGAAGTCGGAAGGCCAAGCTTCCTCATCTCTACTGCGTCACCAGGATCCGCTTGGTCAGGAAAGTAGAGTTGGATACGGTATGGCTGATGCCACTTGTTCTTGATGTGGTGCATCCACGTGGGCCTTGATATATACGTCATGCCGTCGCATCTTACGACGTATATGTTCTCTTTTGCGTCCACGAAAAATACCACGAGCGTGTGCGGGTTTGACCATCCCCAGTCGATGCCGGCGTACGCTGGAAGACCCATGTTGTGACAGTTGCCGCTCAGCGATATTACTCCGTTGCGGCGAACAAATAACCTAGACGAGGGCATCGTTACACAATAGACCATTCCATCGTAGTCTACTTCACCTATGTTTCCTTGTGTTTTATTAGAATATTCGCTCTTGTTGGTTCCGTTGTTGATGTAGTACGAACGATCTGCTGGCTTGTTGTTTGTCTTAAAGTGAAAATTAACTCTAAAACGTCTTAGGTACTCAGTCCCTGTGTTCTTGTGCGTTTTGCCTTGATTACCCTGCATTGAAAGAGAACTCTTATATCCCAATCTAAAGCATAGCTCTTGAACATCGTTGGCAAGCTGCTCAGAGCCTGTTGAATAATAAGGCTGTTGCCTTGATCCGTCGAACATGTACGAGCCGTCCCCGAAGCATAGCCACTCCAAAAGGATCGATAGCTGCCTGCGGGAAGCTTGTTCAAGTATGTTCCTAGATATCAACTTGTTGACGGCAAACTTTAAAGGCTTTAAGTAATTATATAGTTCTTTGTTGTATACGGACCAGTTTGTCGTATAGTCAACCTGATCCCGAGCATCAGACTCTCTGTGAAGCTTGTTGGGCCAAGCTATCGATGCCATAAGCCGCTCAACCTTGTCAGAGGCGTCTCTGCTCTTAGACTGAGAAACCTCTACCTTGTTGTGCCCCCACTCGTCGTTTGCTCTTGTCGAACTCATAGAGCCTTCGCTCAGCCAAAGCCCCATGAAGGCCATAAACTGATCGCCGGTCATGAAGCTTATAGGAGATTTTATGTCCATGTTGTTTGCTGTAGAGCCGGAAAGCCAGGTAGCCGGTATGTAAAAATCGTTCAGCTCGTCAAGAGAGTCTGCTCGCTGCTTCAAAAGCTTTATCTCTTGCTTCTTTCTGAAGTTTCTACCGTGAAGGTACTCGACATCGTGGTTGGGAGTAACCAGAAGGTCGAGATGGTGCTTGCCTCCGCCTATCTCATTGTAAAGGTTTACCATCTTTCCCTTATAGTGATACGAGATGTGCTCTATCGGTTTCTGGTAGTTTAACACACCACCGTTGTCTAGGGTGGCTAGAGTGTCATACTCAGTAAGATCTTTAAAAAGCTTAAAGCCGTTGTTCGTCAAAACCTCAGTGTCGTCACTGAAGCATTTCTTGACGAATATATCGTGGTTGCACTCGCCAGGAAACTCTTTTCCGGTCAGCGACAACCACATCTGGTTCCAGGTCTTGACGTGCATGCGCTCGTCGAACTCTTTGTAGATGATCCCCTCGACCGACGGCTTTAGATTCATCAGCTGGGACATCGCCCAGTCAGGACCCTCTGACAAGACCTTCTGCGCGAGCTCGTCTATAGACTTGAGCATCGGCGATTCTGAGACTTGATTCTTGGCGTCGCCGAGGCATATAGGAGCGAGTGGGCATTTCCCGCAGCCTATGTACATCTCGTATCTCTCGTACTCTTTCTTCCTCTGCTCGCCGAGCTTCTCGAACTCTGACGGAGATCTCACGTCGAACGACTGCTGATCGATGTAGTATTCTTGGCGCTGCGTTCCAGATCGTGAGTCTGGGCATCGCTCGGTGAACTCAAATGCGGTCCAGCGACGAACATGTCTGCCCTGCTTCTCGGCGTTCTCGATGGCTTGGTTCATGAGACCGTATCGCGACTTTCTGGTCGATATGCCCACGCGCAGCGGCTTACGGCCGCGCTTGGAGTCGAGCATACCGGAGATTTCTTTGTAGGCGCGTAGGCCCTCACCGGAGACTGTATCAATCTCGTCCACCACGACCAGCGGCACGTGTGGTCCATTGCAGTTGTGGTTGATGGTGCCGTCAGCTGTAACAAACGAATTTGACATCGGATTGGTCGGATCGTCGCTTGAACGAACCTCCAATTTCGCTATTTGCTTTATGCCCGTGCGCTCGATTTTCGTTACCTTAGCCATCTGAACCTCTGTCAACGCTTAAGACCATCTTCGCCTGACCCGCGTCGTAGATCTTGACCAAGCCAAGCTCTTTGGCGTACTCTTTCTGTGTCAATTTTCTCTCGTCCATGTTAGCCTTGCAGAACAGACGATTGTAGGTCTTGTCGTAGTCGGTCCACTTCCATCCCAGCGTGGTGCCGACGTGCACGAAGCCCATGTCCTTGAGCGAGGCGACGTCGCCGTACCGCAGGTCGACGAACGTGTAGATCTTATCTATATCGAACGTCTTTATAGCATACTTGAGCAGCTTGGAGTAACCGCCAACGACCACGGTGCTCAGCGCAGAAGCGAACCTTACTATTTTTACTTGACTGCCCTCGAACCTTAAGGAGAGCAGGACTTTTATCTGATCTACGTCCTTGAGGGCCAGATACACGGAAGCGGACGCGAACCCCATGAGATGGTTGGCCTTGAGGAAGGTCTTCGCCTCCGGTGCGGTCACTTGTCTTATATCAAGCTTCCTGGCATGGAGTTTATCTTTCACCGCGCCAGCCTTTACCGCTATCATAGAGTCGACGATCGACCGCTTGTAGATCACCTCGTCTGCCCTGAACTGCAGGAGCCTTAAGTTAAACTCTTCTGCTTTTAGCCTTGCCTTCAGGTGGTATTTCTTGTGTAATGTTTTGTCCGAGTGCCAGTATAGACCGTCGACGTTGACGTAGACGCGATCGGAGACCTTGAAGTCAGGTCTTATGTTGCATCCTTTTGCCGGGAACTTATCGAACCTTGATAACATAGGATTTGAGCTCATTAGCGTTTCTATGTCGCTCATGGTAAAGTGCTCTTCGACTAGGCTGATAAAATCGCTCTCCGTAGCTGGTAGGTGCTTGGCATAGATCTTGCACACGAACGAGTAGCTTATCTTGTCTGCGAAGTTGAGCTTCCATATATCTTTGATGGATCTTCCGTCTAAGCTCTTAGCTACGCCGATCTCTTGAAGTTTTCGTAGCCTATCCGCTGGATCCGCCTTTGTCCTTTTAGATCTCTTTCTCTCGTTTAGTCTTAATCTTCTTTCGGCTCTGGTCTCTTCTTTCTTCTTCAAGGCCTCAGGGCTAAGGAAGCGGGACCTGTTCTTGTCTATCGTCTCTGGCAGGAGCAGCGGAGTGGACACGCCGTACCGCTGGAGGTTCGTGCTCGCTATGTCGTGGTATTTTTCCTTTATCCTCTGACTCATCTTTGCCCTGAAGTCGTCTGTGGTGTGGGTCGACGCACGGCTGTCCGACAGCTTCTTAGACTTTCTTCCAGGATGAGACTGACCGTAGAAAGCAACCTTGTACACCGGAGCCCACCACTCTCCGTGGTCTACGTCGATGAACTTGGCTTTCTTGTTGGAGGAAGAGTACGAGCTTGGGTCTATAAAAACTAGACCTTGATGGTTTGTATCGAGTGCGGCGATTATGTCCGCAAGCGATATCTTTCTTCTATTGGGGTGCTTTTGGCCGCATGTGACCACCTTCGTAGGCGTCGCCCACCACTCTCCGTGGTCTACGTCGATGAACTTGGCTTTCTTGTTCATGCCGCAGAAGGTTGAGACGTCTATAGACACTAGGCCGCCGTGCTTCTCCAGCAGAAGCTGCCGTATCTTGTCTGGTGATGTCCTGACGTTAGACAATATAATCCCCTTAGTGCCATAGGGATTATACCCGATATTTATCAATTAGCCTTGATTACGGTGCATTTTTTTTACAAAGCAGCTCATGGACCAATCCACCCCCTTCCCAGAAGCCTACTGCACGATGCTATTGCTTGCTCCGTAGCAGTGTCACGCTTTGCGAAGTTCTCGTCTTTCCACATCGGGCTAAGGTTGGTGTAGTGCTGCAGCTTTATGAGCTCTTCTTCGTTCTGAGCCTGAGAACAAGGACATATGTGGTCGATGTGCCAGCTACCAAAGTTGTCCCACGACATCCCCGGCTGGAACAAGGACTCCAGGTGTCTTCTAACTCCCTCTATGTTGAGCCCCAACAGCTTCTCGGCCTTGTCGTTCTTCTTGTAGCGCCTGTTGATCGAGTTGGTTATCCTCACCCTTATGCCGCGCACGAAAGCCGTTTCTGGATCGAATATCTTCCAGTGTGAAAAACAAAGTTTATGCTTGAAGGCATTGTTGTCGCATGAAGCATGGGAGCATTTCTTTTTAGGTTGCCTAATTCGCCACGCTTGATAATGCGTGCCACATAAGCCTTTTTTCTCAACCTTCTTTGTGCACCCAGAAATTGAGCACTCTGGGGCCTGTTTTAGTTTGTTGGCGTTGTAGTGCACAGAACAAAGCCCGTTGTGCTTTGCATTTTCTTTGCAGTCATATTCGGAGCATCTAGGTCGAGTTGCAAATCTATCTTTATCGTAATGGGACCTACACATGCCCCTGCGAAAGATAGAGGAACCACACTTGGTGCAGCCTTTATCTAGGCGGCATTCCTTGCACGTCGTGTAGACATTCTTGTAGAGAGGCTTCTGGCAGGATTCACAGTAGTCGGCTTTACGCTTTAACTTCTGCATGCGCTCGCGTTGAGGTGCTTTCCAAGGATGAGATCTCGTCGGCGTCGGTGAGGTGCTGAAGCTCGATCCATCCGCGCTGGGTCCAGACTTTGTGGTCGAGGGTTCCTTCGATGACTCTTCCATCTTCTAGCTCTATCCTTATGCACTCGGCGTCTTCTAGCTCGTTGCCGAGGACCTCGACGAAGCCGGTGGTGTCTTTGATAAAATCGCCTGGCTTGAAATCTGCCAATGATCTTATTGTACCATGCACATCGGTTGACGTAGCGGAGGAAACCAGGCACGCTCGCAGCGTGCACGGGAGCACTTCAAGTGTGACTTTCTCACTCTTGATGTTGAACACTGACTTCTCCATCGTCATCTTCTCTAGGATCTTGTTCTCTTCGCTGACCTTCGGTGGGTTCACTATCGGCTTTATTCGGTCTGAAAGAAGGAATTTCTGCTGATACTCGTAGCATCGTTTTGCCTGAGAAAGGATCGCGCCCACGTGCACCACATCGCGCTGATCGTGCATCAGCACTAGAAGCTCAGCTATGGCCATGCCGAGGGTGTTGTGGCTGATGAAGCCGTTCGACCAGTACGCGTGATCGACGTCTACTTCAAGATCGTAGAAGTAATGTTTGCCAAAGGCAACTGAATCTACGGTCTCGTAACACCCCCTCCTGACGAAGGAAAGGTAGTCGGCCCAATCATATTCCTCTAGGCGTTTCGCTAGATCTATGAAATAATCGATCTTGTAACCGTAGACATAAAGCTCCTTAGCCTTCTCGCCAGATCCCCAAAGATCTTTAGAATACTTTATATCGGAGTGGGTCTTTTTTCCCGCCTCGAGACGCCAGTATCCATTCGCGATCTCATACTTGTCTTTTATAAAAGATGCAAAGGGTTTCAACAATTTAGACGGATAGCGAAACTGCTCGTTCATCTTAGCGCTGTAGATCTTGAAGGCCTCGCGCTTAGAGAACAATGGCATCAAATATTCTGGTAGAGCGGTTTTATAATCGACGCAGTGATACTCCACTACGTGGTCTTTAACAAACTTAGTTGTAGAAGGCTTGCGTCGTTTTTTGTTGATGACGGCATGAACACCGAATAAATTCAAAATCTGAGCTATTTGTTTTATGAGCTCTGGATTGGCTAACGTTATCGAGTCTTTGGAGCCATCGGTCTCCATCATTCCAGATATAAAACCAGCCAGAAAACTTGGACTATGGTTCAATGTCTTCAGCTTTTTGAAATAGCAGAGTTCGCCCTCGATAATGGAGTCGCAGTATTCTCTTAAAGCCTTGCTACAGATACCAGCTATACTGAGATTTGGCGATCTTTTGTCATATTTCACTTTTGGTTCTACGCCAAAATGTTTGACTATAGTATCTATATATATTGCTAATTGATCTTTATCTTTTGCGGCAAAAGATATGGCATTATCAAAGCGACTAACAGAACCATCTCCGGTTATGCAGCCAACAAGCCATCCTAGTTCGTAATCGTTAGAAGACGTGTCTACTAAGGCACCTAGTGACTCTAAGGACCTATAGATCAACTGGCCCGGAATAAGATTTTTCATGTAGACCCAGTCGATCTTGCCGGTCTCGGGGTCAAGGGCTTGAACACGATGCTTTAAGGAACCAGTCAAAGACCATGCGCCATCTTTGGTAAGATGTTTGGTAGTAATGGTTACGCCATCTTTAATGCCTTCGTCAAAAGTTTCGACCACGGGTTTCCAGGACCAGCCGGTCCAAACTAAATCGCCAACCTTAACGTTTTGTACATATTTGGTACCACTATTGGTAATGATTACAGTATCTTGCGAAACGCACTTACCGCTGCCCCTTCCTGCAACATACAGTAATTCTTGGATATTTTGCGGATTGTTGTTGTTCGTGCATATGTCGTACACGTCCCAAACTGCATGAAAAGGAGTGGTGTCTGCATACCTGGAGACCTTGCAGTCTGGCAGGTGTAGGTTGAAGAAGTACCGGATAAAGTTCTTGAGGTCTTTCTCCGTGCGGCACGGCGTTAGCAGTATACGCTCCAGCTGCTCTGGCGTAAACTTGGACGCGTTCTCTGAGATCTTGCGGTTTATCACCTCCTGGCGCGCAGCCTTGGTCTCCTCGATCTTCTTCTGCTTGATCTTTGGTCGGTCGATTATAGACTTATAGTGCCCGGTGCAGTAGCCTCTGGACTTCAACGGTTTGCTGCAGCCTTCTACGGTGCATGTCCTGTTCTTACTGTCCATCGTCGTCTACCTGCACGAGCTGCTCAAGGAGCATGGCCTCTTCTGACTTTGGCAGAAGCTTCTTCGTCGACTTAGTCTTTACCACCCTCGCCTCCTGCTGCGCGTTCGGGTTGGTGAGCGAGCGGACCGAGTCGGTGACCTTGGCCAAGGTGTCGATGACCTGCTGGTACTCTTTGAAGTTCTTTATGCGCATGTTCGGCAGCGGGTTGTTCTTGGGATCGTCAAGGAACTTCCTTATCTCGTCCGCGTTCTCGACCGACGAAACGGTTATCATGTCGGTCAGGAACTCGACCTGCTCTACGGTGGACCTGATTATCCTGGCCCTGATGCGGTCGTATATCGAGCTCGCCAGCCTTTCCTTGTCCTTCACCCATCCGCCGGCGGCAGCCGTGTACAGTATGCGCGACTTGGAGTACTGCGGAAATCGAGCGGCAAGTTCCTCGGTGCTGTAGCCGATCAGGAACAGCTCGTATATCGGTGATGCTTCTTGTTTGTCTATCGCGCCTGACGCAGTCGGCTGACGAAGGTAACGCTCGATCTCTGCGATCTGTTCACCGGTCAGCCCGTGCTTCTGCTCCGAGCTTAGCTTTTTCTTCGACACGCAAGGTCTCCCACACTGGGTGCAAAGAGATGTTGTGCAGCGTCTGATTTAGACGCAGCAACCCTATCATCTTATACCTTGATATCTGCTCGTTGGATAGACCTAAAAGGATGAGAACTATGATTGAGCGCTCTAGGTCGGTGAAATTACTGAGTATATTCTGAACAAAGCCGACCTTAAGCGTTGAGGTGTAGAGGTTCACTATGTCGTCGGCGATCCTGTCTCTTATAGAGTTTCTGAAGCTTATGTCTTCGATATTACTGTATAAATCAGAGTCAGGGTTTTCTAGGTATCGCACCCAAAGATCCTGACGATCGTCCTCGTTGGTCGAAAGTCTATCGATCTTTTCCTTTATCATCATTATCTTTGGATCTTTGTTCCTCATACTCAGAACTCTTCTTTAACTCCATTGATGTGGCCCATCCCGGGCCACAATACGACCGCACAAACGTCGACAGCAACTGCTGAAACTCAAGGTTTCCGTTATTGCTAAGGATACGTCTTGTTCTCCACATAGCCCATACAGAGCCTAGACTCTTGAGCTCTTGATACTTATTATAAGCTTTGACCAAGGATGGGGCCGCATACAAGACGTAGTGTACGCGCTTATTGTCTGGATCTATCGATAGTTCCAGTGCTGTAATGTGCTTGTTGACGATGCTGCCGTACATGAAAAGCGTGTCTTTGGCGTTGTCGGTGAAGAGGCCGCTGTTCATAAGCCAGCGCTGCTGGTCTAGGTACTCGCTGGATACCGTGCTCATCGATCCGTCCTCGTGTAGTGTCTCAGGGTTGACTTAAGGGTGTCCCTGTCGATTCCTCCAGCGTAGACCTTGTCTACGTACTGGTCGGTCATAGTCTCGATCGTAGGAGCCGATATAGAGACCCTGGATGATCTTGCCGTGTCCGTGAACTCGGTCTTGAAGGTCACGTGGGCCACTTTCTTGAGTTCCTTGATCTCTTTGGACTCGAGCATGGCCTTGACCTCTGCCCTTGGCCCTATAAGTTTTACTATCCACATGTCTGTCGAGTTTATGTTCATAGCAGAATCTTTGCCGACCTCGAAGTCTAGGGTCCGCCACATAGGAAAGGGTGACTCTATGAACTCCTGGGACATATCGGATATGTCTAGTATGGTGAGTCCTTTGGTCTGTCCCGCATCGCCTGCAGATAGACACATAGGCGTACCTGGGTATAGAACTCTGCCAGATCCCATCGGTCCATACTCGAGAACCTGCTTCTTGTGAATATGCCCAGATGCGACAAGGTCGCAATCCAAGACATCAGTTGAGATTCCGTCAGTAGCCGTCTTGAAGCCATAGTCTGCGCCTATGAATGTGTTGTGCGTTATCGCGACGCTGGTTGAGATCTTAGGCCAGTCTCTTGGGTCATGGACGTAGGGGACATACGTTATGCCGTCTGCCACGGTGACGACGTCGGCCACTATCAGGTTTTTACTCTCGAAAGGCTCGAGCGCGTGATACTCGCTTGAGTTGGGTTTATGCATGTCGTGGTTGCCTAGGAGAAGCACGGTCGGGATCTTGAGCTCGAGGAGACGGTCGAGATGCCTAGAGACCGTACACATCACCTCTGCTCGGATAATGGCGTGGGTGTCGAACGTGTCGCCTAGGTTTACGATCAAGTCTGGCTTCTTGGTCTCGGCGATAAACTCCACCCACTCCAGTAGGGCCTTGCCCTCTGAAAGATGGGTGTGGCGGATATGTGGGTCGCCGATGAGCAGGATTCTAGTCATATCTTTCCTTCAGATCTTGAAGCTGAGATTTATCGAGTCGATGCTCTTGACTATCTTGAGTCGCTCTATGGCTCGTATGAAGCACACATACACCATGTATGCCTCAAACGAGTCTAGATCATAGTCGTCGTCAGGATCACGCATCATAGACCGCGACTTCCTGCTATCGAAAGCAGTCGCTCTATCTCTGGATCCGATATAGCGATGCTTCTACTCATCTTGAGTCTGCAGAACGCGTACACAACCCTGACAATCAGGAAACGGCCCTTTACTAATCGTCTTAGGTTGTGGTTCGCTAAGGTGTTCATACGTCGTCTTCCACAAACCCAGACGAGTCGATCTCGACCTTGGCGTCCTGATGCTCGTAGCAGGCACTTAGGATACGGTTCTGGAGATCTTTGTCCCCTATCACCATGTTCTTGATGTTCTGCTCGCCGCGAACCGGTGCCTCGTTTGCGAAGCACCACATCTGCGGGTTCTCTCTGCCTGTGTCTGGGTTTGTAGGATGCTTGATGACACCCAATGCTTTAGCGAGCTCGAAGATCTCGCCTCCCGTGTCGATGACGCCTAGGTCGTAGTGGAACGTGAACTCTGCCTGGCGAGCAGGCGCGCCCATCCGGTTCTTCTTCACCTTTACGCGAACCTTGTGGCCTACTTGAGCCGCTGCGCCGGTTATGGTCTCGCCTGACTCGATCACGCCCTTCTTAGAGTCAACGCGTGTGATCTCAAGCATAAGATCTGCCGCGTGCTTGAGCGCGTGGCCTTCTGAGATGACGTACGGGTTGCGCAGTGCCTTCATCGGGTCCATTTGCGCCGTAACTTGTTGAATAAACAGGGTTAATAGTTTATGTTCTGCAACTACGGGGACCACGAGTTTCAACGCAGAGCCGAGGTACTGGGATCCACTACCACCCATAATTTGGTCAGTGGTCTGCTTGCGTACGTCCTTAGGATATCTGATCGACTTAATCGAATCGATCACAATGGCCTTGATCGGTGCGCCATCCTGAATCAGCTCAAGCATCTCACCGCCGATATAGTCGAAGATCTTAACCGGATCGTTTGATTTCCTTACGACAAGACGATCTGCGTCGCCGCCTAGTTTGATGAACATCTGTGAATTGAAGGAGTACTCGGCATCAAACCAGATCGCTAAAGCCTCTTTATCAAGCCTCTGAAGCTCGATCAGCGCCATCATAGCGAGCATCGATTTTCCAGAGCTCTCTGGACCATATAAAATATTCACTTTGCCTGGGATAAAGCCGCCTTGGCACGTGGCCCAATTTAAAGACGGAGACCAAGTAGGAATAGCCGAGGGTGTTTGAGATCTTAACTTAGATACAGCAACGCCTATATCGCTTGTTAGTTTAGACATCCATTTGTTTGTCGACATTTTTATGCTCCTTAAATTCTAAATATTGCTCTTTGGTGTTTAAGATCTTCTTATTTCTTTGCGTTCTACCGTGTCTGACATGAAATTCTTTATGGCATGTTTCGCAAAGACATACCAGATTGCTTAACTCGTTCAAAAGGTGAGGATGATTTGCATAATCGTATAGATGATGAGCATTCAATGCCACACCTCTTTTAGAGCAACAATCACAAGTATAGTCTGCTAACTCAAAACACTGCTTACGAAGTTTAATATCAAACTGCTGTTTTCTAACGGCTTCCTGCTTCCAGCCAAAGTCATCAAACTCATCTAGTGATATTCCACGAACCTTGCAACTAATCTTTATCTTTGTTTCTTCTGAGACGCTCTGTCCCTTGTTAGGGGGAGACTTTCCTAGATTTGCTTTGCGAAGCTTTTGCTTCATATCTTCACTCATTGGCTTGCCCTTGTTGGTAGGGACTCTACCAATTGAAGCTAGACCAACCACTTTATCTCTGCATTTTTTACATGGCCTATCAGCAGAAGAGATATCACTCATCTTAGAGTAGACAATATATCCCCTATCTAAACCACATTTATCACAATAGTGTCTGTAGAGCTTTTGTCTTTTGCCGCTATTTTGAATCCTTATTTGAAAATCTGTTTTATCCACAGACACTACACTTCATCCTTTCATGCCTTCCCAAGGCGTCATGTATCCATCTTCTGACAGTTTCTTTACCGCATCGATCGCGAACCTAAATTCTTGCACCTTGTTCCTCATCAGGAGGGACATGGCTTGTGCCCTGGCGTGAACTTCCTTGGCGTGCTGAACGTCAGGGTCCAGTGCCACGTACGCCTTACGGGACTCGACCGTGGGCTTCTCGTTTCTTTGCCTGAAGAAGTCTGGTGCTCTGTCTAGGTATGCGATCGCTTCTGCTGTATCTACTGCTGATTTTGCGTTGAGCTCTGCCTGAACCGCTTTAGCGTGCATCACTGACGTGACGTCATACGCGATGATGAACTCCCGCAGATACACGGGAGCCATCATCTTGTTGAAGCCTTGTCCGATGTCGCTGAGCTTTCTGGTGAACTCGGCGATCTTCTTTAGGTCGATCGCCTCCAGCGTAGACTCTATCGTTGCAAGGTCTACAGACACGGTTCACCTCAGTTGTCGAGGAGTGATTCTGCGTAAGAGAAGATATCGTCGTCGGACGAAGCGCGAGCTTTGCTGGCTGGTGCCGGTGTAGGCTTTTTGGCTTGCGTTTGTGCCTGAGCTTGCGCTACGGGCTTCTTGGCTTCCCAAGGAGGAGTCTCTTCATCGTCTGCGTCGTCGAAGCGGGTCGTGATCTTCTTTGCGGCTGGAGCCTGAGCCTTCTTGATGGGTGTAGGCGCTGGAAGCTCGTCTTCCTCGACCAAGAAGCCGTCTACCGCTGCGTCTGGGTTCTGCTGGTAGATCACGGAAAGATTTGCCATCAAGACATCTTTGAGCTCCTCGTACGACATGCGCTTGTAGAGGGTCGTAAGATCGTAGCCCAGATTGTCGTAGTTGTCTACGACGTTCTGCGGCAGAGGATCACGGTCGTCGATGTAGCTGATGCCTTTGGCAGTTTTCTCTTTGGCCTGACTCTTAGAGACCGAGTACTCGGTAGATGTGCCCTCGCCTTCTCGGCGGATCTTGAACCACACGCCAGAGTCGTCGTCCTCTGACAGGAGAGAGGTAGGATCTTGGCCGTAGTCTGTCACGTACTGCATCATCTGCTTCTTCATGGCGTCGTGCGCGGTTTTCTTGAGCTCGAGAAGACCGACCTCGCCGGCCTTGTTGCAGGCGTTGTAGACGTACGTTGCTTTTGGCTTGGTGGTCCAGATAACGTCGCTGATGGGCTTGAGCTGGTCTCGGATCTCTTCCTTGCTTAGGCCTTGGGCCTTAAGCTCTGTCTCGATGGCTTCGCGCTTCTTCTCGAGGCGAGCGATGTACTCGGTAACAGGACAGGCATCTTCGCCGAACGATCGTGGAGAAGCGTACGGACGACGACGGCCGGACTGAGGGTCGGTCAGCCATGCTACGACCCAGCGGCGATAAGCGTAGCCGTCTGAGTTCTCGCCGAACGGCGGCAGTACGCGGTAGACGTTGTCTCCTTGGTTTACTTCGTGGCGTTTCCAGCCTTTGCGCTCTTTGAGAGAATCGAGGTTGATCTTGAGTGGTGTCTTTGACATGTTAAGCTCCTAAGTTTAGTGAATAGACACAATGTCTAATGATATTATACATCCAATTCATTTATCGACAGGCTGAGAAGATGCCTTTTGCTCTCGGTTTCGGCGGTGGTTGTTAGAGGGTTTCTCTGGCTTAGGCAGCGGTGCAGGTTTTTCTTCAAGCTCTACCATCTCTACAAGAAGGTCTAACGCCTCAGAGACCTCAGGATCTGGCTTGGGTTGCTCTGGCTCAGATCTGTCGATCTTCACTTCTTCCATGATCTTGAGCCTGTCGACCACCTGCTCTACGGAAGGCTTGCGCTCTTCCACAGGTTTCTCGACCGTGAGATGGGCACCAGCCTCGCTGAGGTCGATCTTGCCGATGCCGAGCCTGAAGAAGACAGACTCGTCCTGCTCGTCGCCTGTGAAATATATGACTTTGATATCTAAGGATCTTTCCTTTATGACTGTCTCATAGTATCTCTGGTAGATGGTGGGATACCGCGCTTGAAACATCTCGTGAACCACCAGTGCGACCTCTTCGTCTGAGGCGCAGTATCGGCCCATGTAGTCGTGCGGGACGACGTTGCGGTACGCGTTGAAGCTGCGGTCGTACCTGCGGCCGATCTCTTCGGCTATCGCCCTAAGGTAGTTTGGGCCCAGTATAGCGGAACCGCCTTTCTTCTTGAAGCATGCTCTGACCTCTTCTACGAAGGTCGGCGGAGCCAGGACCATCTCCTGGTGCGAGATGATCTTAGGGGGAGATTTTGTAGAGACATAGACGCTGTTCATTATTCTCTCCTTGAGACATTTGCTGTGCAGTATGTTTGTACCTACAGGGTCTTCTTGCTTCTGGTGTCGTTTCTCTCTACCTTCTCGATCTCGAGTATCTCGAGCGTTGGTGAGCCTCTCCATCCGCGCTTCAGGTTGCCCATGACGTAGACCAGCGAGTCTACTGGAAAGCGAAAGGCTTTCTTCTGGTCCCACTTGATGCACTCCATGGTCGATAGACCGTCAGACAGAACCACTCTGACTCTAGACCACTGTCTTCCGCTCTTGGAGACGCCTTCCGCATGCTCCGAGGACTGATACAGTCCTATCATCGCGACCCTTACGTTATGGCCGTTTTCTGAGGACTCGCTCGACGCCACAAGCTTCTCGGCCACACTGACAGACGCTATGACAGGGACTGCTGGCGATGTACCGAACGCCAGCGGTATGTCTTTTCGCTTGGTCTCTCGCATCGCCGGCCACATGTCCGAGATCTGGTTTCTTATATACTGATCGTCGAGCACGGCCTTGTTGAAGCACTTGTAGACCTCACGCTGGTTGAGGAAGATGTTCAACGGCGAGACGTCTACCACGTCGTCTGGGATCTTCTTGATCTTCTTTAGCTTTGTGTAGTGCGACAGAAAACGCTCCCTAGCTTCTGCTATTGACTCGGTTTCGTTGGCGAGCTCGTCGAAAACGCCTGCCTTAAACAGAGCCCAGAAGTGAGACGAGTTTATGGGTCCGTTGGTCTTGGCAACGAAGTCCTCGAAGGAGGAGAACGGACCCTTGTCGATTATGTTCCTGATACTCGCTGGACCTAGACCTTTGACTGTCGACAGCGGAGCCGCGATCCTGTTTCCGACTATGGTGAATCTGTCGGCTGGATTTCTAACAGACGGCGGTATGATCGTGTTGCCGAGGATGGAAACGTAGTGGCGGATCTTTTCCTCGCCTGAGTTGTTGAGCTCTGCTGTCCACCACTCTAGAGGAAAGTTTCGTTTCAGATACATCGTTATGTAGCCAAGGTGTCCGTAGGCGGCCGAATGAGATCTGTTGAAACTGTAGTTCGAGTACGCTTCTAGAACCTTACACAGCTCTTCTGCCTGCTGAAGCGTCCAGCCATGCTTTGAGGTTTCAGTCCTAACTTTATCAAACGCCTTTGTCATCACATCGCGCTTCTTCTTAGCGATGGCCGACCGTATCTGGTCTGATTCTTCCAGCGTGTATCCGCAGAATTTAACCAAGATCTCCATTAGTTGCTCTTGGTAAGTGACTACGCCGTTGGTTTCCTCGAGGATCTCTTTGAGATCTTCGTGAACGTATTCCGGCTCGCGGGCTCCGTTCCTGACATCTATGTAGAACTGCGTTGCCGACACACCAGGGATAAATTCTACGTCCAACGCACCAGGGCGACACAGCGCCGTAAGGTCGGCAAGATCTTTTCGACACACCGGAGCAAACTGCTTGATGTAGCTCTTGATGAGGTCTGTGTTGAACTGAAACGAAGAGTCGGTCTTGCGCTTATAGAAGTCCTCGTACACGCCTGGATCTTCCGGCAGGCGATAGAGCATCTGAACGCCTTTGTCGTCTTCCTCGAGAAGATCGATGCCTGTGTTTGTTTTCACGAGATCTACCACTCGTTCGATGGTCTTGATGGTCGTGAGACCTAGTATGTCTGCCTTCACTAGGCCTGACTTCTCGACCATCGGAGCCTCAAACTGGGTCACCGGCACAGGACCAAGTTCCTCGTCGTCGAACACCATGGTCGGCACGCGCGTCTGCGAGATGTCTAAGGTCGATATCACGAAAGCAGAAGCGTGTCGACCCATACCCTTGGGAAGACCGATCAATCGCTTGGTGATGTACTCGATCTCTGGGTATTGCCTGAAGAAGCTCTGAAGCGTCTCGTTCGTCTCGAGATGGCCTCTGTGATATACGCCCTCTGAGTCTACGTATCCGTACAAAAAGTCGGCCTCGTCTAAGCCCTGCGGCGAGTCTGGTATCGTCGAGCATATATCCATGACCTCTTTGTCGGTGCGGCTCCTACCGAATATAGCGAACATGGCATCCTTGAGCGCGTTCTTGGTCTTGAACCTCTGAAACGTGCCGATCTGCGCGAAGCCTACGCCGTACTTCTCTTGAAGGTACTTGAGCACCGGAGACCTGTTGCCGAGGTCCAGGTCGATGTCAGGAAATGATCCTGCGTTGATACGGGCGTGGCTTAGAAACCGCTCGAAAGGCAGCTTTTCTTCTATGGGGTTTACGTGTATGATCTTCAGATAGTACGAGATCAGACACCCACCGGCGGAACCACGAGCCAGGTTCTGTAGTATGCCTTTTGCCCTGGCAAACGCGCAGATATCCTCGTACATCAAGAAGTACGGCAGGAAGTTGAGCTTAGGGTTCTTCCATATGACCTCGAGCTCTTTCTTGAAGCGCGCGACGTAGACCGGATCGTCTGACCATCTACCGTGCTCTTTGACCTTTGCCATAAGAAGAAAGTAGAGCTGCTTGTCGTAGTCGTCGGTCTTGTCTAGTATGGATTGCGGAATCTCTATCTTAGGCAAGTGATATTCGTGCTTTATGTTGATTGTCTTAGATCTCTCTACTATCTTCATAGCGTTAGATCTTGCTTTTTCAACGACGTCTAGGCTCATCCAGTCTCCAAGATGGCGCTTGAGTATGGCATACTGCTCGTCCATGGACCTTTGATGCCTAGACTCGTAGAAGAAGCGCTTGTCCTTGAACGACGACTTAGAGACGACGTCCTGCAGCACCTTGTCGTCGGGCGATATGAAATTAGCCGTAGAAGATATGATAAAGTCGTAGCCGTGAGAGTCTATCAGACCTGATATAGTGCGATTGACGAGCTCCGTTAGGTTTGGCACGTCTTGATAGGACCTGAAGCCGATGCCTTTGCTGAAGTATTTTGTGACGTCTACTGGGATCAGCTCTAGGACCAGAGATCCGAGCTTTCGCCTGACCTCTTTTACGTAGCCCTCAAGATCGATAGAAGCATCAAGCAGAAGCTTGCCTATAAGGCCCTTCTCGCACCCGGTGCCGAACACGACGCCTTCTCTGTACTTTGAGATCTTGTCTAGGGAAACGACCGCGATCCTTACCTCGGAATCTTCTCTTGACTCGTCCCAGCCAAGAGACGCCAGCTTTAGAAGGTTGTAGTAACCGGCGTCAGACGTCGCCCAGGCGTTTAGCCTGAAGTACTCGAGCTTTCCGTCGAGCGACACGTTTAGGCTTATAGACGGAACCACGGTGATCGCATCCTCAGGGATCGAGATCTTGTGGAGCTTCTTGATCTTGTCTAGAACGGACTTCTTGTTTATAGACTTATACAAAGACGCAGCCCAGTGGTGGTCTGGAAACGATATCGCGCTGACGCTGTTGCTGTGCGCCCATAGGATCCAGTCCTCGACCGACACCACAGAGTCCGTGTTGCTGTACTCAGAGTGGACGTGGAGCTGAGGAAGCGGAGCGATGTTGAGCGATCTTACTTCGTCTACTATGGAGATCTCCGCGAACTCTTCTCCTGCGATCTCTGCGATCTTCATGTCTACTAGATACGTGGCACGTATGTCGCTCATGGCTTCGTGGGCATCTATCTCGATGCCGAACTCTTCGGCCAGATTGACGAGCTTGAACTTGGTCGTCTTGAGCTTGTCTTTTACGCCCTTTGCCCTGGCGTAGACGTCTCTGATCTCGCTCGAGAACAAAGAAGAAAAATGGCTCTGTCTGCCGGCTTTCTGAAACAGAGCCGCAACAAAGGATCTGTCGAAGTTTGTGTTGTAGCCAGACATCACGAACTTGACGTTGAAGGATGAAAGGTATCGCACGAACTTGTCGACCAGCTCGGCGGACGGCTGAAACGATAGCATCCGCTCGCGCGTGATGCCGTGTACTTTTACGGCTCCATCGTCGATGTTGTTCCAGTTTGTGGGCTGACAGAACTCGTTGAAAGGCGCATGCTCTACGCCATTTATGATAGGGATGCACGCGAGCTGGACGACGTCGTTGAGGGTGGGGTTGAGGCCCGTGGTCTCGACGTCGAGGTAAAGGTAGGCTTTCATCTCTTCTCCGATGGCTGTTCCATCGGATTATACGATCATCCTACGTGCCATTCGCCGTCTATGGCGTTGATGAGCTGACGAGCACCGCCCTGATAAACGAGGCACGACGAGTGGAGCCACGAAGAGCTGCCCTTGTTGTACTCAAGCTTTAGATAAGACGACGTCCCTACGCACCATGCTCCTCTTAGGATCTCTGGCGTATGAGAGTGACCGGATACAGAGTTTCCGTACGAAGACTCCATAGACTGAAGACTCCCTCTGGCACCGTTTGCGCCGAGATGGCCGTGCGCCCCGCACTGTATGCCTTCGACGGTGTAGTCATCGTCTATCGACAGCCATGTGAGCTTCTTGGCAGTCTCTGCCTTCACGAAGCGCGAGATGGCTGACTTAAGCGGATCTTTTCCGTCCAGGACCTCGATCGCTAGCGTCAGGGCCACACGATGGTTGTGGGGATCTTGAACGTAGCGCGCTTCCTGAAGGTAACGCTCTAGGAACTGATCGTGGTTCGATTTTACGATGACGACCTCGTCTGTTATGGCCGCGATATCGTCAAGGTCTCTTCCAAGGATCTTGAGCTCTTCTTCAAGAGAAAGCTGGCCCTTTTCGGCGCGCTTTGCCTTAAGGAGTTTGTAGTGTTGCTCGTGATGGTTTATGGAAACGCCGTCGAAGGCGTCGTGCAAGATTATCCGCTTGGGTCTCGTTTCCTTAGACACGGCGAACCACGCTTCGCGAGCCTTAGGGTCCGTGGATCCTGCGTGCCAGTCGCCAAGCACGAAGGCCTCTGGCCTACTAGGAGTAGTTGCTGTAGACGTGTACTTTGTGCCGAGATCGAAAAACGCGCCCTTTGAGTCAGCTTGGATCTGGCGAAAGTGGTAGATCTCGTCATCCTTGATCTCCACGACGATCGCGCCTAGGACGTGGTCGTGCTCTGCGATGTAGGCAGTACGCTGCGACATGTAGATGTCAGATGCGTAGTTGGGAGCCGTGATGGCGCCGGTGGTCATCATGAAGTGCGGGAGCTCTTTGTTGGACGTAGGCACGGCTTTGAGCCTCTGCTTAGGAGAGGCATATATGAACGTACCGTTTCGCTGGCCGATGCGACCTAGGCCCGTCGTCGGGTCTATGTGCTTTGCTGAAAGCTTGATCGTAGACAAGAAGACGTTCGAGTTCAGCTTCGTGTCCTCGAGAACGATGGTCTCATCCTTGAGCTTTGATGCGATAGTACCCCATTCCCTAGACTTAGTGTGGGCAGGATCAGACGACATCAGGATAAGAAGCTTCGCGTTGTTTTCCTTGCAGTACGTCTTTATCGACGCGTAGAACTTGTCGTGAACGTTACACCCGGTCACTGCCGTAGTCACAACGAACCTTGAGTGCGCTTTTACGTCGTCCCTGAGCGATGCAAGAGCCTTAGGAGAGTAAAGGTTCTCTACGGGGACATCGAAGAAATCGTCAGGCTTGTAGTTTCTCGCGACGCGCTCGAGCGCAGACAAAGATCCGAAATGGTGAGAGACCATATCTTTGGTGATGTCCGCTTCCTGAAGATCTTTCATCTTGATATCGCGCTTGAGCTTCTTTGCAAGCTTGACGTACGTCTTTACTATATGGCTCTTCTTGTCTTTCATCACTCTGCCTTTTCAAGGAGTTTGATCTTCTGCTCTTTCTCTTCTTGGATGAGCATATACAAAAGAGCAAGATAGTTTCTTGCGTCTGCTATTCGGCTCTCGATGCTCTCGTTAGAGTATACTTGACCGTTCTTGATGTAGCTCTTGATAGATGATAGATGCTTAGACAAGTATATCCACAGCTTCTGCTTAGGGTCTACGCCGATGTCGTCGCAGTCCTTAAAGTTGCCAAGAGAATCAGAGGCTCCGGCATACTCAAGACCCTTCTTATACAGAAGCTCTGTCTCTTCTTCGATCATCTTGTTGAAATGATGTCTATGCTCTGCCCAGTTCATAATATTCTCCTATATTGGAGATTATTCTACAACTTTTTCACAGGCATAGGATTAAGAATATGTGAACGTGAAGCTGAATATTATGCCGGTCGAAGACACCTGACTAGTGTCAAGGCTCAGAGAAACCTCGTATGTGTTGAAGATTCCTTCTTTGTTCAAGGCGTAGTATATGCCGGCGAAGTATGCCTTCATATAGTTGCCTTTGAGCCTTAGGTACGTGGTGTTGTCTGTCGTCGTCACCGTGACAGTGAACACAGATTTTCCTGCTGCTGCAGCAGCCTGAAGACCGCTGAGAAGGGTGGCGTACGAGGCTGGACGAGGGCTAGAGTATCTCAGCGATTTGTCGCTGAGCGCGTTGTCTGGTGCTACGGTGGTGTCGAACGTGGATCCTGCCGTAACCGGGGTCTCTACGATCCTTTCGACCATATCACCTGAGTCGAGATATCGGACCGTGTAGCCGGCTAGTATCGGCGCGTTAGATCCTGAGTTCTTGATGGTGAACATAGGAGACGTGGTCGAGATGTCTACGGCATCTTCTAGAACCACATCGTCGTACCTAGGAAGTATGAATCTGCGGCCTAGATCGAACGCCTCGGCCAGCTTGCCGTTGAGGCCGTTGTTGCCGTCTAAGTAGAGTGATTTCAGGGTGGCCATATTGTCTCCTTGGAACGCAAAGCTCAGAGACTATTATACGCCATGGGCAGATTAGGTGGGCAGTTAGGCATGCCCAGGCCTTATCCAGCTGTAACGTAGCTGATACATTTCAGCAGCTTAGAGCAACAACTTCTTTTATGGGCTCACCATTCCGCGCGTCACGGATACGCTTGGGAAAGACTTGATGTCGGATTTACTTCACCAGACTCGATCTCCTCGATCTTTCCTAGAAGGAAGTCGATCTTGGCCTTCTCGTATTTGATAGCAGAGTTGTAGCCCTCGTTGAGGTCCTTGACGATCTGCTTGGCAGCGTTGAGCTTGTCGTCTGCTGCTTTCTCTTCTCGCAGGAACTTGATCTTGAGCTCTGCTTTTGCGATGAGGTGCTCTGCTTCTTCTGGGGTGATGCTGGTGTTGTTCTCGACAAACGCCTTAGAAAGTACGTTTTTTGCTTTACCGATGTTGACCTTGCTGTTTGCCATTTCGATCTCCGTGGCTGTTTATTTGATCGAGGGTCTTTATACAAGATCGTCGTACGCGAATTGTTTCTTGCTGATCTTCTTGAAGGTAAAGTCTGGCGGCACAGGAACTAGGCTCGTGTACGTCTTGCAGTTGTATCGAAGGTACGCGGCATACATTCCCTGAGCTACGGCGTCGACAACGTCGAACCTGAACATTATGGGCTTTCCGGTGGCCTCTGAGATGCTGTGGTTAGGAAAGCGGATGTTGAATCTTCTCCACAGTGCCTCTACTACCATAAGCTTCTTGGCCGGCTCTTTGCCCCAGCGCAATTTCTGCTCTTTGGTGGGAGTAGATCTTCCGGCAGCGAACACCTTCCAGTTAGAGATGTTCAGGACCTCGTAGTGAAGACCCTGCTTTCTGCACCACATATGAATCGCGGTCCTGTAGGCTGGGTTAACGTTCGCGCCCTGCTTGAACCTTGTAGAGTAGAAATAATCCTCTACGGCGATCTCGTCTGCTTTTATGCGGTCTTGCACTAAGGTGAGTCTGTCTTGAAGGTCTATGCACCAGTCACCGAGGTACGGCGAGGAGTTGTCTACGTCTATGAAACCGTACTCGACGATCTCGCAGCGATCGCCGTCGATCTTGACTACCGAGTATCCGCACGATTGGCCAGGATCGATCGCGAGTATGGTTTTCACGGTCACTCTTTTGTGAGAGTCCACTGCCCGTTCTTGGAGAGAGTCAGCTTCTCTTTCTTGACGGGGACGAGCCGAAAGCCGGCCGACTCGAGTCTTTGTACCCCGCCGTGCTTGGCGTTGATCTCAGACAGAGACATAGGCTTGTCGGTGATCCTCTGACCGTTCTCTGTTATGTGATAGTGGTGCGATTCGCCCTCGGATTTTGTGGCGTATGCAAGAGGGTTACTGGACGCTTGGACCTGAGAAGTGGCTTGTCGCATAGCAAAATCCTTTGCGCTAGGGGCCGCGACCTGCTGCGCAACCTTGATTGGGTTCTTCTTAGACTTTGGCGCCATAGACGGCATCTTAGGTGGCTTTGGCGGATCAATTGAAGGCATCCTTAGGCTTGGCATCAGACTTGCCTTGAGCAGGTCAGACAGCTGAGCGAGTTTTTTAATCAACGTTTCCATATGCTTATGATACCATTGTTATGCCGCTTTTCTTCACGACGCTTATTGACTTATCAAACATCGCCTTTGCCTCAGCAGCGTGATCAATCACTATTATACAGCGATCCTTTGCCATCTCCTGAAGAAGTTCCACGATCTTTGTGCGGTTAGAGGCATCGAGGTGGTCAAAAGGTTCGTCTAATATCAATGGGTTAAGATCTGCTCCGGTATACGACGACACTACGCTGAGTATGGCAAAGTCTATAGCAATAGACAGACATTTCCTCTCGCCGCCTGACAGTGACCCTATAGTTCGCTTGATGCCGTCTACCACGAAGCTGTCGGACATCTTAGTCGTAACCTTGCCGGACTTATTTTCCTTGAAGGACAACAGCTCGTACGAGGAGCTCGGCCACACGACCTGGATTATGTCGTGTATCCTGTCGTTTATGCCTTGAACCACAGAGTCCATGACGTACGCTGGAACGCCCAGCGGGGACAGGATCATAGACCCTGTCTGAAGGAGCTCGATCCTTGCCTTTCTCTCGTCGAGCTTCTCTGAGAGCTTTAGGATCTCGCGCGAGATGTGCTGTATCTTTTCAGACACTATAGACTGCTTGTCTAAAGAAGCCTGCATCATCTGCATCCTTATCTCAGACTGCTTAACGAAAGCCTTAAGCTCTGCGATCCTGTTGCTCACGGACCTGTTATCTCTTTCTCTGTCTTTTATGGTCTGCCTGACGCTGTCGAGAGCGTCTGATATCTGCTGCTCTTTCGAGATCTTAGACTCTATGTCCTTGATGCTCGACACGATGTCTTCTCGCCGCTTGTCGTACGCGGCCTTTCTTTCGTCGGCCTTGGCCTTAAGCGAAACTTTGTCGTGCTTGACGAACCTACCGTCAACGACGTCTATGTCCACCCCGCAGCACGGGCACTCTCCGTCAGGAGAGAGGCTCTCTTCTGGTGCGGTCATGTCCTTAAGCATCTTCTTGTAGACGTTTAATCTGCCCTTGTTGACCGATATCTCGTTGAGCTTGTTCGTGAGCTTTCCCATGGTGTCTTGATATCTGTAGTCTTCTTCGTCGTCGATCTGAGACTCTAGATCAGACACCTTGGCACTCGACTCTAGCACAGATTCTTTTATGCGCTGCATCTCTGTCTCGCAGGCGCTCTCGTCTATGAGGCTCTCCTGGTAAGCAGAGACCTTTGCTCGAAGGTTAGAGATCTCGTTCGTCATCCTTAAGACCTCTGCGTTCTTGTCCTTAAGCTCTGAGTCAAGCTTTGACTTCGCGTCTGCGAAACCGTCGGCTCTCATGAGCTCCAGGATAAGGTCCTTGCGGCCTGAGTCATTCAGCTCTAGGAACCTTAGTCCTCCTGTCTGACATGCATACTGAGCGATCACGAACTGCTGGTAGTTTATGGGCAGAAGCTTGAGATACTCTTCCTCCATGAGTATGGCACCGTCAAGGGTGGCTTTGAAGCCCTTGGGTCTGCTTCGCTCGACCTCTATCTTGCCGTACTGAGTATGGATGGCGACGCAGACCCTAGACTGCTTCGAGCCTATTCGCACGAACTCTGACACGGTCGTTGACCTTGGGAACTGGTTGAATATGCCCCAGGCAAGCGCCTCGAATATGGCGGTCTTGCCTGCGCCGTTTGCAGAGTTTGTGTCGTGGTTCCAGCCTTCTACGAGAACAAGACCGCTCTCGGGAAAGTCGATATGCGCGTGCTCGATCGACAGTATGTTCTCGATCGTCAGCGATGATATGCGCATCACTCACCTCTTGTGCGGTGGTTTTGTGTGAACTTTTATGTTGCCCTGCTCGTCGTAGTAGATCCAGCCCTCTTTAAGGCAGTGATCTGGCGGATACTCTTGAACCAGTCTTGGAACCTCTACTGCCCAGAAGTATTCAGACCTTCTGGCCTCAAGGATCTCTTTGTTGTCTGGTGCAAGGTGGATGCCGGAATAAGAGTCGACCATCTCTTTTACCGTAGACTGCTCGACCGTAGACGGTATAAGTCGCTGCATATCGCCTCCGCATACGCTGCACACCGCATAAAGAGTAGAGGCCGGAACGTACTTGACGATCTCGGCCTCGCACTGCCTGCACGTGAATCTGTACTTAGGCATCAGAATCTTATCCCCAATGATAGGCCTGCTCTATCATTAGATATACCCCCTCTATCATACGAGGCACCTACGTAGACAGGTCCCCAGAAGGTGTAATGGGTCTCTACAGTGTACTGTCTGTCGGTGTTGAGTCCTAGTCCTAGCGCAAACGGTCTAGGATTAGACGTCGTTCTCGATGTCTTCTCGCGCTCTTCCTTTAGCAGACTCTCGCTCTTGTTAAGCTCCAGCGAGAGCTTGTCGATCTTGGTCTGAAGAACGGACGTCTTCTCGTTGAGCTCTCTGGCGTGCTCGAACTTGAGCTTAGACACTGTGTCCACGATCTTCTCCTCGGCCTCTCTCTGTATCTGAGCGATAACTTGAGTCTCAGACTCGAGCTCGGAGGTCGAGATGGTCTTTCTTTCCACGGTGCCGTCTGGATGGACCTTCTCTACCGTGACCATCTTGGTCTTCTGCTTCAAGGAAGAGTTCTCGGTGGACAAAGAACTGATCCTCGTCGTAAGCTCTTGCTCACGCCTGAAAGATTCTTGCCTAACGGTCTCGATATCTTTCTGATGCGTCTCGCGCTCTTGCTTTAGGGTCTTCTCGGACTCTTGAAGCTTAGACTCATAAGATGCGCGAGTTTCATTAAGGATCTTTTCCTTCTCTACGATCGACGTCGATTCACTAGGATAGAGCAAGATCGTCATGGCGATGCCTGCAAAGAAGACTATGGCGTATCTAGCGTACTGGTTGTTTAGGATAGCAATCATTCTTCACCCGTGTCGTTTAGCATGTCCTTGAACGCAGCCTTGCTGAGCTCCATCTGGGTCTCAAGGTTGTAGTCACGCGGCGCCACAACGATGCCGCCAAGCGTCACCATCAGCGATGCCACCGATAACGCGTTTCCTATCGCCACGCGATGGACCTTCGCCGGCTCCACGATGCCTGCATCGAACGGATCGACGATCTCGTGCGCGCTTGCGTCAAACACGACCTTCGGCGTCCCGGACGTGCCCATGGACTCTCTGATGGCCGACGTAAGTTCAGCGTACCGGTCGTACTCGCCGCAGTTCGACAGAAGAACGCTGAAGGGTTTTTCTAGAGCATCGGCCAGTATCTCCCACGCCGGCGTCGGCTCTGATCGCCTGATGCGGTCGGCAAGAGCGATATGGGTCGCGCATCCGCCGGCGACTATGCCTTCTGCTACTGCAGATCTTACGGCCTCGACCGCGTCCTGAACGCGATCGCGACGCTCGCGGATCTCTGCGTCCGTGATGCCGCCTACCCATATAGTAGAGATACCGCCGGTTAATTTTGCGATGGCTGCACGAAGGTGTGCGCGGTCATGCTCAGAGTGTGCGGCGGCCATTATCGCCTTGAGCTCTGACACGCGCTCGTCGATGAGATCGGCGTCTGACTCGCACTGGATGAAGGTCTCGTATGTGTTCACTTTAGCAGATGTAAAGGCTCCGAAATGTTTCGTGTCGAAGCTTGCCGCAGTTGCAGGATCCATCACCGTGGCACCGGTGTAAGCTGCCATATCATGGAGGAACATGGTTCGTGAGTTTGCAAGAGTAGACTTGGGAACCTTTACCGGAAGAACCGTGACGCCTGACTTGGAGGTCTTTAGACATTTCTCGATCACTGGGTCTGCGAACCCGTGGGCCATGACGATGATAGGCTTGCCGAAGAAGTCAGGATCTGACTCGCATGCTGTCTGGATCGCTGCCGGCAGAACCAGATCGTTGAGCGTGCCGTCAAAAAGCACTACCAGACCTGCGTCCATCCTGACCTGCTGGTTGGCGCGATCGTTGATGAAGACAGAGCCGATAGACCCTAGATCCTTGAGACCAGACGTCACGATGAAGCCGTCGACGGTCTCTACTCTCATACCGCCGCCTTGGTCCTCTTGGATGAGGATATGGCCGTCCTCGCCTGCCGCAAGGAAAGCCTTGACTACAACGCTTGCCACGTCGTGGTCGCCGTTTGCCGAGATCAGGGCCACACGCCTTAGATCGTCGTCTGACTTGACCTTGATCGAGACTTCGCTAAGGTAAGGAACGATGATCTTGTCGTAGCACTTGCGGAGCTCGTTTACTAAGCGCTGAGGATTGTATCGTGCGTTCCTCATCATGAAAAGAGATCCAGCCTTTACAATCGCATCCGCGAGAACGATCGCAGTAGTCGTGCCATCACCCGCATCTCGCGCTGTGTTAAGCGAAATCTCCTTGCAAGTGTCAAGAACTGTATTTGCTGCCGCATTAGGCATCCCCAGCGATTTGATCACGGTCACGCCGTCCTTCGTCATAAGGGGAGGCATTCCCTCGCGTTCGATAAGAACAATAGTTCCGCCAGGGCCTAAGGTGCGACCCGCGATGGCAGCCATACGAGACAACGTAGAAGTCACGATCTGCTGCAGCTGATCGCGATCGTCTATCATATCCTTAGACTTTGACTTTACGTACATCATCCGAACGCGCCTTTCTTCTTGAAGTCTTGTATGATCTTGTTGTACTGGGAGATCTTGCGCTGGTCGGTCTCAAACCCGGTCAGCGAATGGCCGAGCTTCAAGCACGCCTTGAGCGACGCAACGTTTCCCATGAAAGGATCGAAGACACTGCTGCCGGGAAGGGCATCTGCCGTCCTCAGGAGAAGCTCTGCGAGGTCTTCAGAGTACGCCTCGTCAAGCGATCCGGTCTCTACCAGCCATGTATTGCCGATGCACTGCACAGACTCCTCAAGCATCGAGTACTTCTTGACCGGCTTGCGATCAAGCTTCCACACATCGCCGTTGCAGAAGAAAAGAACGTAGTCGTGGCTGTTGACGAGCATGTTCTCTGCTCGCTTGCCTGGAAGCCAGGTCTTCTCTACGACGATGTTGTCTACGTGCGTGAAGCCTGCGTCGACCATCTCCTTTGCGACCTCGAAAGGGCGCCACTTTGCCTCTGTGGGTGCGTAGCAGACCAGAAACACGACCCCGTTCTTTACCATAGAACCTTTAAGCTTGTTTGCAAAGCCCCTGATGAACTCCTGAGAGTATCCGTCGCGCCTTCTTATTGGCACGCGCGTGACGCAGACCTCGACGTTCTGCGGCCACACGGAGTCGGGATCAAAGAGCTTTGTCTGATTGATCTTTATGGAAGTGCCGAATATTGTTGAAGTATTAGTCATACTCTCCTCAAGCAAGAGAATTTCCTGACGAGCCGAATCCACCTGCCCCTCGGTCGGTGTTGCTGTCTACGGATTCTACCTGCTCCATGGTGTAATGCTTTGAGTACGGGTGCATTATCATCTGGGCGATCTTTTGCCCCTTGAGGATCGAGAGCTTCTTGCTCGGTATGTTGTGGTTTAGGTTCGTCATGATGACGTGGACGATGCCGCGGTAGCCTTCGTCGATGATGCCGGCATAGACGAGGAGACCCTTTACGCCGTTTCCTGACTTGGACGTTACCTCTGCGTACGTAGAGTCAGGAAGCTCAAGTCGTATGTTGAGCGGATGCTTTACGACCTCGCCTGGGTAGATGTCGAAGTCTTCGGTCGCGAACAGGTCATAGCCTGCGTCTGTGGCATGTGCTTTGACGGGAAGTTTGCCGTGCTCTAGTACCTGACATCTTACGTTCTTTTCCATGAAGATCTCCTTTGTGTGGGATAAGGTGGGCCTTTTGTCAACATGCCCAGGTTGCGTCTAACTGCCGTGCTCTGCCCACGCAGCCTAACGGTCGATCTATAGTTCGCCCTTTCGAGCGGACAGCGCCAAGCAGATAATTGACGCTGCCTTTAACACCCAACAACCTGACCGACAAGGCGCTCCTGCTACACTTTCTTATAGAAGCGGAGGAACAGACACTTCTGTCCTTTGTGCGGACGATGTTATTCTACGATCTTCACCTTGTCCGTTATCTCGAGGTAGTAGGAGATCCGCTGCTTTGCGTGTCTGGCGAGCATCGTCGATCCTTCTGGCACGTAGTCTAGGATGATGCACTTGTCTTTGGTGGGTGTCTTTCTGAGGCCTCTGCCGACCGCTTGAAGCACGGCCGACTTAGACGCTGTGAAGTTTGCTACGACGAGGACCTCGACGTTCCTCGTGTCGACGCCTTCGCCTACCAGACCATCGGTCGCGATAAGTGCCTTTATATTGCCGTCGTTGAAGTGCTGGATGTTTACTTCGGAGCCTTTGTCCCTGCCGTTCGCGAACGGGATGCCGAGCGCTGAGGAGATGATGTCGCCGTGCTCGATCTGATCGACCAGCACGAGCAGAAACTTTCCTGCAGTGTGGAAGGCTCTGCAGTCTGAGATGATCCTGTCGTTCATCTCCTTTGATTCTAGGACGTGGGCTCTGTATGACTTGAGCTTATCGTCTCTGAAGTCTTTCCCTACCGTCTTCACCTTCCTGACTATGAAGTACGGATCAGACAGCCAGCCGTTCGCTACGCCCCAGGAGACATCGCGCTGCACGAGTATGTCGCCGCATGCTGCGTGTATGAAGATGTCTTTGCCGTCTGACCTGAAGGCGGTAGCCGTGAGTCCGTATATACGGCCCACGGCACCTAGTCCCTCGGCGATAGCATAGAAGGTGTTTGCGGGAGTGTGGTGGGTCTCGTCGAAGACTACAACGCCAAGGTTAAGGCCCTTGATGTCGTCGATGCGGTTACATACGGAAGCTGCTATGCCGACGGTCACTGTAGAGGGTTTATACTTACCGTCTCCTACGAACCCGACCTTGGACTTTCCAAAGGCCTCGACGAGCTCGCTGTGGAACTGTAAGGCTATTGATTTGCTTGGACAAACTACAAGTGTGTTGCGCTTCAGCTTTCTTATGAGGGCTATGGCGGTCTTGGTCTTGCCGAGCCCGGTTGCTAGGTTGATGATGCCGCGCCAGCTCTGGGATGCCAGCTCCACGGCCTCTTCCTGGTAGTCTCTGAGCTTCAAGGAATATGAGGCATTAGCCCACGGAAGCGAGACCTGAGGCCCGGTGTCTTGCCGGGTGTCGACGACGGTGTTGACTTTGCTTTTTACAAGATTCATGAATCCCGAAGGTATAAACAAAGAATCGTTTATCTTCTTGCAGAGATTTCCTTTAGACTCTTTCTGAAGCTGGGCGTACTGCTGAGACGCCTTGGCGTACGGGTTCTTCTGCATGCGCTTGAGCTGATACTCTTTGGACTTGTCGATATAGGAAAGCTCGGTCATGATATCCGATTCGATATCCGTTCGTGGGTTGTCTATGCGAATGATATCGTTAGTAACGTATGCGACCATATCTTCGTGATCGTTCGTATAACCACCTTGCATAAAAAACTCCAACGTGTTATGAGGAGATTCTACATGTCAGACAAGAAATCCGTATCGACCGAGAAAGATGTTAAAAAACCAGTCGACACTAAGATGTACTGGTGGCTAAACAGGCGCCGCCCGTTCTACATCGGCGACGAGTACCGTATCGATCTTGTAAAGATCAACGACCAGGATAACGGTGTCAAGATTGTAGTCACGAATCTTAAGACATGCAAAGACGAGTTTCCGCAGCCAGAAGACTACGGCGTTAAAAATAAAGAAGAAGATTTTAGCCTTATTGACTTCTTCAAGTGAGAGTAAAGTGTTATGAATGACATGAACATAGGATTTAAGAAATGTTTGATATGCAAGGTGGTTGCAGGAAGTTCTAAGAAAAAGAACGACTGCATCTATGCGCACAAAGATCCTGACACAGGCGAGATCTGGCTGTGGTGTCAAGGTAAGTGTAAGCGTGGTTATTCGCTGTATGAATATTGCTCCCTGGCAGGGATTACTCTTAAAGACTTCCTTAAATCTAATATCACATTTGAAGAAGCTAAAGACATGGAAGTCTCTGCTATGGCGTGGCCGAGGTCTTTCGTTGCCCTATCTGACCCTAAGGCCGAGAGAGGCGTGGCCTACCTTAGGTCGCGCGGTCTGGTGTCTCCGCCTGAGATGTACTACGACACCGAGCGAGACGGCATCGTTTTCCCGTACTACTACGAGAACACGTTCGTCGGCGCACAGATCAGGTTCATAACCCCTCGCAAGGACGAGGACGGAAACGACTGGAAGATCACCACGCTTCCTGGTACAAGACTCGGGTACTTGTTCTGGAGCTGGTCTCAGCAGGTCATGAGTACGAACGTCAGGTACGTGGTCGTGGCCGAGGGTGCCATAAACGCAGCCAGCATTCAGCAGTCCTTGAACCTAAGGTACGGTAACCTTATCAAGAATCCATATCGATGCATATCAACGTCAGGCGCAAGCGTATCAAAGTACCACTCTGAAAAGCTCAGGGAGCTTATCGAATCAGGAACAAAGGTCGTGGCAGCATTCGACAACGACGAGGCAGGCATCAAGGCCTTCGAGAAGATGGCCGCAGCCGGAGCCTGCACCCACTACGCCTTCGTGAAAGAAGAGGGCGTAGACTGGAACGACATCCTGAAGGCGGGAGGCGATCCGGCGTCGCACCTTGCCGCTTCATTAAAGAAGGCTTGATATATGAGATCTTTGCTTGCTAATGTTTTAGGCCAGACTTCATTTTGGCTTATAAACAAACATTTAGTCAAAACACTTGAAGGCAACTATAGCGCAGTCGTGCTGTTGTCGGATCTTATCCAAAGAAGAGAATATTTCGCTTCTCGAGGAGATCTGACTGAAGACGGATCTTTTTATGTGCTTTCTGAGACCATAGAAGAAGATCTTGCTATGGGAGCTCAGATGCGACGACGTGCCACAAAAGACCTTCAGGAAAAGGGTCTTGTATTGGTCCACTCTAAGCAAACTTCAGTTCCTTCTAAAGGAATACAAACAGTCAACTACTACTGCCTAAACGACGAAGCAATCATAGACATCCTGCAAGGAAACAAGGGGCGGGGGTTACAAAACACGACCACGGGGGTTACAAATCATGACCACGGGGGTTACAAAACTGGCACACAAATAAGAATAGAAGAAAAGAAAGAAGAGAAGACGAAATTTTCGCAGGAAGACATCTACCGGAGATGGCTAGCTGAGGTTCCTGAGAGACCAGACTTCAAGTCCTGCTACGATGAGCTCCTGGTTCTGTTCGAGTCCTTGAAGACCGCTGGCTTCTCCTCCGCCGAGATCTCACCTTCCTTCAAGAAGAAGATCCTGCGCCGCTGGGAGAGATCTAAGTTCCCGCAGCGCCACGAGGACTGGTGGGACAAAGCTCTAGGCGCGACGTTCAACGCTGACATCGAGCTTGCGGTTCCTGAGGTTCGAGAGGAACGGGGTGTAAAGGTATCGAAGATGGACGGGCAGATAACGATAGAGACCGCGCTCAAGATGGTGACAGACGACGACGTCATCGAGGAGATGATGCGGGAGCACGAGCGGATAATGTCTAGCGGACCTAGACAAGGAGTGCTGGAAGATGAGTGAGCCTAAGATAAACTCAAAGGTCGAGCTTTTCGAGGCCAAGCAGGAACTCGAGAAGGCGAAGGTTCAGGAAGGCATCGCGAAGCTGAACCAGAAGAAAGCCTTGCAGGAAAGACTCGAGAACTACTCGCTTAGCGAGATCGAGGCCCGCAAAGGCTCGGGCAACGCCAAGCGCCTGGTCGGCATACTTGAGCGCGACGCGGACCTGATTCGTAAGGCGGTGCCTTTCATAAACTCTGCCCTGAGCACGGTATGCCCGCTGTGTCCGGGTGCCGTGTACCTGATGGGTGCTGCCTCAGGCACGGGCAAGTCTACTACGACGGCCGCGATCGCACACGGGCTCTACGCGCAAGGCATGAGGTCCTTCATCGTCTCGAACGAGGAGACGGAAGCAAAGATCATCGCGCGCGTGGCATGCGTGGACCTCGGCATCGACTTCAACCTCTACATCCAAGACAAACTACCGGCGAGCTTCAGGAAGCAGATCGCACACAAGATCCTGGAGATCGAGCCGTACGTCACGGTGATGGACGATCCCATAGCGAGCACGACGCTGGAGAAGATCGAGTCAATCCTCAAGGAGGTGAACGAGTCCGGCGCCTACCAGGCGGTCATCGTGGACTTCCTTCAGCGCATCAACAAGTCAGTGGTGGTGCCAGGCATCGAACGGACGGATGCCCTATACCGATTCAAGGATCTGATCACGGACTACGCACAGTACGCAAAGACTCCGGTGATAGTGATGACCCAGCTGATCCCGATATCGTCAGACGAGACAGAGAGAAACGTTGAGACGCGTATAAAGTGGGTTCGCGGGTTCTACGAGGCCGCCGCCGCCGTGATCGAGATCATAAAGGTCAAGGGCATACCGGTATCGAACTTCTACGTGGCCAAAGGCCGCTTCTCAAAGGCTGAGGTCACCGTGTCCTGTCGGTACGAGAACGGCAGGTTCACGTACGTCTCAAAGAAGGAACTTCAGGAACTGAAGGATCAGGCCCAGATAGACGCGATAAACGACATGGTGTCGAAGATGGATGTTGAAGAGCCATGAAGACTTGCACTAACTGTAAACTTGAAAAAGATCGTTCTGACTTTCATTGCTCTAGTAAAGCAAAAGACGGACTTCAAAATCAATGTAAAAAGTGCCGTAATATAAAAGCAAGTGAATATGTTAAAAACAATAAACAAAGATACAAAGACCATCGCACAAAATGGATGGCGGAAAATCCGGAACGAGAAAGAGAAAATAAACGCTTAAGAAGATTAAGAAACAAAGGCACTGATAAAGAAGAAAAGAGAAAGACTTACTCTCAAGAAGAGCGTAAAGAAATGTATGCAAGACGAGCTCAAGATCCTCAGTGGCTTGAGAAGAAAAGAAACAGAGCAAGAGAGTTTGAGAGAAACAAGAGAAAGAATCTCTTAAAAAGGATTGAGAATCAGATTAGATGCCGTACGTCAATCGCAATAAAAGGCGGCTCTAAGCTAGGAAAGTATGAGCAGTATATAGGGTGCAGCACTGAAGATCTAAAGGCTCATCTTGAGGCTAAATTTAAGCCCGGTATGACGTGGGACAATTGGGGTAGAGAAGGCTGGCATATCGATCATATACTTCCAGTGTCAAGTTTCGATCTATCAAATCCTGATGAGTTTTTTAAAGCCTTTCATTATACCAATCTTCAGCCTCTGTGGGAGTCAGAGAATCTTTCCAAAGGAAGCAAAATATTATTAACACAAGGAGACGACGCATGAGAGTTCTTACGATGGCTTTTGCTCTTGCCTTGACCGGATGTGCGACCAGCCCTTGGTCGAGGATGACCGATAGGGTGGTCGATAACGGCCTCTCTAGGTTCGACGACAGGAACAGAGACACGACGTGCTACGTGTACCGCGACAGCGACGGGAGCAGCATCTCGTGCATCAGGATCGACAGATGAAGAGTACGCCCCGCGAGCTCGTGCAGGCCATGATCCGAAGGCGCGTCTCCAAGGCGCGGTCGGACAGACCCCAGCATCCAGAAGAGTCCGTGCGCGACGTGTGCCTGCGGTTCTTGAAGGAGTTCGACGACGAGCTCTCTAGGACCAAGAGCGCGGTCGCACGCTATTTCTTGATCCAGGAGAAGCCGGACGTGCTGGTCAAGCAGCTGATGAGGTTCGATCCTGCCGTGACGGTCGAGATGGAGTGGTTCGGCGAGGAGATCGAGGACCTTAGGCTCGAGGGACTTCGGGTCGTCATCCGGGGTGAGACAATAACCGTAAGCGTCGTAGACGTGATGTTCGAGTAGAAGACATGCCTATAATCATACCGGTCTTTTCCATAGCGATCGTTCTTGCCGTATACTGGTGGTACTGCAGCATCGTGTTCGGCGGCGGCAGCGTCTGGCTCGGGCTCGCGGCCGCGCTGACCATGAACCTGATCTGGATCCTTCTTGCTAGATGGCTCGAGCGCGCCAGCTGGATATCGTTCTACGGTGTCGCCTGGGAGCTCGGGCTCGTCATCATAACGGCGGCGTACCCGTACCTCGTGCGGGGGATGTCGGTGAACTGGATGTTCTGGCTCGGTATCGGCTTGGCCATCGCAGCGGTGATATCGATGTACATGGGCGTCGAGTAGAATATCGCCCAGACAGACCAGGAGAACATCGTGGCTAGACACCCGAAAGTGAAGCGCGGCAGAAAACCCAGCGGCTTTCCGTCGCGCGTGCTCGTATACGGGCATGCCGTGGAGATCATCTACTGCCACGAGATGCCGAAGGGGTACGTAGACACGTTCGGCGTCACGTACCACAACGAGAAGCGGATCTACATCAACCTGGATCAGCCTAGAGACGAGATGGAGCGCACGGTGTTCCACGAGATCTGTCACATGGTCTTGTTCCTCAGCGGTCACAAGTACGCGATGGAGGACGGCCAGGAAGAGGCGGTTATAAGGGCATTGGAGCACGGGCTCCTTCCACTTTACAGGAGGAAGAGATGAAAACTCTGCTTATCGCGATAGTCATGCTCCTTGCAACCGAGGCGCAGGCTCGGTACCTGGATCTCGACAGGTTCTCTCTGAAGCTTATGCAGTTCACGTGCAACCGCGAGATGCTGACGCCCGACATCCCGTGCGATCAGTACCGCGGCAGGATCGCGACCGACTTCGACCTCTCGTTCCTGAGGAACGGATTCTGGCGCAACCAGATCCACGGTGAAGGAACGTACTCGAAGTTCATGACGGTAGGATGGAGGTACGAGGTCGGCTTCAGGATCGGTCAGTTCGAGCTGTTTCACGAGCACCACTCGCGGCACGTGATGGAGCAGGAGATGCCCGACTACTGGGATCGGGCATACCAGCAGCCGATGCAGCAGAACTTTCCCGTGGAAGACTCGTACGGTGTGCGGATAATTTTGTACGAGAAAAGAAAAGGACCCTGACGGGTCCTCTTAGATCAGAGTCCGAGATCTTCTCTGGAAGGCGATTTGCCCAGCATAAGCTTCCGCTCTGCCGCAGACATCTCATCCCACGACTTAAGAACGAGCCCTTCCTTTAGTTCGGCGATCTTATTAGCGATCGCTTCGGCCGGAAGGTAGGACTTCGCCTCGTCGGATTCCTCGTCGAGAAGTTCCCAGTAGGCGAGGACGTCTTCCTCGTTCTCTGGTTTTTCTTTGAACCAGAGCGTGAGGGCAACGTCAGCAGAGTTTCCTAAGTAGTTGTCGCCGCAGTTTGCTTTCATCCAAGCGTCGACTGCCTGAAGGTCAAGGTTAAAAGATTTCCATTCTAGTTTGATAGAGTACATATTATAGCTCCCGAGCTGTAAGTGTGCGGTTTGTACCGATTGCTGTTCCAGTTCCAGCGCTGACACTCCAATATACATCTATCTTGTGAAAGCCTGCAGCTAATGGCTGGATCATAGCAAAACTGACAACTGATCTGTATCCGCTTGCGGCAGGCATCGCCTGCCTTAAGTTTGGTATTTGCAATCCGTTGACATATATGAAAAAGTCAGTCGTCTGACCTACGGTGTTGTTGGTTACAAGCGCATCAAAAGTTATAAAAACCGGATTACCGCTGGTCTTAAGCGTAAGACTCATATCAGGCAGCGGTACGTAGCTCGTACTTGTTGTCGTAGGTGCACTCGTAACCCCAATCGCCTGCGCCCAGTTCGTCAACGGCTTGACCGCTGCCGCGCTGAACTTCCTCATATCACCGATCGCGCACGATCCGACCGGAAGCGTGTTCTGAAGATCTCCCGGCTGGTTGATCTTGGGCGAGTGGATAGGGGTGATGATGTCGAACGAGTCGGCATACCATCTACCAGTATTTCCACTAGTAATTCTTACGGTATGTCGACCTAAACTTAAACCAGTAACCCTCAAAACACCAACACCAACGGCACTTGAGGTGCCAGATATAGTAGCTGTAGGACTTGCTGTGAAACTTAAGCCTGTGCTTTGCTGAGCGAATTGTGTGGTAAAACCCGATAGATTGCTACTACCATTAACAGAAATTGTTAAGGCCATAGTTTGAGCGTTCTCAAAAATAGTTCTTACCTCAAACCCTGTTCCAAAAAAACTATATTCCCAAAATCCGCCATTAGTTGTAGATTGAAAGTTTAGTCCAGACTGAAAAGTACTTGGGCTAACTGCTGTTATTGCCCAGGTTCCAGAATATATAAACTCTCGTGCACAATATTTTCTTAGTGCTCCAGAAGTTACACTGTCTATTGCTGCAGTAGATATTGCAGTAGAATCCCCCATCACAAAATAATCAGCCAGCGCCACCGCACCTGCAGGAAGTGTAGGAGTTTTAGGACCGTAGACGATGAAGCTATTAATGCCGACAGCATTAGTTGTCCAATTGATTTTTACAGTGTGCGTTCCATATGGAAGACCAGAACATATTTTCCTTATTGTCCTAACGTTGGCGGTAGAGAAAGTTACTGACCCTGAAACAGCCGATCCATCTATAGCAATAGACAAGGTAGCTGCAGCGGTGCTTGGAACAACATCTAAATCTAATCCAGTTCCAACAAAAGTAAGCGTAACGTAATCACCAGTAGCAGAAGTATTTAGATATTCGTAACCAATAGCAAATCTATCGTTTATAAGTGCATTACTTCCAACCAATGTAGTCGTACCGTCATCTAAAGTAAAGGCGCGGTTGCTTGCTGATGCCGTCAAGCTGCTAAAATCATCGCCCCGACCAGCACCAAACTCACGAGGAAAGTACCGACGGATCTCTTCCTCGTTGGTGTGGTCGGCCGACGACAGGAAAGCTGCTGCGGCGTTGGTGGGCGTAACGGCCTTGGCGATGGTTCCGTCAGCCTTCTGATAGACCAGCACGTGGCCGCCGCGAGTTCCTAAGGTGCCGGACTCGAAGCCGGTCGTAGGAGACATGGTCCCGGTAGAGTTCTGGAACAGTCTTCTGCCGCCGATGTACGAGGTGGTCTGCGGGAGGAAGATGGATGCGGAGGTGTTGAGGACCTCGTAGCCAAACACACCGAAAGCATTACTTGAGCTTGTGAGCTGTACGGTGTGTAATCCTAAAGTCAACCCACTAATTATCGGAAAAACTATATTAGAACTGTAGCTTCTGGCCAAGATAGTGTCGGCCCAAGCGCCTGTTACGTTAGTGCTGCTTCCTCCGTTGACTGTGTAACTGAAAGTTCTATTACTACTGTCGTTATATCTCAGTAAATTTAGCCCAGTTCCGTAAAATGTAATTTCACAGACTGCTCCAGAAGAACCTTGAGGTCTTTGTCCGTTTACGTCAATTGGATTCGTCCAAGGACCGTAGAACCTAACCGCGTTGTGCACGTCGTTGATCGGCTTCCAAACTCGCTCGCCGTTGGGACCGACCTCGCCCTGTACCTCTACGATGCCCTGGGTCATGATACGCTCTACGCCGAACTTAGGAAGTCCGTCGGCGGCGAAGTTTACCACCGGCGCGCGGTTTACTACCGTGGTGAAAGGTGCCGAGACCCTAGGAAGAAACGTAAGTGGTTCCTGCTCTAGTCCTATGGCAGAATCGATGTCTTTGATCTGTGGTGATACTTTTGCCATGTATTGTTCTCCCTTATGTTTGGAGTAGTATATCTAGATTAGAGTTCCGATTCAAAAAAGGCCAGTCCGCCCCAGCCTAAAGAGACCCCAGTGGTTAATCCATGCGCGTTTTTTGTGCCAATAACCCTGGCGCGCAGACCTGATGCGGATGCTGTGGCTAATGTAAAACCACTTTGACTAGTACCGCTGATATTCACCACGGCATAATCTACTCCATATGTAGTGCCGTTTGCGTCCCAGTTAATCGTTCCTCGCATAAAAACAGGCATAGGAAACCAGAAATTTATTGTGTTTGCGGCTACATCACCACCTGCTGCAGGAAGAAGTGTGGCGGCAGCAACGCAGTACCGCTGACACATCCGCAGCTCGTCGCCGATGCTTCTTCCCGCGCGCTTGAAGATGAGGTTCGTCGCGGCGCGGTAGCTGCCGGGAACGAGCATGACTTGTGCGAGCTGGAAGGTGGCGCCGTTGGTGGCCGAGAAGTTTGCCTGGGTGCTGCCCGCAACAAAGTTGCCGTTCTGCCAGCTGTTCAGAGTCGAGGTCCTGAAATCCGTGCCAGAATCAAGCACGATCGAGATCTGAAGACCCGTCGAGTTGTCGAGGAGCCATGTTCCCGCGGTGTCGGTGGTAAAGTCGATCGTCTTGCGCTCCCAGGTGTTCGCAGCGTTGATCGCTATGGTCGTGACGTACGATCTGTTTACGGCGTTGTTTCTAAGCGCAACGCCGTACGTGCCTGTAACCGACGACTTCACCCAGAACTGAAGCCTAGCGCTCTGACCGCCGTGGATGAGCGCGTAGTCGGATCCCTCGATCTTGTAGTTCAGGAGACTGACCTCGCCCGCGGCGATAGACGAGTCCACGGTGGTGATCGTGTACAGGAGACTAAACTGAGATGCGAAGCCGGACTGCGCCACGGTAGGAACGTCTGTGGACCTTGTGATGTTGCCGACCATTGCTCCGACTTTCGTGTACTGCCAGCGATCTGCGGTGTAGGCGTTGTTCGCTACGGCGGTGAAGCTCGTACCGCGCTGCCAGAAGTCGAAATTTCCACCTATAATCATATTATTATAGCTATTTAGGTCGTCTATGCGTGGCGTAGTCATTTCACGATACCTTTCTTGTTGGCTTTTTCTAGTATCTTTGAGTCGATTAAGCGCAGAGTATCCATATCTATCTTAGCACACTTCCTTGGGCCGTTCTGCCCCGCGGTCGTTAAGCGCCGTCTCGCCGAGAGCAGGGAGAGACCACTTGGTAGCAGAGCCAGTCCCCGCGCCGTCAATACGCCTAACTCTAATTTTATACGTTGTGCTGCTATTTACATTAGCAAGAAAAGAGAAAGCCAAGGTACATGCTTGAAAGGCTGAAGCTGCCGCCGATGTTCGGCACATCAATTGTTGGTCCATTTCCTGGACAATAGCATTACCGGTATCTGTTATTACTACGTTGGCCGAGCTAAAGTTAGATACCGCTGTGCCTGTTTCTGCGATGCACTGGACGTTAGCGTAAACCATCCAAACACCAGCGGATAATGATATAGATGCGTTAGTCCAGTCGGTCATTGTCGTGGTCATTGCCTGGTTTCCCGGAGCACTCGCCCAAGTAACGCGCTCCCCAATCATCCCAGCCGGCACCGCAACCCCGTCCGTCCTTCCAACTATCCCACCTGAAGGAGTCAACGCTCCCGTAAACGTCTTCGCTCCTGCTATCGTCTGTGCTGAGGATGAGTCTAGCTCTCCGTCGTTGGATGAGCTAGCCGGTTTACGCACAAGTTCCATACTCATATCTTTATCCTTTCAAGTATTTAGTTTAAGTTTAGGCGATGCGGACGGCGTAAAACACGCTGCGAGCAAAAGCAGTATTATAAATTTGACAAGTTGCTGCAGCTTCTGCTTTCTGTAATCTTACTTTATATGTTGTTGTTGTGTTAATACTTACCGTTCCATACAGTGCCACTGTAGAACCTATAGTTAAGGCAGAAGAGCCGGAATTAATTATATACATTTGACTTTCCATATTTTGCACAACTGTGTTTGAAGCGTCCGTAATTTGTACCACTGTAGTAGCTGCTGCTCCAATGGATGTAGCAGTTGTTCCTGTAACAAAAAAACTTCCAAAAATCTGCCAAGTACCTGGAGTAAGAACAATGTTAGCATTTGTCCAATCTGATAAAGAAGTGGTGGCAGCCTGAAGCGACGGCGGAGTAGCCCAGGTGATGCGTTCTCCAATGTACCCAGGAGCCACCGCCGTACCATCCGTTTTGCCTGGGATATTCTGCGGCTGCGTGAACGTGTTGCTCACGTTCTTCAGTGCCGCGCTCTGGTTCAACGCCAAGACCGAGTTTCCAAAACTAAGCATATCGACGTTGTTCGGCGCCGCGTAGAAGTTGCTGGTAGGAACGCCGGCCAATGCCGCTACGGTCTGGATCACTGCGTCCTGCTGTCCGGCCAAGGTCTCTACCGTGGCCTTGATGCTGCCCGAAGGCTGCTCGACCATGCTACCGTTGCTGACCACCGTCACCGCGCGGTCGTTCAAGTTATCGACGATATTAAAGCGGATCAGGTTCGAGTAACCGCCGCCGGAACTTACTTCCTGGTAGTTGCCGTCCGCGGATGGCGCAGCCGTCGCGTTGCCGGAGTTCCGCATCATCAGCTGGCCGTCTAGATAGACTAAAACCGCGCCGATCTGCTGCGTAGGATAGAGGTTCGTGACGAACGGGGTGCCGACGTTGAAGTCGCTGGCTCCGGCCAGAAGCGTACCGGTGGCCACGATGCTGCTCGCGGCGGCTCCGCTCACGCCGTCGCGGTTGGTGCCGTCGATGACGCCCACGAAGACCTCGCCCGGAAGCGCGGTGCCGAAGGAGTCGGTGAAGTTTATCTGCGTGGACGATCCGACCACGTAGCTCATGAACGGGATGAGCGTCCCGCGCACGGACGAGGTCAGCGTCAGGTTCCGCTGGTTGAAGAGAAGCTGGCACGCCGCGAGCTCCGCCTGCGTCGGCTGGACGAACCCAGGCATCTCCGAGGACGGCAGCGTCATGGCCGCCAGGTTGATGCCGGTCTCGCCGCCGGCGGCCTTGTGGGCGAACTGCACCTTGCGGTAGGTGCCGGAGGTGCGGTCGGAGGACAAATCCGTTTTCTTTAGGCTTAAGCTGCCGGTGCCGGTAAGTGACATATGCTTGATCCTCGTTTAATGTTCGTTAAGTTAAAGGGTTTAGGAGAAGAGACCTTGCCACTCGGCGATGGGGACGGTCATTGTCAAATGGATTGCATCGGCACCGTTTTGTCCTGCAACAGGTCTACCGGCGATGGGTGCCCAGACATCTACCCCAGCAGTTGACCAGATGCGAACTGATGTAGTCGTATAATAGACGACCGTACCTAGGTATCGAGTCGAAGCGGAGTCATCGACAAATACGGCTTGACCAACTGGAAAGCGCTCTCCAGGAGCTGCTGCTGGGATGGCAGTTGTATCGACAGTAAAGCCCGTAGGAATCCTCGCTTCAATATTGCCGGTCCAGCTTGTTGGAGAAACAATACTTATTTCAACATCCATGTTGCTACCGACTCGTCTGTAGCGCCCGCCCAAAGTTCCGCCGGTCCAACCGCTAACAACGGTAGGCGTATAACTCTGCCACTCCCCTACTATCGGCATCGGGATCTCATCGCCAGCTCCGACGATCACGTTGACTACCGCGAGCTCTGCCACGTTCGCGCTGCCGCTCTGTGTTCGAAGTCTCCCGACGTACCTGTTCTGGCTGAAGCCGGTCGGTCCCGTGCTGGGGCCGTTGGCGCTGACCACCAGTCCTACGATGTTGCTGCTGACGCAGAGGTACACGTGGTACAGGGTGTTGGCCGCGAGTGCGCCGGTATCGAGGCCGCCGAGTCCGGTGGTGGCTAGGTTGCAGGCGAGGGCGGAGGACCAGCGGTAGCCTTGGCCGGCCACGCGGGCGCGCGCTAGCTGGCCGTTGTACGTCGCTGGCATGCTGATCTGCGTTCCAGTGTCCCTCTGGAGCAGCGGGATGTTGTCTTGAAAAAACTGTGGCATATCTACTCCTTAAACTTTCAAAAATACCCGTTTACACATCTATTGCTCTCGATCGCCTTAGCTATCGTGCGCCGGTCGCGCTGCAAGGCGATGCTGGCTCTGTCTATCGAGTCGAACTCGACCTGGCTATCTTTATTGTAACCCACTATCGCTGTCCTCCTTATGGAGGCCATGTATTGAGAAAAAAGAGCCGGTTCCTACTTTACGCTAAACCGGCAAGGGCGTCAATTGCTTAAGTCCAAGCGCTCATCGATGCGGTCTAGTTTGTCTAAAACACGCTCTAGATGTTCCATGGCTTATGCCCAGCTTGGTCTAGATTCGAGTTCGACGTCGCCGGAAATGCAGTACAGCGTGGTTGTCGAAGAAAGATGTTCCAGGTTTATTGAGTTGCCGTTAGGCGGCGTCGTATAAGCTCCGACGGCGGCACCGCCTCCGTTACTAAACCCAGAAACGCATTGCAAAAAGTTAGCAACGTTTTTCCACGTAACTCCAGTAATAGCCCATGTACCGGACGTGCGCGCGCCCGCCGCACAAGACCCCGTAAAGTTGAATTTAAGCCTGTGGTTTCCGTCTTGGTCTTGATAATAAACGCCCACGGCCCGAGTTGTGCTCCAACTAGGGAGCGTACTCGTCACAGTCAGCGCCTGTTGTCCCCTTCTAGGGGCAACCAGGCCAAACTCGTTAGAGTTGGACTTACCATACCCAACCGGGCTTGAGGGATTAGCAACAACAAGTCTAAACCGCGTTCCATTAGTGTTTTCTGTAGCCCAGCTTTCTGACCCGTTATCTACGTTAGACGCGGCTACTTTAGTACCTCTGTTACCAAATCTAACCGTGTATTCCGTAGCCGAAGAGTGAAACGCCTGTATACCGTAGCCGTTTGTGGCCGAGGCATTGTTACCTGTTGTGTAAGGAAACAAGTCACTTGCTTTAGCCCAGCCAAAACCCCTGTAATTTATTTCTAAATCATAGCTAAGTGTCGATTGTTTGTTGCTAAGCGTAATAACTCGGTCAGTAACCCCCGAACCAAACGCGATGCTAGGAACCAGCGCTCCGTTTGGCCCAAACACATCTGAAGAGCCATCATCAGCAATGTAAGTGACCTGAGCCCCAGGCCCTAAGTTGACGGTGCCGCTGCCGGCCCATTCGGCGATGGGGACTGCAAAACTCATCTTGATGTAGTCAGTGTTGGCGATTGTGGTAGGAGTTGTGGCCGTGATGTTGTTCTGTACCACCACACCAGCAGCGGCATCGTCTGTGTAGAAGAGCACCACAGAAGTTGTACTGTTGTACGCTATTGTCAGCGGATAGCTAATTGTTCCTGCATCTCTATAGGTTCCTGAGCTATGAGGGAGGTTGTTGCCGCTTGTAGCGTCAGTGCTGAGAAGTGCTGCAGTGTTTATTGTCCTACCAGATGGCAGGTTCAACGCTAGGTTGCCCGCACTCGGCGCGCCCGTGAAGCTGATGAGCACGTTATAAAACGCCCAAGAGCCGATGCGAGTTTCTGTTGCCGTCACTGTGTTGTTGGTAAGGTTGGTTGTCATAGTTACGGAAACCGGGTCACTAATCGCAGCGCTCTGTCCGCCGGTCGCGCTCGTGACCGTGATGCTGCTGAAGCTTGCCCAGCTGTTGGCTAGACCTGCGACCCTGACGATCCGGATCCTAGTGAACGGACGAGACGGGTTCTGCGAGAACGAGAGCTGCATCGTCCCGCCGGTCGGCGACGAGGGAACGTTGGCGACGTTGAGCGTCGTGTTCTGCGCGTAGGTTCCGCCGGACGTCGTCGCGTCCCACACTTGAATCTGAAGGTCGCTCGCGGCGTACGCCGGGCTCGTGCTCGTCTCGAGGTTGTAGGTCAGACCAAGCAGCTTGCCGAGGTCCGAGGCGTCTACCTGGAAGAAGTCGCTCTCGACGTAGCCGGATCCGCTGCCGCCGTTGGTCACCTTCAGCGCGGTGCCTACGCTGAGCTCCGGCAGCTCGGCGGCGGTGGTGGTCGTGGACCCGGTCGCGCCGGTTCCCACGTTCGTCCAGCCTGAGAAGGATGAGGATCGGGTGCTGAGGTAGTTCTTAACACCGCCCTGAGAACTGGTGAATGTCTTGATGATCGTTGGCATGGCTGTTCCTATCCGTTATGGCAAGGTGCTGATTATGATGTTGTTGCTCGAGTCGATTGCGAGCTCGACCAGCGTGCCGGCACCGTTTCTAAGCTTTATCCCGCGGGCCGGCGAGGAGAGATCGTTGGATCCGTCCATGCTTCCGAGGTAGTTCGACGACATCAGGCTCCTGTTGAGGTCGCTGTTGTCGAAGCTTCCGCCAGAGGTCTGCTCGAACACCAGCGTCACCGTGCTTGCGACTCCGCCGTTGTTGAACGAGTTGGTCGGGAACCTGACCGTGTAGCCGTCTAGGCTGAAGGCGCCGAACCTGAAAGCCTGACCGCCTTCCACGTAGTAGACGGTGAGAAGATCGGGATCAGGCAGGAAGTTGATGGTGAAGCTGCTGAGGTTGTCGGTGCTCATGAACCGCTTGGTGTCGAGTCTCTTGACGCCTGTGGCTGGGCTCATGTAGGTCGGATCGTAGTAGATCGCTACGCCGTCTAGCGCGCGGCTGCCGGCGGAGCTCGTGATCCTTACGCGAAGGTCGAGGCTTCTTCCTAGGATAGTGATCTGGGGTACGCTGATGGTTCCGCTGCTCCATACGCCGGTCGTCGCGTTGTAGAGCTGGCCGGTCGTGCCTGAAGAGGCTCTGGTAACTACGACCTCGTTGACGCCTGCGCTGAAGCTGATGTAGTCTGCGCGAAGAACGACCGCGTAGCTTGTGCCAGGAGCCAGGATGCCTGGTCCCATGTTGAAGGTGTATGCGGTCGCAGAGCCGGTGAGCGTGCTCATGTCTAAAGGACCAGAGCTTGCGATCACGTCCGCCGGGTTGGTCGAAACTAAACCGCCGCTGAGCTTGACCAGCGACGCGTAGAGGTTTCCGGTAGGAGACCCTGTCCTAGCAAGGGTGAATCTCACCTGTGTCGCAGCAGCGAACAGCGTTGCAGATGTAAGTTGCGCTGGACCCGCGATGCGTGCATTAGTAGTAAGGTTCAGTGCGGTGGTGGCGCCGGTTCCGCCTGCTGTGCCTACGCTTACGGCCGTGTCTTCAGACGTCCAAGTATACTCGCCTACGTAAGTCTCAGTGGCTACGCCGACGCGAGACATCGTGACGTTCTTCCAGTTGGTTCCGCCGTCGCGGCTTACCTGATAAGTGGCTGCCGTGTCGACTGATCCAGGCGTCCACAGCGCCTGAAGCATGACCTTGTTTACGTCTTTGCTCTGGCCCAGGAACTCTGACGAGTCGAGCATCTGCCTGGAGACGTATGTTTGACCGGTAGAAGCGAACTCGAACGCGTTGGTGATCAGAGAGTATGCGCCGGTTGAGGCGCCGTCTACTAAGGCGTTCTCGTTCACCTTGAAGATGTTCGGCGTAACGAGCTCGTAGGTGCTGTCGAGCAGAGTGTTCTTTACGGTCTCAAGTATCGGGTTGCCGGTACCGCTTCCGCCGCCTCCGCCGCCGCCGACGAACTGCACGATGTTCTCGTTGTTGACGGTGCCGTACGTGCTTGATCCTCTCTGGATCGCGACCAGACCGATGGCGAACGTGTTGCTGAATGCTACCGGCTTAGTGGCTGCAGCTTTAGATGCGCCCGGTGTTCCGAAGCTCAGGAGAAAGTTTCCTAAGCCGTTGATCATCACCATGACCCATACCCACTGACCGTTGGTCATGGAAGGCAGGGTGTACGATGTGGCAAGCGTCAAGCCGGTTCCAGTGGCGACACCGGTGCTGGCGTTGAAGGTGATGCTTCCGCCGCCTGCGTAGCTAGGCATAAGGTTGTTGATGGGAGGAATTGTTCGACTGCGGTCTGTTCCCGTGTCTGACGGAACCGCGTCGTTGGTCAGCACCTCGATGCCGTCGATCCAGAGTCTCTGGTCGTTTACGTCGCCGCTTACCGAGTATCTCTCGTTGGAGCGAAGGCGCAGAGGAGGCGTAAGCTCATCGTTGATGAGGTTGAGTATCGCGTCTAAGCGAATGTCGGTGGTGGTGCTAAGCTGATCAAGTCTTGATCTTTGGCGTGCTTGGCGTGAGTCTAAGCGCAGTGCCATCTGATGGTCTCCCTGGTGACTTGTCGGGAGCATGACATAACGCCGTAGCGGCCGTGTCTCGTTAGCTCCCCGAGAACGTGTTACTTCTAATATACCACGTCCATCCGCTAGGCGACCCGCTTATTGCAGCTGCTGGTTACAGACCTGCTAGCGCTATAACCATAGCCTGATCGCGCTCGATCCTGTACTCGAGCACGTCTCCCGTAACATAAGGATCGTCTATCGTTGCCAAAAGATCGATCTGGTTGGACTGTGTTCCCGCAGATCCGACCTCGTTGTAGTCGAGCCCAGCCTTGAGTTTCTGGCCGTTCAGCCACACCGTAAGCATGGCGTCTCCGACTGTGTAGTAGCGGATCGCACTTCCGGCCCTTGAATCGACCGGCAGGGTGACCGTCTGGGTTGCTGTGTAGTCTGCTGCAAGAGTATCAGACTCCAGATAGACGTTCGATGCCACGCCTACTAGACTAGGCTTGAACGTCATCTCGTCTGTTCCTGTGGCGACGCCGATTATCATTATCGCTTGCCCGTAGGTGTTAGGCTTAGACGTCGTGAGTCCGCCTGCTACACTTGGAGAGAGATAAACCGGTTGCCCTGGCGTAAACGACGAACCCGGTATCGTTACGATGCCGGAGGTGAGAACCAAGCCAGGATCTCCGTCGTTGATGATAGCGTACGCGATGCCGACGATCTTTGCTGAATTCGCAAGATCCGAGGCAGATGCCAGAACGATCTCGCCTGCTACTGCACCGGCCGCTACAACGCTTCCTGCTGCTATCGCAGATCCGGTGTTGTTTGTGAACTGAGACAATAAGTTAGGAACGCCTGATACGACGAGTTGATTGCCTTGGATCTGTAAGGTGACGCCGTCGACGGCGACGCTTAAGCCGTTGGTCCCAGTGACTATCGCCCCTGCAGCGTCAAGCTTTGCACCGAGCTGATTGCTGCCGTCGATCTGAAGTGTGGGGTTTGTAGCCTCAAGCTGAACCTTGATGCCGTCTGTGTCTGTGACTATGGAACCTGTAGCGTCTAGCTTAACGCCTAGCTCGTTGCTGCCGTTGATCTCTAGCGTAGGATCTGTAGCTTCGAGCTGAACCAGTATCCCAGACGCGTCAGTTACGATCGCTCCTGCTGGGTCTAGCTTAACGCCTAATTCGTTGCTGCCGTTGATCTCTAAGGTAGGATCTGTGGCTTCGAGTTGGACCGCGATACCGTTCATGCCGACCACGACCGCGCCGACCGGATCGACCTTTGCCTGAAGCTTTCCAGAGTCGAACTCAAGACCAGGCGTTGCCGAAAGATCCACGGATATTGTATCGACTAAGATGTCGATGCCGTCGCCGCCGACTAAAAAAGAAGCTGGATTTGTTATGGATTCTGTGATGTCGATAGATGAAGGCGAGAAACTAGGCCGCTCATGGATGAGATGTCCTGACGTGTCGACCCATAAGCCGTTGTTTGCCGGATTCAAAGGATTCGACGCGGTAGGCGTGAACTCAAGCCCTAGAGGGTCGATGACACCCGTTACGCCCAAATCACCGTTGAGTTGAAGGGCCTTGTATCCGGCGCTCGCGTTGATCGTGACCGGAGTTCCGTCGTCGATGGTGATGTTCGCGCCCATGTCGTACGCTTGCTGCAGCGTGGTCGTTGTCCCTNCTAGGTCTATAGTATAGAGACCACCCTTTGCAGCGAGCCTGAAGGCGATGACATCGCCGTCTACTAAGCCGTCGTCTCTTATGAAGTCGACGGACGCTTGGGCCGTGTTGATCGATCCAACCTCGTCGTAGTCGTTGCCGATCTCTAGTTTCTGACCGTTTAAGTAAACTTCAAGTTGGCCAGATCCTGTGATGTAGTAGGCTTGCACGCTGCCGTTGCGAGAGTCAAGCGGAAGCTGTATGGTGTACGGAGAGGAGTGGTTGCCGGACACCACGTAGTACTCTTCGTACACGGTCTGTCGAGCAAGATCTGCCATGTGGTGGCGGATCATCATCCCGCCCTGGACCGAGTATAGGACCACTACGTCTTGGTCGGTAGGAACCGACGCCGATGTCGTCACGTACAAAGCACCAGCAGCATCGCTGTCCTGATACGTGGCTGATGTCTGAAGGTTCGTGAACGTCTTCAAGGCTCGGCGATTGATCCTCACCCATACCGAGTAGTCGTCGGCTACGGTGATACCGCTGGTGAAGTTCGACACATCTATGCGGTTGTCGTTCGTGCTGCCCGGGATCTTGATGTAGACGTAGCCTACTGAGTCTAGGAAGTAGAGGTCGGTTCCGTCGTACCGAGTACCGACTGCTTCAAATACCGTGACGTTGCGATTCTGGCTGGTCTCGTACTCGTTCGACGTCCACGAGGTAGAGTTGAGGATCTTGCTTCCGTCCCACGAGTAGATCTCAGTCCCGCTCATCCTATAGAAGAGAACGATGCGGTTCTCTTGCAGAAGGAAGTTTGCGTCGAACCCGACTACGCTCGGTACTACCGCTGCAGATCCGTTGCGGTCTATGTCCACTACCACGGCAGTGTTTGCCGCTAGTGTGTATGTTCCGGCTGCGGTTATCGACTGGCTGGCAGAACCAGGCTTCATGACGACCAGCGTGTCGCCGCTTAGTGTCACGATCTGATCAGACCCAGATCCCTCGTTCCTGAAAGTCATGCGACCCAGGATACGGAGTCCACGGTCCTGGACTCGATCGGCCATCATTGCCGTGAGTCTTGAGACTCTGGTCGTCAAGCTGTCGGTGCTGACGCTGTTGTAGTTAGAGTAGCCGTCCAGCATGTTGTTCGTTGCCTCTGGCACGACGTATACTGGATTAGTTTCTGCCAAAGAGCCCATGCCGATGAAGCTGAGGAGATTCTTCGTGTCTGGCTCGTTGATGTCGATCGTCTCGCCTTGAACGACCTCTACCGCGCCAAGCTCTGTCTTTAAGATTACTTTGGCGCATGTCACTGTCGCAGCAGACAGCGTAGGCGACAGTGCTCCGCCGCCGTAGGGAATCTGGAACTGCGTCAGGTTTCTGACGTTTACAAGATAGCTGCCGTTGATGTCTGGAACCGTAGGCGTGACACCTGCGATCACTACTTTCTGACCGGTTGCGAAACCGTGGTTCGCTGACTCTACTATGAAGCTTGAGCTGTTGTTTGCAGGTCTTGCCGCGCTGGTTACGACCGCCCAGCCGACAGTCGCTGACGACGTAGATCCTGTCGCGGTGGTCTGTATCGTGACCTCAGTTGAGCTGACGATCTCTACGATGTATGTTCCGTCAAAGGCGGTTCCGTTGCTTACGACTACCCGATCGCCCTCGACCAGGTTATGCGCTGCTGCGAAAGTGATCTTGGCGCTCTTGCCGTCTGCACTGTCGATCGTCGTGCTCGTGCGATCTTCTACGACGATGCCGCCGACCTTCTGGATGGTGTCGGATCTGCTGGCGAGCCAGTATAGGTTACCGCCTGCGTTGTACGCGGTGAAGTCGTCGCGGTCCGTGATCTGAACGTCTGAGTTCTCGTACACGCCTTTAGTGTACACGGCATTAGTGAGACCGCCGACCCCGCCGTAGACGTCCTCGAGCTTCACCGACAAAGCAGCACTTGCCGTAGTCTCGCTGCCCGATCCGTTCAGTGCGTTGTAGAAGCCGACGACCCTTGCGTAGAGATACTCGTCGTCGCCCTTCTGCTTGATCCAGTCACCTTTGGCGAGCGAGGAGAAAGATCCTGCTGCACCGTTGACGTACGCGGCACCGGTGATGAACGTGACCGGCGTGTCCAGCGGGTTGATCTTCTGGTTGCGCACCATCTGGACCCACATGATCTGCTCGTTTAGCAGGGTCTTGGTTCCAGCTCGGATGATGATGTCGCGGGGATCGTTGATCTTGCGATACTGGATGTCTTCGGTCCACGTAACCTGACCGATCGTGGTCTCGCTGTGCTGCCACTTTCCTTTTGACTTCAGGCTAGAAGCAAGGGCATCGTCGAACACGTTCACGAGACTGAGGTCGCCTGTGCTCTCGTACCAGTACGTAGTACCGGAGAGCTCGACGAGCTTCGTCATGACCGCGTCCATCCAGTCCTTCAGCGTCTCGATGTTCTTGTCGCCGCCAAAGAAAGGAGACGGAAGAGCGGCGCTGTTGATGGTCGACGGCGGCTCGCTTCGAGCATACGGAGCAGACGGCAGAGGAGGAAACTGGAAGCGCGCGTTTGGATCCGGAGACGTTCCGCCGGTCCCAAGTCGATACATCAGGTTCCTGCAGTCGGTGATCTCTGTGATAGAGGTGCTGTAGTTGACTTTGGCTACAGGGATCGTGCCCTGCGGGAAGCCTGACGGTGCTGAGCGTAAGGTAGATGTAGTTGACCGCACCCGGTCTCAGTTCCTGGCCCAAGACCAGCGGCTGAGACAGCGCGTTACCTTCTGGAAGGCCGGAGAAGAAGCTTCCAGCAGCGGCTGTAGGATCGTAAAGTACAGAGTCTGCTACTCTTATCGAGATGCTGTTTGTGCCTATGGAGTTCGGGGCATCGATGACCTCGAAGCCCTTGAGGATGACCGGTCTGCTGCCAACGAAGCTTCGCACAAGCTCCTTGAAGTCTGACGCTACGTAAGATTGTATCGACAAAAAGTCCGCGAGATCAACGCGCTGCTGCGAACCTACGAGCAAACGGCCTAGTACGGACATACCCAACTCCCGAGAATCTTAGAATATTTTAAGTCTAAAGCTGTCATGCTTGCTTCCATAGGCAACTGTTAAATTATACAGCATTTAACGCCAGTCTCATAAGCCAAGGAGATCGTCGTTCTCGCTGGTCTCTGAGTACACGTCGAACTCAGAGTAGTAGAGCGTCGGGTACCGCACCACGTACTCTAGGAAGAGACCTACGCTCTTGACCTGGTTGATGAGATCTTGAAGGATCTGTCTTGCCTTAGCTGGATCAGAGATGTAGAATGCATACTCTTTACCTAAGCCGCTCATAACATAGGCACCTTTGCGGCGTATGGCTGTCACAGTCGACCCAACAGAGTGGTTGTACTTGAAGACATAAGCCGGATCAAGCGCGATGTTTCCCTCTGAGGCTTTGTAGAGGTATCGAACGGGTCCTTCCTGCGTGTTGAGACCGTAGTCGAATATCAGAAAACCCTGCTCGTTCGGCACGTTGTTCGGAGTGTCTATCGCAAGGTTCAATACGATGTTGCCTGCGTCTATCTCCTGTGCGGTGACGCCGACGTACGAAGACACTATGAAAGGTGCCGCCGTGTCGTACATATAAGGGCCGAAGATCCCTGAGTTTGCTATGGACGACGTCAGATACACGGGAGATCCGGCGTCTGCGAGACCGATGCGCTCGATGCGGACCTTGCCAGAACTTACGACCGGTGTCGCGCCGCTGCTCGACTGACACCTGAAGGTGTTCGCGCTCACGACGTCTATGAGCTCGAAGATGCCGTTGAGCGAGAGTCCAGGAGCGGGCACGTCGTAGATCTTGACCGAGCCGTCTGCCTCTATGAGGTGAGGTGTGGTCGTGGTGACCGTCAGTACGCCGCTGCTGTCTGACTGAGCAGACGAGACGATCAGTTCTTGAACGCCTGCGGCAACCGGCAGAGCCGGCGATATCCCAGACAGCAGGTATCCGCCCGTGACAGCGGTCTTGGAAGAATACGAGAAGCGGTTCTCTTTGATGTCGAAGCCTGTGTCGATGTTGAGCGTCGTGACCTCGTCCGTGGTCGGCGTGATGATCCGACTCTTGACCTGGTCCAGCGACTGTATCACGAACTGACCGGCCGACGGCCAGTCTTCTGCCCGCTCGTCGACCGTCATCGAGGTGTCAGAGTTTCTGTCGAGCATGATGCTTATGGGACCGTTGAGGTGGGCGGATCCCTTGAGCTTGCGCCGCACCACCGGAGGAGTCGCCGGCATCTCGATGACGATCTCGCCGGGCTTGACTTCCCATACCACGGACCTGTTGTCGCGAGTGTAGACGACCGACCGCTCTGGTCTCACGAACCTTACGTAGAAGCCGGGGTTCGTGGCATGGTTGAAGACGCCAGGGGTCGCGAGGAGGTTCTGAAACTCGAAGTACGACTCGGTTATGTTTACCGCGGTGACGGCGAACGTGCCGCTGTTTCCCGGCATATCGACCACGACGTTGTCGCCTACGTTTATGAGGAAGATGTTTGGTCCTGTTCCGCCGGTGTGGGTGAACCTTACCGTGTCACCGATCTTGGTTATGGTCCAGATCGTGTCGCTGCCTGAGCCGGTTCCGTCGACGATGCCCGGAAACTTCAGCGAGATGTCGGCACGACCGCCCTGGATCTCTATAGAGCCTTTGGAGCCGATGGTGCTGGTGAAGATCCTCACGTAGTCGCGTCTCGAGATCTTGTCCTCGAAAACGATGCCGAAGCTGAACTTGGCCTGACGGTTCACGGCGGCCACGATCTCGGCTGCGGTCGCGTTAAGCGGATCCTCGAAGTCCAAGGCAGAGAAGATGATCTTCTCCTCGTTGACACCGTCTACCAGATACTGAAGCTCCCAGCCGTCCTTCATCAGGAACGGACCGTAGATGCTCGACTGGGTAAATGCGGTCGTTGATTCCTTGAAGAAGAAGATGTCCAAGAGCTGGTCGACTATGTTCTTGACCTGCTTAGGCTGATACGCGAGTATCGGTATGTACTTGCGCAGCGTGGGGTCGTCCATGCCTACTACCTTAGGTCTTGAGACCTTGTAGTTCGCGGCCAGGCGGTCAAGGTATGGCCTGTATGCACTAGTGATGAAGAACTGTTTGCGCACTTCTTGAACGAGGTCGGCGATGTCCTGGTCGGACTCGCCTATGGCCTCCACTATAGCCTTCCAGTTAGGGTTGGCTCTCGTGTTGAAGTACGGGTTCAGCTGATCGTGTATGCCGTCTACTGCTGTAAGCTTGTTTGCCATGTTTCACCTCACGACAAGCTGATGAGATCTGGTGCTGTCAGCGCTTTCTCGTTGTCGTAAACCGCGATCCGCTCGAGCGTCGGCGAAGGAGTCGTGAACGTCACCGCGTCTACGCCGGTGATGTCTTTTACCCTTCTTATGATCTCCGACAGAACCACGTCCTCGCCTACGCCCAAGGATGAGATGTAGCCGATAACGGTAGACTTGATGTCGTTGGTGATGTCGTTGAGGTTTACGCCGTCTCCGGTTGCGATCCTCAGTGTCATGCTGATCTGCTTGATGAGCGGCGGCAGCGACTCGATGTTCGATCCAACGGCCCTTCGACCTGGGTAAGTCTCGATGTCTGGCTCGTAGCCGTCGATGATCCTCTGGACGGTTCGCATAAGGCCTGTGTAGTACGAGTAGCCGTCTACGCCGGTTGCGATGGCCGTAGGGAAGCTCATCTTGCCCATAGACATGATCCTGGTGCCGTAGTCGACAGACATCTTGTAGACACGGTCGTCTGCCGTCATGTACACTAGACGCTGGTCCGAGTTGAAGCGACTGATCGCCGTGTTCTCGACCACGCGCATAGTGTCGTACAGTGCGGTCTCTGCCTCAAGGAGATAGAGGCCTGTAAGACTCACAGACAGCGCCACGTCCTGCTGCGATATCCCGCTGACGTTCGTGACCGTCACGTACTGGCGACGATCTTCTGGATCGCTGCCCCAGTCGGTGGTAGGTCTGTTGCCTGAGTTAAGCTGGCTGAACCAGCTGGTGTTGGTTATGGAGTCGACTATGAGCCTATCGCCAACTACAGTAGAGTCACACTCCACGATCCTGAGATCGTCGACGCTCAAGAGCTCGGTGCCCTGATCTACGTCTGTCTCGAAGTTGGTCGTTACACCCTGGCTCGCACCCGAGACGCCTCTGTAGTTTTGACCCAGTATCATCGTGGTCGCAAGCGACGGAGTCGAGGGCGACAGCGAAACGACCTGAGCAAAAGCTGTGTCGTCTTCGTCGATTCCTTTGACCCATGACCCTACCGAGACGTTGCTGAAGGCGCCTGCAACACCGGTGACCGTGCTGGAGCCGGTGACCCAGGTTGCGGTCTTGTCTGTGTAGTTTAGGAGCTTGTACGTGTTGAGCTCTTCCTTGCCGCCTTCGTTTTCAACGATGATCGAGTCGTTCTCGACCGCGCGTATGCGGAATCGTCCGCGGTTGTCTGCCTTGAAGGTGCTGCCAGAGATCTCGACGAAGTCGTCCACGCACGCACCGCAGTCCGCGAACCTAGGGCTGTTGCCTTGAGTGCGCTCGATCCTGAAGAGGTTCTTGAAGCCGAGGCTACTGATGCGATACCGCGTCACGCTAGAGCTCGCAAGCAGACAGTTTCCTGAGTAAGTGCCCGCAGACGCGCCTGTGCTGAAGGTGAAGACATAAGGACTAGACGTAGACACTACGGTAACGTTTCCGTCGAGCGCAGACGTGTCGCTGATCGCTACGCTGTCGCCTACGCTGAAGCCGTGAGGAGCAGTGAGCGTTGCTGTGGCGGTTCCGGCGGCAACTACGATAGTCACCGCACGAAGAGCCGCGTGCTTGACCCTGAACCTTGTGAATATGGCAGGCGCAACGTCGAGCTGTCCGGTGGCTCCGGTGAACTTGTTCGACATCGCCCGACCGTTGGGGTTGATGACGTCCATGTACCTGCTGGTCGCGTTCACCGCAAGGACCGGAAAGCCCGAAGCAGCGAGAGACCCAGTGGCCTGAGACTGGTTGCCCATAAGCCAGTTTGCCGCAAGGTAGGTGTCGCCTGCCTTAGGCCAGACGTTCACTATGTCCCCAGGCTGAACTGACGCTAGGTTTGTTCCCGGTGTCACGGTCGACGTCATGAAAGCGACGAAGTTGCTGTTGGCCGCCAGAGCGATCGACATCTTAGACACGACGTCGTTTACCGTGTCTGTGCTGAGGATGTCGACCTTGATCTTGTGTGTCGAGGTCGAGTATGCTGTTCCGGTTGGTGCGGTGCTGTCGCCGTCGACCGCAAACCAGACCGCGTACGTTGCCGCCGTGACTGGTCCGAAAGGAGAGATCGTCGAGTAGGTCTGAGGCGCGCGAACCAGGAAGAAATCGCCCTGGTTCGGAAGCGAGTCTACGGTAAGCGCCACGTTGTACGCGACAGACGTCGTTCCTACGACGAAGTCATACGAGCGAAGCCTAGACGATATCGAGATGCTGGAGCTGTCGTAGGTGTCTGGCAGCGTGGTCTGCGTGGCGACGATCGTCGCCTTGCCACCAGAGTTGCTGACGAGATTCGATCCCGTAGACGCAAACTCGAACGTGTTGGTCAGCGGTGTCGCGGTGATGACCCACTCGCCGTTGAAAGCCGGAACGTCCGCCACACCCGAGATCACGATCTTCTGTCCGGCCACGAAGCCGTGCGAAGCAGACGTAGTGACGGTTGCTACGCCGCCTACGCGCGCTATGGAGTTGAAGTTCACGAAAGGTGTCTTTCCTACCACCGTTGCCTTAGCGCCAGACTGAGTGTGCGTCCATCTCCAGATCGTGCCGGAAGCGGCACCGTAGCTGCTAGAGACATCAGACAGGCTCCACGTGGTGAACGGCGACGAGTTGATCGATCGGTTCCCTATAAGGTAACTGACGTTGCCGAAAGAGTCGTTGTAGACCTCTACCTTTGTTCCTGAGTCAGGAGCGAAGTATCGCTTAGCAGGCAGAGTGTTGTAGATCTTTACTGCGTCACCCTTGCTGAGCGTGTTGGGAAAAGCCTGAACCGCTGCTCTCAGGTATCGCACTGTTGCCGCGTCGTTCAGCTCGGTGCTTGCGGACCCTATCAGGTCCAGCTCTGCTACGTTCGCGCGACCGCCGACGATCTCTACGCCGCCCGCAGTTCCAAGCTTCTTGGATTTGACCTGCACGCGCCTGAAGTTGCCGGCGATGTCTACGTCTGCCACGATGGGGAGCTGAGACAGTGCTTTGTGCGTCAGCTGGTGCTTGACGTTCTTTATAGTCTTGGGCACGAGCTTGAAGATCTCGCCTACGTCGGCGGTCCCAGGATTTGGGCACGACGCCATGTCGTAGATCGTTGGCTCAAGTCCCTGAAGTATCAGGCTCTGCTTGAGTATGAACTGCGGGTTCGTGTTTGCGAAGATCTTGACGAACGACTCGCCGTCGAACATCTTCACGAACTCGTTCAAGTTAGACGACGGAGACGGGTTGTGTGCGTAGGATACGGCAAGCAGCTCTTCCTTGGTCGCCTTTGCTATGATGTTGGTGCCTAAGCCCACAAACGCCGCGGTCATGGTCTCGCTGGTGTTGACGACGTTGCAGATGTCGCTGACCGCAGTGGACAGCAGCGGATACATCACTATGCCCGAGTTCGACGCCGGTGCATCGTAGGCGTCGTTTGTCCCCGGCTGAGTTACTGCGATAGTGAAGCCTGTAGCGTACGGAGAAGATCCGTCCACTGCGGCGTCGCGTGCACCGTTGTAGTAGTTCGATATCAGCACCGTAGTCGTGCTTGAGGTTGCTGTAAACTCAGCGTCGGCGTCTACGTATGCTGCGATCGTGCTTGCGACGTCGTTAGCAGAATCAGTCGGATTCAATATGACTTGAATCGCTCTGTCGCACCCGTGCGGAGGCATCGGGTTTCCGTTTACGTTCAGCCATACGCCCACGCTTCCGGCAGAGTCGTACAGCTTAAAGTAGGTGCCGCCGATAGGATCGCCGGAGTCTGTCTTAGCGTACGTGAACGCTACGCCGGTGCCGTTGGCCGCGTCCTGAACCGGACCCACGAAAGCGTTTACAGCAGAGAACGTGCTGCCTGACGAGTAGACGGTGCTGAACTGAGGATCGCCGTTGACAGCCGTGCTGGTCGCAGCTGCTACTGCTGCAGCGGTGCTGCCCGACGTCAGGCCGGAGATCTGGACGTATCTTACCGCGCCAGACACCGAAGGCTGAGGAGTGGACCCTGTGAGGTCGTACCAGAAGACCACCGCACCGGTCTGATCGTAGAGGATAAAGTATCCGCCTGTGGTGATGCCGGATCCTGCCGTGACGGTCACGTTCTGGGCCATGTTAGACCCTGCCGCAGCAACGCTGCTGACCGACACTTTATCGACCTGACCGACCGTCGTAGGAGACGCGGACGGGTTGTAGACGTCCACGTACTGAAGAGCCGGATCGACAGCGTTTACCCTGAACGTGCCGTCGTTTCCAGAAGAGATGCCTATAGACTCAGCAACAGACATCACGTCGCCGACCACCACGGTGCTGAGGTCTACGACGGTCTGAAACTGGTATCGGCATGTCTTCGTGTCTTGGTTGATCACGAAGCTTATGCCAGACTGTGCCGCAGCAGGAACGGATCCGTTGAAATTGTTCGTGACCGACACGACGTTCCCTGACGCGGTCGCAGTGAAGCTGTCGTCGTTGTCGACTGCGAAAGCGGTCTTAGCCGCAACCGCCGTAGCAGTGTCGCCTGTGACCACGGTGCCGATCTTCACGTACCTTACGGTGACGCCTGAGATGGTGACCGTAGGCTGAGATCCAGACCCGTTGACCGCGTACCAGAAGACCACGGCTTTGTTAGAGGCTTCGTAGAGGTAAAAGTAATCGCCGCTCGAGACCTCACCGGATCCTGCGCCTTGTGCTGTGGTCGCGATGGTCTCGATCTTTCTTACCGAGAAAGTGGACCCACCGATGATGCCGGTGGTCCTTGCGTCGTCTGATCCAAAGTAGTAGGTGGTGGTCGTGTACTCTGGGTTGTTCGCGTGCTCTATGCGCGCACTCTGCAGCGGCGCAGACGGATAGTCTATGGAGAACCGATGACTGTCGCCGATCGGCCCGTACTCTTTTGCCCTGAGGATCAAGGTCCCTTCGCTTGACGCCGAT